AATTCTAGTTTCTTATTAGCTTCTACTATATCTTTAGGTTCTCTAGCTATTAATGTTCTTTGACTTCTAATCTCACCAGCTAAATCTTTATCTCTTCGATTACTAATTCTGCTAGGTACTGTTGGAGCTTCATATTCAGGTCTACCAGGTTTTAATAGTAAGGGTTTTTGTTTACTTGATCTACTCGTGATAACTCGTTTATCAACAGTTAATACTTTATTAGTACCACTAATTATTTCATCGTCCCACGGATCACTTATATTTTCAGACTTATATTTACCTTCTGATAATAATAATTGATTAGTTTTTTTAGTTTTATTTTTTAATTTAGGTTTAGGTTTTACTGAACTATCCCAAGGGTCTGCTATATCTTCTGCTTTGTACTTACTACCTGTTAAAAGCTTAGTTTCTTTCTTAGCTGTAGTTAATGCTTTATTAGATTTACTAGCTGTTGTAGAGCCTTCTAGCCACGGATCAGGTAACGTATTATAAGTTTTACCTGTAGTTAATTTCTTAGGTGTTACTAAATTTGTAATATCTTTAGCTTTACTAGCAGCTACATCATCAGCTTTACTTGATATTTTAGTTGCTGTCTTTAATAGTGACTTATTCTTTAAGGCTAATGCAGCTAAACCTACTGTAGTTAAAGCTCCTACTGTTAATCCTAATTTCTTAGCTCTATCTTTTCTACTAGTTTCTTTTACTCTAGTTAAACCTTTCTTAGTTTTTCTAAAATGTTCTTTAACTTTAAATGGCATAATGTTTTACTATATTTACTAAACTCAATTATCTCTTCATTATTAAGTAGTTTAGCTTTAGCCTTAATAAGCTTTCTTTTATAACTATCTAAATTAGTAGCAGTATTAGTTAAACTAGTTTCTTTAAAGTTATCTACATTAGCTATTTGTTTGTTACGTTTGCTAGCAGTATTTAAGTAATTATTAAATGTATAACCTAAATCTTTAGTATCATTATCTATTCTACTAAGTATTGCATAATCACCTAATATACTATCTAACACTAAACTATCTTTATTTAAATCATTAAGTTCTAGTTCTAATATATCTAACTGTGCTAATTTGTTATCAATATATTCAACATTTAGTTTGTCTAATTTAGTATCAGCTTTGTAATTATCTAATGTTTTATTAATACTTTTAATTTTACTAGTTCTAGTGTTCCTAAAGTCTAAGTACTTATTACCTTTATCTCTGATACTAGTTACTAAATCATCTTTAAGAGATAGATCTACATTATCTAATTTACTACCATATAAATCACTACTAATGTTATTAAGCTTGTTTCTTAATTCACTGGTTTTATTATTGTTTTCAGCTATCTTATCTACTAAATACTTGCTTAAGTTACTATCAGTAGTAGTTTCTAATAACTGATTATATTCACTATTAATTCTTTCAATACCAATTAGTTGTTCTGTTAGTTCACTATCTAATTCTCTTAGTGTTTCAATATCTTTTAAGTAGTTGGTCTTATTCTTTTTAACTTCATTGTTTAGTTTAGTAATGTTAGTACCTAATCTTTCTAATTTAGTGGTACTAGTTACTAACTTGTTTTCAGTTTTTTGTATTAGTACTAAATCTGGTTGTTTAATGTTTAGTGGTATTTTAGCAACTACTTTAGCTTCTTCTTTATAAATTAGTTGTAATAGTTTTTGTTTATTAGTAGTTTTGTTGTTAACAATTAATGCGTTAAGTAGTATCTCTAACTCACTTAATTTAGCTTGCTCAAAATCACTATTACCTAACTCACTTAATTTAGTAATACCCGCACTATCAATAATTACAGAACGTAGTAACTCTTGTAAATCAGATTTAGTAATATATTTTTGAATATCATTAGCTAATTGCTCATTGATTACTGTTCGTTGTTGTTTATTTAAATGTTGAGATAATGTATCAGTAGTTGGAGGTTTGTAACCAGTTTCATATAAGCTACTTTGAATGTAATCTTTGTTTAAAACAGCTTCTTTTAATTTATCTTGTAATGTATCAGCAGTAGATTCAATGACCTTTACAGAGCCTTCTAGCAGCATATCAGAAGCTTTTACTTTAGCTTTATCTACTACATTTTCAACTATTTCAGTACCTAATTTAGTAGTAGTAAAAAAGTAATACATCATTGACATTGACATAATACTTCCACTAGCAATAATCAATTTAAGTAAATTATCTTCTTCTTGTTGTTTCTTAGCAGTTTGTAATCCTAAAAATTTAGTAGCTAAACTATTACCTAAACCAATTACTGAGTTAATAGTACTAACTTTGTTATAGATATTACTAGCTTGTTGTAACTTATCTAATACTGAATCTTTAGGTTGTTTTTTACTAATACCTACTAAATAATCTCTGCATCCTGGATGAAATGGAGGAAACAGTAATTTTGTATTTTCAGGGGCATTCTTATCTTTTCTAGTATCAATACCTCTAAAATCAGTAAATCCTTTATCTATATTATTTATTTCAGTTAGTGTGATTATCGTGTTATGTTTGCTTTTACATAAAACACAATCAGGTCTACCACTATTCTTTACTTGAAATTGTGTGTAACCTTGACTAACTAATTCGTCATATCTAGCTAAGTTATAAGCTGCACTTAACTCAGTTTTAGCTATTCTTCTAATACGTTCTTTAGGACTAAATTTTAATGAATCATAAGTAGCTAAACTTTCAACACTTAATCCATAAATATCTGCTAAATTATTATACTCATTAATATATTCAGCTTTTTCTTCTGATGTTAAATCACTTAATCGTTTAAAGCTTAAATGGTTAATTAAGTTCTTTTCTCTAGTAATACTTAGTCGTTGATTTAAATAGTTGTTAATACTATTAAATATCTTCTCTTGATAAGTGTTAGTAAAGTTACGTGCTATTTCTTTATTACGTTCTTGTAAATAAGTTTGTCCAAAATCACTAGTAAGTATATCTTGATTTAATACTTTTAGTGTTTTACGTTTTTCTTCAATATCTCTTTTACGTATATCTCTAGCTATCTTTTTATCTTCTTTACTAATTGTTTTAGTTAGCTTCTTATTCTTATCTACATTAGTTTTATTAACACTAGCAAAACTAGTTAACACATTAGTACTAAAGTTATTAGTGTTAGTGTTAAATCCACTATTCCATAAGAAGTTTAAGTTATCAACTAATACATAATTGATATTTAATTTAGCAATATCTTTTAGTACACTTTTATCTTTACTCTTAAGCTTACTAATATTTTTACTTAAGAAGTTTTCATAAATAACATTAACAGCTTTAGTAGTAGTGTTAGTAAAATAGTCTTCTAACTTACTATTAAAACTAACTAAATTATTTAAGTCATAAGTTGTCATTATTTAGTATATTTACCTCTAAGTTTACCTTTATCAGCTCTAGATTTACGTAACTTATTAGCTATTGCAGCTCCAGTTGCTAATGCTCCTAATCCTAATGCAGCTTTACTTTTATTAGCTTTAAGTAAACTAACTCCTTTACCTACTTTAGATTTAATACGCTTACCAGTAGATATAGCATCATCTTTAATTATATTTTTATAGGATTTAGAATATTTAGGTTCAAATTCATCTATACCTTTTTGTCCTATATCTTTTAAGTTGTTATATTTTTGAAATTCTTTTTTAACTGCTGTTTCTGCTGTTTCTTGTAATTTTGGATCATCAAATATTTTAGCTATTTTATCTGGATGATTTTCTTTCATGCCTTTTCTTCCAATATCTACTAATTTATAACTATCTTTTAATCCTTTTTTACTCCTACGTATATTATTCAAATAATATGCTCCAGTACCCACACCTACTGTACCAGTACCTATAACTCCTCCTACTGCAACATCTTTAGCTACATTTGTTTTTTTCTTTTTTGCAAATTGTATTAATAAATTAGAACTAAATTTAGGTAATTTGTCTTGTAATTCTTTTCCTTTTTTATAACCTTTAACTCTTCCTTCAACAGTACCTACTGCTTTACCTAATTTGCTACCTATCTGTAATCCAGCCTTACTAGCAACTTTAACTGGATTTTTAATTTTACTATCTCCACTACGTTTAAATTCTTTTTTACCTAAATTTATTCCTATTTTTAATCCTTCTTTAGCTCCTTGTACTTGTCTTTTAGCACCATAAGCAATACCTCCTAACTTACTACCAAGTTTAGGTAATAAATTATTTTTCTTTTCCTTACCAAAAAACCCAAACTGATTTAGTAAATACATTTTATTTGACTATAACTTTACCAAATAATAATAACAAATAACTGTAAATATCTTCAGTACCATTTGTTACTGTGATAACATCATCAACTACTTCTATTATTACATCTTCATTTATTTGTTTAATTTGTTCAATTACTCTTGCTAAATACAAATTTGTCACTATAATTAAGGAGTATACTTAAATTACATTTTACTAGAAAAACATGAACATTTTAAAACAACAACAAATTAACGACATTCAGAACCTAACAGAACTTGCAGGAGTTAAATTAACTAAAGCTCAATGTGAAGTTGCTTATGATGCTGTTTGGGATATGATTATGATTCATCAGAAAGATGGAGATAGAGTTATTACACCAATTGGTATTTTTGAAAGTTATGTTCGTAAAGCAACTACTTATACTAACCCACAACATCCTGAAGGTGAACGTATTAACTCACCAGCACGAGTAATGCCTAAACTTAATTATGCTCGTAAGTATGATGCTAGTTATCGTGATATTCCAGTAAATCAAGTAACACTAGAACGAGAGTAATTAACGTAACTATAATTATCTTTAACTATTTAAAATTGCATGAGTAAATTACATTATGAATTTGATTTATTTCCGGAAGATAAAAGAATGTTAATTAATACTAATTACAGTTTTATAGTAGATAGTTTTATCTTAGTTAAATTACCTAAAGTATTTAATGATAGTCAATTTAGGTTAGCTAAGATAATTGAATTTAAGGCTACTAAAGTTAGTGATATTGAAGTAGCTACTATTATCGTATTAGATAGTGATTATCCCGAATTAAGTATTAGTGTTTGTACTATTAATGAATTAACAGAATTTGTTTATGTTGATAAAAGCTTATTAGATATTGAAATAGTAGATTTACTTAATACAACTAACACTGAAGAATTAGAGCTTAAAAGATTAGCATTAGTGGATAAACGTAAATCACTATTAACTTAATACCTTGGTATAATTATTTTTATTAAATTAGTACATGTTCATACTAAATTCAGAAAGTATTCCAGTAGAACTATACAACAAGTTGAATATTAAAGAAGAAGACTTAGATACTTTAGTTATGTGTGATGAAGGTGAAGCAGTACCTAATTTATATACTTTTGGAGGTAGATCTTATATTGTTACTAATACTTGGGATGAGTTAAATACAATGACTAGAGATACTGGAATTGGATTGCTTACTACTAATTCTAGTTTTTATCCTTATGAAATACTTAGTTTTGTTAGTGAAGGTTAATTATGGATATTAAATTTGCTTCTTATTATAAAGATAAAGATTGTTTTCATGCTGAATATGAAAGTAAAGATAAACTAACAGCTAAAGAAGTATTAAATGTACTACTTAGAGCAGATAAAGAAATAGACTTAGATAAGGTAATTGTTACTGTCGGAATGCCTTATGTAGGAAGTAAGGAATGTGAAAGTTTTACTATTACTAAAGATAATTTGATGTTTTAATTATGGAAGATTACAAATTAACAGTTGTAGATAATAAAGTTTATTTTGTTGGGGATATTGATTTATTTAGTATTGATGAATTAGCACAAGAACTACATAAATTAGAAACTGCTAAGAAAAATAGTACAGATAAAAAAGTAGATTTATATGTTACTAGTTATGGTGGATCTGTTGAAGATAGCTTAAAGATATACGATGTTCTTCAAAATATTAACTTAGAACTAATTATTCATATTACTGGATTTGTAGGTTCAGGAGGTACATTATTTGCATTTACTAAACACAAAACATTAATGCATAAGTATAGTACATTAGCTTTTCATGAATTAAGTAATAGTCATACTCATAAGTACAGTAATGCTAAAGCTTGTATTGAACATGCAGATAATTTAATGAAGTATTTAGTAGAAATTTATAACACTAAAACTAATACAATTACTAAAGATTGGTTAGTAACAGATAAGTACTTAAGTGCTACTGAAGCTAAAGAGTTAAAAATAGTAGATGAGGTTATTTGACGTTAAGGATTACTTGTTAGATACTATTTACGAAACAGATAATAGTTATTTAGCTTAAGTAGTTAATATAATTAATCATATTGTTATTTTGTTCCGTTACACTTCACTATTCTTTATTGTTATGAATGCACAACAGTTACTAGATTATCTACTACATCTTAAAACTACTAACAACTTAGCTGACTTAGATTTAGTTGGCTCTAATTGTGATGCTATTACTAATGTAGTACTAGATGAAGATATTAAAGTACTATTTTTTAAACTAGGTTATCGTTATTGTTATAAATGAATACTATTACTTATGTTGATAATGCAACTAACACGGTATTAGGTAAAGATGTTAGCTCTAACGAATTAGATTATAAACAAAGTATTCGTTATGAACTAGCTACATTAGATAACTACTATTATGTAAGAACTGAAACTATTGTTACTACTGTTAGCTTCAGTACATTATTTAATTGGAAGTTAGTTAGATATACTAATAAAGAAATTACAGCTATAACTGAAACAAATTATAGCTGCAACATTACTGAACAAATATTTATTAACGATATCTTACATAAAGAATTTGAAAAAACAATAGAACATAATGGTAAACCTACTATTGCTAAAACTATTTAACTATGTTTGTACCTCAAAACTTTGCAGATGACATAAACTTTTATATTGATGAGTTTATAGAATTATATCTAAATAATAAAGAAGTTGATTTATTATGTAGTAAATTAACTACCGATGTATTAGACATTGTACTATTAGCAGTTGGAGTAAAACTGAAACATACTAATTACTATAACAGTTACTTAGAAGATTTTAGTGAATATTTCAATACATCTAAACAAGAATTAGATAATGATATTACAGAAGTAGAACAAGAATACTTACTCAAATCTAAACAATTGTACTTAGAGCAGTTACTCTAACTTAATAACAAACTCTTCTTCAACTAACAATGGTAAAGTAATATACAACATCTCTCCTTCATACTTACAACTACATTTATCCTTATTAAATTTATACTTATCTACATCTAAGTAATAAGCTAATCTACCTTCTTTAAATACTTTAAGTAACTTATCTGTTAATGCAACTTTAATATCTTCTTTAACAGTATTAGGCATTAACACTTTAGCTACTAATACATTATCCTTAATACTAACTTCACTATATTCTTTGTAGTAATTGTAGTTAGTTAAATAAGCTAAATCATTAAACATTTTCGTTAACATATATACCACTCCTTAATTAAACTTAGTTATTATATTAAATAACACTAAACACTAATGCAAGTAAAAATAACCGTATAATTTACTTATTGTATTCCCTAATAAGTAAATGGCATATACCAAGACAAATAAGATACTAGAAGCTATTTCAGAACTTTATAGTATTAATGATTTAACTATTAGTGATTTTAATAAACTAAGTTATGAACAAAAAGTTATTGCAATACTTTGGTGTAGTTATACTAATAACCATTTAAGTAGCTTAACTCCACATACATTAAATCAATTAAAAACAACATTAACAAATTTAGAAGTAAAACTTAAAGACAAAATAGTTATTGAAAATATTGACACATTAGCATTAGATCTTAATGAGTTAGATAATGTAATTAGTATTAATACAATAATTACTAAGCTTAATGAATTAACTACTAAATTAAATACCTTAACTACAATAGATTATACATCTAATTTAACCACATTAAATAATAGTGTTAATGATATTACTAATTACACTAATAACCTAAACAATATTTTACTTAAGTTAGATGAATTAGTACCAATAGATTACAACAGTAAATTAGATACTGTAATAGATAAACTTAACTTAGTAGATACTAATAACTTACTTAGCAGCTTACTTAGTAATAACTATAAAATTGATACAACATCATTAGATTATTTAGCATTTAAATTACAAAACTTAGATGTAAATATTCATAGTACACCAATTACTTATAGTACATTATTAAGCAATACTAGTGGTACTGCACAAACATTAAGTACACCAGCTAGAGAAGTAGGTAGTTTAAATGTAGCTAGTTATTTAGTAGTAGTTACTGGTATGAGTACTAATAACTTACCTACTAAAGTTGAAGGTAGTATTGATGGTACTAACTGGACTACTGTACCACTAAAATATTCAAATCTAAGTGGTAATAGTAATCATGTTTATACCATTCCAAACAATGGTACTTACTTATTTAGTACTGAAATATTGACACGATACATAAGATTAACTGTTGCTAATATTGTTACTGCTAAAGTTAATGGTCAACTTTATGTTAAATAGTATTTAAGTATCTATTGACTAACTTAGTAGGTATATTATCATCAAATCTTAAGTTAATTCTTTCACTTTTTAATATCTCTAATAACTTATTCCTATTAATAACATTAAGTAGTTTACTAGTAACTTTACTACCTAAATATGCAGAATGTGTAGTATTAGGATGTACACCATCAGTACTTTTAAAACTGTTTCCAGTATTATCTAAACCAACATATTCATTTAAATCTATTGTTTCTAATTTGTACTTATTAGCTAATTGTGTAATTTCAGTTTTGCAATAACCGCCAAAAGGTATTAAAAATATAACTTTAGTATCTTTATTACCATAACTAATTAACTTAGTAATTAATGATTCTATTGCTATTTTTATAGTGTTAGTGTTTACATTATTAAAACCATCATTAGTACCTAAGTTAACTATTACAGTATTAGGTATTGGATTTAATTTATTACCTACTAATCTAGTTTTGTTATTGTAGTAGTTATCAATTACAGTGTTAGCAGTAGGTACATTATTACCACTAGGAGCTATTGCAAATCCTAATCCACTAAAGGCAATTACTCCTAATTCAGTAGGTAATGAAGTTAATAAATAATAACTATAACTGTTACTAAAACTAACAGTATCTTCAGTAATACTATCTCCTAACAATAATGTATTAGTAGCATACTTAGTAACTGTCAGTAATTCTCTATTATCATCTAATACTATTTCTTTAAGTATTAAGCTACTAATTGGAGTATTCCATCTATCAATAGTAGTTTCTAAATAATCAATATAACCAAAGAATTCATGTTCACTATCAGTTAAATTGTTAATTACTAAGTTATTAGTATTTACTGTAATAGTAGAAGTAGTCTTATTATCTAGTACATATTTAAATTTAGGAAATTGTGTACTGTAATTACTAATATCAAACTTAAATTCAATACTAGTACCAGTAAATTTAAACTTTAAGTAACTACCATTACAATTACTAATTGCTTTAGTTTCATCAATTAACCAGTTGTAAGGACTAAACACTAATTTACTGTTGTTAGGTTTAATACTATTAAATGTAATATTACTAATAGTTAAGTTACTAATAGAAGCAACTTCATTAGCATTAACGGCACCAAATCTTATACCATAATTATTACTTTGTTGTAGAACTGCGGTACTGTCATTAGTAGTAACTGTTTTAAGTACAGTGTTATTATCTAGTATTGTTAATGTTAAATTAGTACTATTACTATTAACTGTTTTAAATCTTAGTTTTAAAGTACTAGCATTAGTTGTTAATGTATCTGTTACTAATGTAGCTACTGAAGTTAAGTTATTAAAATATCTACCAATAATTACGTTATAAGTGTTTGCAGAGGTTTTAACTGTACCTGCATAATAACAATCACCAGTTGCAATATTATATCTACTAATTAGTACATTAACTCCATTAGTATTAGTTATAGTAGCTTCTAATTCTAAATCTAAGTATTTATCATTTCTAGTTAGTACATCTGTTAATGCAGCATTAGTAGTTAACTTATTACTACTGATTAACCAGTTGTTTCCAATCCATCCATTACCAACTGTTCCATTGTTTCTAGTAAAATTATCAGAAATAATTGTATTTAACATTTATATTGATTTAGAGCTTAATTATGTATTTAATGATAGTTTATACCTTAATGAACATAGAAGCTGTTGTAGAGGCTTACAGATGCCTTATAGTTTATGTTTAGTTAACGCCATATGTGAGTAGGATTTTCAGTAATACCATAACGTAGTGTAACTTTTAAATCCTCGACAGTTGAAGTATATAAGTTCTTCTTAGTTTTAGGAATGTAAGTAACAGTTTCAGGAGAAAAAGTTGAATAGTAATTAATAGCTTGAGTAATTGCATCAGTTACATCATTTTTTAAACTCTTTGGATAAGCCAATAATTCGTCTAGTACATCTTGCATCCAGTACTGTAATTCAACACTTGGCATATAAATATTACCCGCTACATAACTAGGCACTGTTGCATAAACACGATGTAATTTACTAATTTGATTACTTGGAGTAGATGCTATTACTTTAGGTATTAAACGTTTAAAAGTATCATATAAAGCATTACCATTAGACTTCATTTCAATTAATACTGCTGTACCTGGATACTTCTTAGTTAAGCTTAATAAGGATTTAACTTGATCTGCAAATTCTAATTTAGCTCTTAGTAAATCTATTAGATATATCTTATTTTCTTTTTTACCAAAAACTGCAAAAACACTATAATCAGTTTCTTCAGTAACTTCAGCAGCTAAATCAACACTAATTACTAATTCATCAAAATAAGTTACTTCAATACTTTCATTGTAAAATTTGATCCATTCTTGCTTAATTACATTACCACCTAACTGTTGTGGATCTTGCTGGTACATACTACTCCAAATAAATGGATCTGATTTAATAGAGTAGTAATAATCAGAGGGAAATCTATCAGGACAAATTACTTCACCTTCTTTAGTTCTTGGATCATTAACTCCAATAGGTGATTTAAATGCAATATGTTTTTTAGTATATTCAGCAGGTAAAACTAAAAATGTCCAGTCATGTTGTTCATGCTCCATTAGCCATCCAGTAAAATCATTAGGATGTATTCGTTGTTGTATATTGAGCCATTTAGAATTAATGCTGTTAGCTCGATTTTTAAGCGTTCCTAAATAAAACTCATTCTTTTTCTGTAATTCTGCTGGACTAAAAGCTTCACTTCTATCATTAACGTCATCTAATATAAACTGATTTGCTCCCTTACCAATAATTTTACTTCCAGGACTAGTACCAAACTTACGTCCACCTTTTGAATTATTAAACTGCTTCTTAGTATCAAAATCTTTACTAAATTCAAATACTTTCTTTTCTTCTATCCAGTAAGTACTAAACCAAGTAGATTTAAGTAAGTTTCTAGCACTAGTGTTAAATTGATATATTAAATCAATAGTATGTGAAACAATCATTATCTCTTCTGCTGGATTCTTAAGCCATAACCAACATGGATAAGCAACAGAACAAATAAGACTTTTACTTAATCTAGGATGAATATTAATACATAACTTCTTAAGTTCAGGTACTCCTTCATATTGAGCCTGTAGGTGGTCACAGAGCATCTGAACGTGCCAAGAATCAATAAAGGTAGAAGTATCCATAAACTTCCAACAAGTCTTTAGAAAGAAGTAGAAGTTGTTCTCACATAGCTTATAACGTTCTTCTTCTACTTTCTTTTGTAATTCTGCAATAGTTGATTTTCTAGCCATTAACTTTTAACTTTCCAGTTTCTATGATGACTCTGTTTGTTACGTATTAATCTGTCAAAAGCAGATTGAAATAATCCATGTTCTTTAGCAAAATTAGCTGGACTCCATACTTCATATTCAATACCTTCTGGAGATATTACATAAAAAGGAGGTAAGGGGTATTTAGCAATATAATCTAAATATTGTTGTCTAGTTTCTTTAGTAGTCCAACCTTTATGGTTAGTTTGTTTCTGTTTTTCTACTCTTTGCATTGCAGCTTGCTCTAATTTTTTATCTCTGCAAAACTGTTTTAGATTATAAAATTGATGTAAGTTTCCTTCAGGATCATAAAACTCATGATAGTCAGAATTTGATAAAGCTGTTTTTGGATTTTTTATACCTTTCTTACTCAAGGAAATATTTTTTCTATGTTCTTCTGTAACAACTCTGTTTTTAAGTTTTTGGATAGTTTCTACACTATGTTTATTACCTTGCCAACTTTGAGCAAATTGACAGATATTGTATCCATTGCTTCTTAAATAAGTCATATAAGTATCTAACCATAATTGTTCAATATCTATTAAATACTTGTTATCTATAAATTCTTCTTTAGGTATTATTTCTAATACTTCAAACACAAAAGCTTCTTCAGTATATTTATTAAAAGCTTTTTGTAAATATGTATTATCATGAGTGTTTTTTCTAAGTCCACTTAAATGTCTATAGCATCGTTCTCTAATATTTACTGAACTACCAATATAGAATTTACCATTAACTGTATTTAAGATTCTATAAATACCAGCTTCTTTTGTAATATTTTTATCTAACTGCATATTTGTTTCTATAACTATACAACCATTTTAACAACACAATTTAATATAATAGATATTCATATACTTATCTATTATGTTAACTAATACATTTGGACTACCTTGTATTTGTATTCACATAAAATATACAGCTACTTCAAATACATATACTTACTTAGCTGTTAATGCATACTACGCTGATTTATTTAATTTAGATTCAACTATATTTACTGACAAAGATGTAGGCTTCTTAGACTCATTAGCATTAAGTACGTATAGTGATATCTCATTACTAATGTACTTAACACATTTAGGTAAAAAACAAGAATACAATAACACTATTTCATTAACTATTAAACAAAACAATATTACTAAAACTGTTAGTGATACTATTTCATTAATGTTATTTGGTAAAGAAGTAGAAACTAATGAATACATTATTGTAGGTTTTAAAGATAACTACTTAACTTCATCAGTACTAGAACCAACAGCAGATAGAATTATTGATAACTTACCTATCTATATTTACTGGAAAGATTATACAGGTAAGTACTTAGGTAGTAATAATTCATTGTCTCCATATTTAGCTGTTGATGAACCTGTATTTACTTCATTAGATTTTACTAGCAATACTATTAGTTATTACAAATACTGTGACAACATAATCACAAGTACTAAGAAACCACTAGTTAATATAGTTGAGACACATTTAATAGCTCCTGAAGGTAAGAAGATACATGTAAGAGCTAATAAGATACCAATTATTATCAAAGACTTTATTATTGCTATTCTTTATACTTATGAAGATATTACTGAATTACTAGAACAACTTAATTTACTCAATGAAACTAAAGAACTACTGTACCTTAAAGAACAACAGTATCAAGAGTTACTAGATAAAACTAATAACAATAATGATACTAATATTAATAACTTATTTAATACACTTAGTAACAAAAGCTGTAATGAAAAAGAATTAATACAATTAGAACTTTTACTTAACAGAATAGAAGAACAAGTAAAAATATTATACGAAAAAGTTTATACAAGTGATAATAGTTTAGTTAGTGAATTAGCTAAATTAAAACAAAATCAAGAAGAAGACTTAAGAAACTTTACTAACAATAGATTACGTATTGATGATTTAGATAGTAAAATATCAAACATACAATCTAGTATCAATTTTCTACTCTTCTTTAAGAACTTGACAGCTAAACAGATATTGTTATTTGGTTTAGTAATTAGTGTGTTATTTACTTATGTTAGTCACAGTGTTGATAGTAAGTTTATTAAGAAGATAATAGATAACGTAGAAAAACTTATTTAATACTACTAGCTATAATGAAGTACATCAATATAATTATTCCTAAAGTACTATGTCTCAATATAATTATGAAGTTAAAGAACCTCCTAACTTTTTAACTAGAGTATTAGATAATTACATGAATGATTTATTTACTGCAATTATTTTAGTTATTACTTTTGTACTTACTTATACTATTAAAGAAAAAGTATTACCTAAACTAAATAAAATAGATAGAAAGCTGGAAACTAAGAAAAATAAGTTAGAAATTACTGTTGAAGATAGTACCAAAATCCTATCAGCATTAGGTAGTTTAAATGTTATTAGCAAGAGCTTTAAAAGCTTATTAGTACTATTTCATGATAAAGATGATTATGGTTATTTCACTAAGTACAGTATTCAATATCAAGTAGCTATTAATGGTTATGAAGTATTAAGAGAAAACTTTACTGATTTAGATATTAGAATACTAGATGCTGAGATACAAAATATGCGTAACAATAATGGTTATCATATTGTTTATAAACGTAATTATCATTTAACCAAACGAATGCAGCAATGGATGAACAAACAGAATATTGTAAGTGCTTATGCTAAATTAATTTATGACAGTAATGGTAATGAAGTAGGTGCTGTTTACTTAGACTTTAATACTGAAGTAGATAACTCAATAATTACAGATAAACTTAATGAGCTTATTGATACTATCGAAGCTGTTGTATCTCCATATTATTTAAGTTAACTAATTTCTTCTGCTATTTGATAAGTGTCAAATAAATAATTATAAGTTTGGATCCAATCAGTTTGAGCTAAACGTTGTGTGTAAACTAGTAATGCTGCTATTTCTATTAAAGACTGATTAGTAACTGCTCCAGAAATTACTTGAGCATTTAATACCATTCGATCAACACTAATAGTTGCTGTTTGAGAACTAGCTGTATTTCTACCTGAATAAAAACCATTTAACCATAACTCACGTAGTACACTAGATCCACTAGTTGATGCTCTTACATTATAAATATACCAGTTACCTCTAATTATTCTTGAATATGTTACTCCAGTAGATGTTTTCCAGTCAAATAACGGAGCAGTTTGAGTAGAAAATACTCCAGTTAATTTTGCAGGAATAAAACCATTGGCAGTACTAGAATCATTGCCTATTAAATTAAAACTTAAAGCAGCAGCATTAGTACCAGCAGTAGGTAGATAACGAAATACCATAAAAACATCACATCCAGTAAAAGCAATACTACTTCCAAAATCACATATCATACTACGATTGCTTCCACTACAACGTAATGTTTGTAATCCATTTAATCCATTAGGTGTAATTTCTAATTGACTTCCTTGACTTGCTTGAACTAAGTTAAATGCTGTACCACCTGATTGTTGACGAGTAGCCCAATTTGAAGCTCTATTAGGCGTAATTGCTGTATTAGGTGTTATTCCTTGTGTAGCATCCCACCAAGCTAATAAGTTCGTAGTACTAGGTGTTGTTATTAAAGGTGCTGGAGTTGTATTCGTAACTACTTTATCGAAATGTACACACCAATGAAATAAATTAGTATTACCTTGTCGAGATAAACATCTTGTATCACTTCTTAAGTTACCTCTAGGGCCAGTAGTAGCACCTGCACTATTATCAGGAATTCCAGTATAAGCATATCTTAATCTAGCTGGAATACCTCCACTAGAAGTTATTGTAACTGTTTGACCACTAACCGATACATTTGTAATAGTTAATGCTACTTTATTCTTATTAACTAATTCAAAACCAAAATTACCAGGATTACTTACTAAAGTAGTATCTAATACTAAATTACCTTTATCTGGTACATGAAAAGTAGCAGTAGTTGTATAAATTCCAGTATCGTTATCTCCAACACTATTAATAGTTAAAGGTCTTAAAGGACTCCAAGATTGTTTTTTATATAAAACATGAAAAATAACATGAGCATAATATTCTCCTAACATTTTCTGACCTGCAACATTTAAGTGAATACCATCAGAATACGTTAAGTGATATTTAGGACAAACTAAATTAATTCTAGGTGCATATTTCTCGTGTGCTTTAAGTTGAGCAATAGGCGTTGTAGGTTCAGCAGTTTTAGTTACTTCTGTCCAACTACTCATTTGACAGAAAAACATTGTTAAAGGTTCAGTACCTCTTGATGGCTGATCTCCATTGTAATCATCGTACATTGTCTTAATATCTTCAACATAATACGAATTAGCAAAAGTGTCATCAGCTTCACCATGAATTAGACATACTATTGGAGTAGACAAATACCTACCAGTACCAGCCGCTATTTCTCTAGCACGTCTAATTTGTGTCATACCATTCTGATAAACAGCTCCACTACTTGAACCTCGTTTACCTATAGTTTGATATGGAGCACCACTTTGACCATGAGCAGATACTAAAAAACTATCTCCAGTAAGTTCAGTTAACATATTTGCCATACTAGGAGCAATAGTTTCTACATTATCTTTAGTTGAAACTAATGGTAACGTTTGGCCATCACCATCTAAATCTACTACTCCACCAAAAAACATTTGGTTTCTATAAGGCTGAAAAGTTGTTAGATTAGTACTACCACTACTAAATCCTATGGATAAGGATTGTCCAGCTATTAAAATATGTTTTAGAATTCTATCTTGTTTTTGTTTCATTAAATTAGGATTCTACCATTAATTCAATTGCAAATTGTTCGGATGCAATAGGAGTAAAGGAATCTAAAGCTACTAATATTCCCCAAACAGTAGTTCCTGTAGGAATTACTAATGGAATGGAAGCACCTATAAATGACATACTTTCTTGAGAATCTGAACCTGCTGGAAATTGCCAAGCTGTAAAATCTATGTAAGTACGTCCTAATCTTTCTGAAAAATTTAGTAGAAAAGCAGCATTGTCATTTTGTCCTGTTGGTTGAGTAGCATATAAATATAATCTAAATCGTAGTAACTGACTTACTGTATTTGTTCTAGTTAATTTAGCTCCTACCAAATAACCTATACCATTACTAGCAACACTATTGGTAAATGTAATTGGTGTAGCTGCTGTAGTTAAAGCTGCTATTACATCATTAGCTGCATAAGCTGTAGTATCAGCAGGTCTTGTAATTGTAGCTGTAGATCTTAATAATACATTAGTAGCAGCTTGTGTAGTAGGAAAATTATTAACACTTACTGGTTGAGCAGTATCAAATACTGTAGTTACTTTTAATCTATCACTAGCTAAAACACTAGGTAGCTTTCCACTTAAAGTAGCTAATGTGGTTTCTGTAGCAGCATTAGTAGGTAATGCAACTGTACCTGTAACATTTGTTATACTCCAATTACCACTTTGTACTGCACTTACTATATCTGTACTAGTTAATGCTCTAGTATTTACAGTTGTTAACTTTGTGTTTATACTAGATAACGATGTATTTGTAGTAGTTTGATTAGCTTCTGTTGCTGCATTTGTAGCTAATGGAATAGTAGTTAAACTAACTTCTTGTATTTCATCTAAATCAGCTTTTTTAGCTAACTCAGTTAATATGTCATTTAATTTAGTTACTACTGTACTAATATCAGTAGTTTTAGCATAATCACTATTACTAATACCAATCTTACCGTCAGATGTAATTACTAGTTGATTAGTTTCAGTAGTTTTATCTCTTAATCTTATAATGTCTACCAAGTCTGTTGTTCCTCCATTGTTACCTGTACTTATACCATTGTCGATTACTAATACTAGTAAAGCATATAATTTCTCTATATCACTTAACTGATGATATTGTTTATCATTATCAAATACACTATTAAATGCATTAGTTATATCTAGCTTACTTACCATTATTGTTTTGTTTAAATTATACTAAACATAATAAACTAATCACAATTATGAAAACTCTTACTAAAAATAAAACTACATTATATAACTGTACTAACTGTTACGACATTGGTTACTGTACTAATGCATGTAATTCAGAACATCATATTCTTTACTGTAGTTGTAAGTTAGGTAGAAAATTAGCACTTAACGATAACAACACTAATAGAAGAATACATTAGCTTCCTGTTAGTGATGATAACTAACTTACCGCTACTTAGTTAATTAGTGTTAATGCCATAATAATTAACAACATAAGACTATTAAATAAAACTGTTAATTCTATTACTGTTAATGGTTTATTTTTTAGTACATTAAACAACTTATAAATATCTTCTAAGTAAATCCACTGTAACTCATTTACTCGTTTAAGATTTGCACTCGTTACTTCGTTTATCTCTTTAGTTAAATTACAATCTTCTAGTATTATTGGTATAATTTTCTTATTTAATTTAGTAGCTAATTCTAATTCAATAGCACATTCAGTACTATTGATACTGTTGTTACTAACAAAATATAGTACTGCTTTACATTTACTGATAGCTTTGGTTATTTCTAATCTCCATTTGTTACCTGCTGGTATATCTTTATCTATGTTTCGTAAGCTTGTCTTATGAAGAAAGATAAAGCTAGCTAGCAACAACTACGTTCCCAACAATCAAAATGTTTATCTAATTCAGTAACTACTGGTAATACTATTTCACTGTCTTTGTGACTATAGCTGATGAAGAGTTTCATATTTATTAGTTTGGCTTCATTTCATTCCGCTATGTTAGTTGTTATTCTGTAATTCATCTTCAGTCTGTTTTAATTTCATTAACTACCTCGTTCTTTTTCTTCTTCTAATAAGTTGTCCTCGGTAGCTTCAGTTAATGGAGCATGACTAGCTGGTTGATTGATAAGTACTGAAACAAGTGCTGCACTAATACCTGCAACTGTTGTACCTAGCTGTTTACTGATAACTTCATTAGTTGTTAGTACAGTAAATATAGTTGCTGTAAGTCCTAGCACTGTGCTGAAGTAATCTAGTTCTGGTTTACTAAACTTTAGAAGTAGGTAACGTTTTATTGTATTCATAAGATAAAATATAACTAAATAACTTTATTATAATTATCTACTATTTTATTAAATTAATGATTAAAGTACATACTTCAGATAATACTTTTGCTATATATGACTATGTTAGACACAATAGTTATACAAGAACTAAACTTATGGACAACATGAGTAGTTCTAATAAAGTTACTTTTACTCATACAATTTACAATGACTTACTTAAAGATATATTGCATTATTTAGAAGTAATGGATTATAAATTAATAATTATACATAAAGCTATTTATAATAATTACGATAAATTTATTACTATAGAACTAGAGTTTTCTTATAAGCAATAAATACAAAAGTACCTAGTATTAGTTGTACTAGGTTTATTAATATCCTAACTTTTTTTAATTCTGAGTAATAAGATAAGTTATTGAAACAAAAAAGTTAAGGTAATAAAAATACTGTAATTATTCTAAAACAGATTAGGTAATTACAGTAAAAATATTACTCTACTACAAAGCCAGCTACTTTTTTACCATTAATACTTTTAATGGTATTCTTTATATTAATGTATTCGGTAACATCTGTAGCTTTAGCTTTCTTAGTAATATCGAACATTTTATATAATTTCTGCAAATCCTGTTTTACTTGCTTAGATGAATAGAAATTGCCACTAACGTATTTAGTTTTAACTTCTTCTTCAATAACATCAACTACTTCATCACAGTTGTTATAAGCTTCTTCTAATATTTTAGATTTGTTGTAACTAAGTCCTCTAATTCTGCTAGTACCTAACTTACTAACTAATTCTTTAATCTCAGGTTCTAACTGCTCTAACTCATTAGCTCTTTCAATTTCGTTATTGTCAATGCAATCTACATATTCTTTAATTACATCTTTAAAGGATTGTTTAGTTAATGTACTTAATGTGTTGTTATCTTCTTCAACAAAACTATTATAATTTTGAGTAGATGTAATATCAAAACCAGCTTTAATATAAGCATCTCTTAATGTTAATCCATTAGTATAAATGTCATTAACAATATAATAATTAAATTCTTCATTTAGCTGTTGTAACTCATTAAATTCTAATAATCCAGTTTCAACATTGTAATAAGAATAGTAATCTTCAAATTTAGTTTCAAAACATTTAAGTAATGCTTTACGTTGTTTATCATTCATTAAGTTATTAAAGACTTCAATCTTTTCATTAGTAGCTTCAATTTTAGTAGCAACTAATTCTTTAAATTCTTCTGGTGACATCTCATAAGCACCAGTATTGTAAATATGACAAATTCTATTTTTAAATGGATTATTTAAGTTTCTAATTCTACCAGCTATTTGGTATAAATCAGTACTAATATCTAATAATGTAGTTTTTCTGTTAACATTACTAACTACATAAATAATTCCACTATCACTATAAAAATCAACACCTAAGAAAGATTTAGATGTAACGAATGTAAATGGCTTGTTTGGTTTATGCACATTACTAATTTCAAATTCATATTCAGGATTAATATTATTTAAAATATCTTGATTTCTATCATTATCTGCACATATAATCTTTACTTCATCTGGTTTAAGATTAGCTTTTCTAATTATCTCTGCAATACCTTTTACACTATTAACAAAGAAGTAAGCTTCTGAACTTACATAACCATACATTTTTAATTTGTAATTACTTGCTTTGTATTTACGAATAATATTAACTACTGATGCATAGGGTTTAGTAGTCTTTTCTCTATCTAATGTAACTTTTCTAGTAGCTGTCCAAACTATTTCAGTATAAGGAAGTTGCTGTAATAGTTTAGGAGTAAATCTTGGTTCTATTGGAGTAGCACTTAAGTATGTACAATAACTAAACTTTAATGATTCTTTTAGTAAATTATCTATTGCAATATCTCTAAATGCATAATCACTAAGTATTTTGTGATACTCATCAACTAGTAATCTGTAATTGTTATAAGGATCTTGATTTAGTTGTATAAGCCAATTTAATACTTTAGGTAAACTATCATAAGTAACCATTATCTTAATTACAGCATTTAGTTGTAACTTATCTGATAGTTCTGTTTTAAATGTACTGAACTTATAGTTACCATAAACACCAATAATATTAGAATGTTGGTACTGTTTGTTTTTAATTAGTTCAATAGTAGGTACTGCAATAATGTAGTTCTGTTCTGAAGTTATTGCAATATAGCTACCACCTACTCCACAACCTTTTTTATTTACTATTCCTACTGGTAGTTCAGTTAAGAAATCTGCTAAGTATACTGCATCTACTGGAGCTTGAATTAAAGTTGTCATCTTTATCTGTTATTTAACTACTGTATTTATTATAGCACAAGTACAGATAAAATATTACTAAGTAATAAAAATACTGAACTTATTGCTAAACACGTTAGATAAAAATAGTGAAAATATTACTAATAACTACAAAACTATCTGGAGAAGTGACGAAAAACTACTGAAAGTCTTACTACATATAGGTTTTAATGTGCTCCACTTAGTTCTCCACTTGTGTATGTGACGAAAGCTATCTGGAGAACTTTGTTATAATTATATTAGTGATTAATACAAATTATGATATTAGTTAAAATTAAAAACTTTTCTGGTTGGTGTAATAACGAATTAGCAGAACTAATTAAGGTATTAGATGAAAATACAATAGTAGTTAAAATATTAGATAAACAATTAGCTAAAGGTTTAGTACAACAAGCTGCACAAGACTTAGGTTATAGTTACGGTTACTTAGTACTTAGTAATCACTATTTCGTTTACTTAAAAGATGAGCTACCGCATAGTGTTGATGCAACTATTTGGGCTAAAGAATTTATGAAAGTAATAAATAGTGGTATTCAGTTAGATGAAGAACTTATGATTAGTTGGTTTAGTAATGCAATTATGGCAGGTTATGATGCTAGGTAAATTAGTTACATTATATACTTACGATAGAACAGTAGCTACTGGACAGATTATTGAATATCCAGTAATAGATAAATATACTAGATTACCTTGTTATAAAGTTAAATTTAATGAATTTGAGTATCCTGTATTATTTATATTAAAACCTGAGCTAAATACAGGTAGACATTACAACGTTAGTAATAAAGCTTATTGGATAATTAAATAATATAATTACATTAGTTACTAAGACAAGATTATGAATGAGATACAAGAAGTAATCAACAATTACACTAAAGGTAATAAAGATATTGAATACATATATTTCTATGATTTAGATTACACATTTAACATAAACAATATGACTGAAGAAGAAGTAGAACTATTTAAGACATCTATTGCTTATCAGTACAGAGATACTATTTTTAATTAATACAAATATGCAGATTCAACAGCTACTAGAACAACAGTACAAAGAATACTTAGAAGTTAGATCATGGAGATTAAATGAACAAGATAAAACTACTGAATCAGATAAGAGATTAGCATTTTTAGTAGATCATGTATTAGATCTAACTACTTATTGTGAAGAATATAGTGTTTTATTAGGATCAAAGATATTAGATGTACTTAAGTATTGTACTAGATACAGACAAAACTTAGTATCTACTTATGACTACAGTACTACCGATACATTAGGTTTTACTTATTGTTTGATTTATCAGTTTATTAGTGAATGGTTAGATTACGGTACAAGTATTTATAGTGCTTGGTTAGATACAGTAAGATTATGTACTGGTTATGAAGAGATAAGTAAAACTGAATGTAAAGCTATTTATACTGAATTTACATCAGATGCAGATATAATTTATTTCATTAATTTTATAGACAACAAAGTTTAAGTATGAAGTTTAGCATTGAACATAACAATATCAAATTAGAACTAAATAATAAACAACAATTATTTGAAGTACTAGAACTACTGTACTCAACTAAAACTGCATTTCAAGTAGAACTTAATTTTACTGATTATGATGCTACTGATGCTAGTAATAGATATGTTAGATGCTACTTAATATTAGATAGTAATGAAGAAGCGGCTAAGTTTGCTTTTAAATTAATGGAAATAAAAGATAATTAGTAGCTGTTATATTGTTATGACATTTTACTAAATTTACTTAATTTACTACTAGATTTATAAAAACCTTGAGAGATAATATCTTCATCAGCACCTAATTTATATCTTCTAGTAGCTTTAACATTTTTCTTATTTAATAAACCTAATCTTTCTAATTCTCTATAAGCATCTAATTTATCAATACTACTAGCTCCTTTACCTAATTTAGCTACTAACTCTTTAGGTGCTTTACTAATATCTATATTTAATAATCTAGTATCATATTCACTTTTATTAGTTTTAGTAGTTTTGTATTTAGATTTTGCATTCTTACCCGTAAGTAATGGTTTATCTCCAACGTATCTATAACTATTTATATCAAATAATTCATCTGCCTTATAACTTTTACCTTTCATTAAATACTCACCTTTATACTTATCTGCTGGTATACTTAATGTTAAGAATTTAGGTTTAGTTTCTAAATTAGTAGCTACTTTAGTTACTGTATTAGGTACATTAGTTTTATCTACATTAACAGTAATAGTCTTACCACTTTTAGTTCTTCTTAGATAATATTTAACTTTAAATTTACGTTTAACGCCAGCTACTATATTTCTAACTACTTTACCTAATTTAGTCTTTTTAATTGGTAATAGTAATTTATTTAGTCCACTTCTAAATTCAGCAGTAACAGGTTGTAATAAGTACATAATTATAATTGTATTAGTTAAGTAATATTATAATTTAAGCAATTAATTACAAATAACTATGAACAATATAGATACTACTAAGTTATTACAACATTACTTAAACACATTTGATCTAACAAATATAGATGAAGATACTTTCTTTACATTAAATCAAGAAGCTAAAGTAATAGTTACACTGTGGTACTTAATTACACTAACTAATTATACTAATACAAATATTACTGAGTTACCAGATTACACTACTGTATTAACTACTATTGCAACTAAATTAAATACATTAAGTAATACTGTCAATATTAGTAATCTTAATGAATTAATTACTAATACACTTAACACTAAAGTTACTAATGATATTAACGTTAACTTAAAAGACAATAAGATATTAGTAGATAACTTAAGTACATTAAGAGATATATTATTAACTACTAAATTAGATGATGTAACAGTAAATAAACTATTAACACCAACTATTACTAATAAAGAATTTAAAGTTAATAACCTATTAGATTTAGTAAATAGTATACTTACTGTTAAATTAGCTGATAATAAAGTAGAAGTTACTAATTTAAATAACAGTACTAAAATTAACAACCTTAGTGAAATAACTAGTAGCACACTTAATACTAAGTTAGATAGTACTATACCAATTAATGTTAAAGTTACTAACGCTATAGATGTTAATAACTTAAGTAGTTTATTTAATGCATTAACAATTAAGAATACTAGTTTTAACGTAGGTAACTTAAATGACCTTAACACTATTATACTTAATGTTAATGATGTAAATAGAGTTGTACCTAAAGTAGTTACTGAAAATGTAATAACAACTAATACTAATACTAGTACATTAGATACTATTACTTACAATACTATTAGTTATGTAGCTAACGTTACTAATTTAAGTGGTACTGTTAATTTAAGTTTAATGGGAAGTTTAGATGAAACTACTTGGTACTTATTACCAATTACTTATACTAATTTAGTAGGTAGTACAAGAGATAATGTAGTAACAGTTACAGCTAATGGTGTAGTAGTTATTAATAGTAATTGTAGTAGTAAGTTTATTAGATTAAATGTTAGTAATTTAAGTGTAGGTACTAGAATAGTTAGTAAGGTTTATTTAAAATAAAATGAATAAGAAGAAAGTAGTTAATGCAATGGAAGAATTAATTAGTAAGTTAGAAGATAATGGTATTACTGTTAATGTAGTAGAAGTTATTGAAGAACCAGTAATTCTTAAGTTAAACAGTGAAGATGCATTAAAAGTAACTGTTAATAAGTTAATGGAATTAGCAGTAGATAAGGAAATAACAATTAGTAGTAGTAGTATAGTTAGTAAAGATAATATTGAATTACAAATTGATAAACAAGTTATTAGCACATAAAAAACTACTTATTAATTTAAGTAGTTAGTTTAGATTTAAGTTGTAGTAATAAGTATATTGTTATAACAAATTTAAAGTGCCGTTTTTAGTTTTTTCCTTAATGTATTAAATTGTTTTCTTTTCTGCTTCATTTGCTTTAGTTTAGGTTTGTTCTTATCTTTACTAGTTTCTTTAAATCTCCAACTACTCATTTTACTCATAAATTTGTCCTTAATTCAATAACTCTAATCTGTTATTATATTACATTGTTATAACTAACTGTTTTGTTTATTTTTATTTAAAGCTTCTACTTTTTTACGTTCTCTTTCTAATTCACTAATTTGTTGTTTAAGTTCTTTAAGTACATCTTCATCTTTGTTACTAACACTATCTTTTTCTAATGCTTTAATTTCTTGATAAATACTAGTTGCAAAGTCTTCTTCACCTAATACTTTACGTTGAATACCTAACAGTTTTTCAGTAGCTCCAGCAATACCTATTACATCTTTAATGTTAATATCTGCTAGATCTTCAATGTCTAAGTTTTTGTATTCACTGTCATAATCATCACCAAAGTAGTCTCTGTATTGCTCTAAATACAAGCTAATTAGTTTATGTGTTTTATTAACGTTATCTAATACTGTTGCTTCTAATGTGCTACTAACACTAAGTAGTTCACGTAGTTCTTGCTCACTTTTTTGTTCTTTAGTTCTATTTAGTAATAATGTTTTTTGTTTACCCCATTTTTCATTAGATGAATATGTAGCTATCCATTTATAACTAATTGGATTATCTTTATGATCGTTATTGTATCTATTTACTAATTCAGTTAAAGTTGGATAAACCTTTTTTCCATCAATCATTTCTCCATTGATAAAACTATGTTTAATAGCTTTAATGTCTTCTTCTTGTATTTTTCGTTTAAAGTATTCTTTAGGCTGTTCTTTTTCAGTGTTTACCATACTTGCTATTTTAGTTACTACACATGATTCTATTTTAGTATTCTAGTTGTTTTAGTTAAATTTGCTTTAGCTATTGTTTAAGGTATTAAGCAGCCTAAATTACACCTACCCTATGCAACTAATTGCATAATCACTAAATTGCATATACCTAAAACCTTCCATAACCCTTACAATGTTCTTAACGCTAGATTGCCTATGTAGTTAGTACAGCTAAGCTTAAACAACCTTATAGCCATTACTGAGAAGACTTTAGAACAAAGTATCTATTACAGCCAATCAACGTTAAAGCTCAAACATAAATAAAAGGAAGAGGTTACAGCATAAACACCAAACTGTCAAATCATAATCAGTTATGTAACATTAGTTGTCGTATAAGTTGTTGCATAAAGGAAACAGTAATTAAGGTTGTCGATAGCTGGAATAAATGTAATAGTTAAAGAGTCAGAGAAAACAGAGAAACAACTAAAGAGCTGAACCTAGTTCTCGCACGATTAAGGAGTTATCTGCCATAGCCTAAAGTTAAAGCCCATTTAGGTGGACGCTTAAACAACTAAGCACTAATTCAAGATTTTTACTGCATTAAGCTAAAACAGTTTAGGCAGTTAAGTTAAATGATTAAGACTACTTCAGTTAACTAAGTCTTACTTAAGAGATTAAGGTTTTACAGTTAACTACTCTAGAGAGGTTACGAACGATACGAAGCCAACTAACTAGAGCTTACTAAAATAAGTTGTATTAGTTAAGCTTACTCACCAAGTTACAGAGGTTAGAACGATGATTAATTACACAATCGCAGAAGTTAAAAAGAATCTGACTTACTTGTTAGATTATCCAATTAAGTCCTTAGCGGATTTAAAAACAGTTGCCAAAAGAAATTCAAAATTAGCTGAAGTAATGGAAGCATGGTCATTTCTTAACTACACAGAGACCTATAGTTGGAACACTTTACTAGTTAAGTTAGTTCCCGACTACTTGTTACTTAATCAAGCTTTTGACCTAATCAAAGATGATTACAGCAAGATACAGTTAGGTCATACTTACATCGAACTTTATGAAGGTTACTCGGTTATCGGTGTTATTAAGTTGACACTAGATAATCAGTTAACGATTGAAGCTACTGAGCAATATGTTAAGGAAGACTTGGAAGTTATTTTAGATATTGAGGCGGAGGGGGTAAATGAGAATTTAGGGAGTCAGTGTGGTGGGGTTACAGAGGTAACTAAAAATTCTTCAGTAGAGGTTAGTTACTTAGTAGTAGTTACTGAACATCCTCAAGTTGTAATTAAGGATGATTACACTTTCTTAGACTTACAAGAGGTAACTGAAGAGGAATTAATCAATAGTCTTTACACCGATAAGCTTACGGCTGAATTAATGTTCCCAGGAAGCTTCTATCGAGTACTTGAAGTTAACCCAGTAAACATTAAGCAGCAACTAATGCAGCACTACAACTTAACCGAGTCTGAAGATTACGCAACACCCGAACATTCATTAATGCTTAGTACAGTTCGTTATGTGATAGTACATTCTCAAGCTGATGAGCTATTCACTTACGATTTAAACTGGAATCCTAAGCGGTTAGTTGATTGTAGTGACTATGAATTACTTAGCGGAAGTTTTGACTTTGAAGTTGGAGCAATAGCACAGAATGAAATTTACTCCCTTAACGGCAAGGTAATTAAAATTGAATTTGATTATCACAATAAATCAGAATTCAGGCAACTACTTAAAGATTACTTTGCTAGTCGAGTGTTAGTCAGTCAGCTTAATTGTTACTTACCCAAGGAAGAAGCCATTAGTTTTAATCAAGGAACTGGGAACTTTGAAGTTGAGCAACCCTTATTTACAAAGGAAGAAATAGAACACATTGATTTTAGTAATGTCCTTACGTTTCAGCTAACACCTAAGCTTCAACTGTTTACATCACTAACTGAGTGGACTTACTTAATGGAGTGTTATCTATACCTACTGGGGTTAAACGAAAATGTCAGTGAGGTAAGAAGTTTAGTACATTCCGCTTGGTTCACTATTATCTACTTCATGACTAGCAGTTACATCAATCAGCCATTACCTAGTATCAATGACTACATTAAGCTATTGAGGCTTAACCATGAGAACCGATTGCAGTTAGCTTAAGTGTTTGACCTATAAAACTACTAGCTGCAAGTAAAGGTTAAAGCAGCTACTCGCCAACACTCATTAGGTTAAATCAAATGTACTTCATCCCATCAACTGACGAGTTAGTTAAAGAGCTTAAGGCTACAATTCTCAAAGAAGAGAATAAGCTTAACAAGTTAGAAGCTGATAAATATACTACTAACTGTAGTCGAGAGATAGCAGAAACTAAAGGCAGGTTATTTGCTTTCCGTAAGTCACTCGCAATGGTAGAAGCATTTATTCAAGAACAGCAGATAGAGGAACCAAGCCTAGCTCAAGTAGATGAGGATACTAAAGAATATCTCCCCCTTGGTACTAAATTTGTCTGGGGTCAAGATACTTATCCTAAAGAAGATTGTGAAGTCTACCTAAAACTTGAAGGTGGTTATTATTTAGTAGAGCCAATCCGAACTAATAGCGGCAAGGTTAACACCGTTAAGATTATTCGTAGTCAGAAATACGTCAAGCTCAAGGAATTAGAGGAGATTTGCTTCTTAGGCAATCCTTATCCACCAGAAGAGACAGTAGTTAAAGAAATGCCAGAGTCAATACTAACCGCCAAGCTAGATAAAGATCCACTAGATAGAGAAGTCTTAAGGATTAACGGTGAAGATAAACGATTAGGCGGTAGGCAAAAAATAGAACTTCCCTTAGACCAAATGAATCTCAATGACATCACTTACTTAATTAATCAACTGCAAGCCATAAGAACTGAACTAGAGAGTCGTTAATTAAATTAGGTTGGCAGTTGAACCTTAAAAATCTGGATTACCTCAAACACTCATTAAGGATTGAATCAATGAAGCTACTAGGACACAAACACATTAATGCGCCGAAAGGGAACTTAGTTAAATACCATCACTACTTTGATTGTTTTCATTTTTATAGGTACATATCCCCTGAGTGGACTTGGGATAATCAGCAAAGGTTATTAAACAATAAGTATGGTCAGGGGGACAAAGAAACAATAGCAACCAACTTGATCACGGGTGAAACTAGGCCATTAGGTGAAGTTAACTGGATAGTCATTTCCAAGGAAGAATATCAACAGATTCTAGAAGACTACGACATCTAACTTAGCTAAGGTGGGTAACTAGGCAAAAGCTAAAACCTAAAATAGTTACGAACAATCAACCATTACTCATTAAGGATTCAAGTCAAATGTCTAATATCAAATTTCTCCTTCCTCAAATTGATGAACTAGCCGCAACGGATGTTTTAGCACTACAAGAAAAACGTACTATCTTCCCCTTCAACTTGAGTGCAAAGAACATTAAAACAACTCCTGATATGGCACTAGCTGAGAAATACCCGTTCAGCATTGAGACGGATACTGGCTTTACTTACCAGGTAGTAAAGGATGGTAAAAAAATCTCTGACATTCAATTGAGCAATGAAACCGGGCTTGCTATAACAGGGGATGCCAAATTCGAGAAGTTGTTGAAAGTGTTTTTCATGGATGATAGTAAAGTCCTTTATCGTTCACTCATTAATCAGTTAACTAAGCTTGGCAACAATCAACTATTTATTTTGTGCTTAGGCATGAGAGCAATGAGTTTGACTAAAGGTGAAGCATCAACAGTTAACTTGATTTCAGCACCAGAGTTGAGAATTATCACAGGAGATCAGTGGATCAAGTTAGTTACTGAAGTTATCAAGGATATCAGTTGGGGTTTCTTTGAAGCTGATGTAAGGGATCAAATTATCTCTAATTTCGAGAACAAATTACGAGAGGTTGTTGACGTTGAATTAAAAATGTTAGGTGTCAATATTCCAGCACTTGAGAAAGCAGTTAAACGAGAACTTCAACAAATTAGCTCAACTGTTTATGTACCGCCAACTGATCCAGAAGTTACAACAATAGAAGCCGTAGCTACTGAGATTAACAACGATATCCCTACTGAACCTTGGATTACTGAACAGGAACTTAAAGACTTAAACTATGATTCTCTACTGTCTGTAATCAAAGAGAAGTCTGTAACTGTTTGGGAACATGCTTCTAAAAACCTGAAAGCTAAGCCACAGATACTTGCTTATCTCAGAAAGAAAGATTGGGTAATTACTGAACCAAAAACAGAAACAACAGAGACAACAGAACAGCCGCAAGCTTAATTAATTGTCTCTAGCTATTAGTTTAAAGACTGTTAGCTAGATAGAGTTAATTACTCTAATACAACTATTTGAGGTTAGATCATGATTACAGTTAATATTTCCAGACAGTATGCTTTAACTCAATTAAAACCTATCGATAAGCAATACTTGATTAGTCTAGGATTGGAAATCATCGAGTCCCCTTACAATGAATTGTGTGATTATGTTTCTCAAATAAAAATTAAGGAGAGTCTAAGTTATCAGTTAGAGGAAAAATTACATCAAGCTTACTGCGATTGTCATAGTAAGTATTACTTTGATGCACAAAGGATTCTTAGTTTGTTAAAGATGAAGTTGAATAAGCTGTTAGTTGAAAAGTCTTCTGAGTTTTCAGGTCATGAAGTAACTAGCCTCAGCCATATTATTACTAATCCAGGAGGTAAATGTTTCTCAAGACCCATGAGTAAATGGGGTAATAGTATTTATCAGAGCAATGTAACGTATCAGCAACTAGTAGACTCAATCATTGATCAAGTTGATAATTACTTTAATAATGTAGAAGTAACTACTGAGATTTAATTATTGACTATCCCTTTTAGTTAGTGACTGTAAGGGATATTGAGTAATTATACTCAACTAACACTACTCAGGTTTAAATCAATGTCTATTAACTCAATCAAAGCTGAAATCTGTCAACTACTCAATTTATCTTCTATTTCTGCTAGTGAAGCTAAGGTACTACCCCAGGCGGCTACTATCTCCGGTAATTGGAGTAAAACTGAAACATGGCAGCAACTACTAAATAACATTAAGTCTGCTCTAGAAGCTTCTGTAACCGATGAAGCTGTTGTTAAAGATGAATGTATCACTGAGGTATCTAAGGCACCTACAATCCTTTTAGAGCCTAACTACACGGCTGATTCATTTATTGATTTCATTCTGTCCAATAAACTTTGGTTTTACAGAACTTACCAAGTAACGGATATAAAGTTTCCAGCTAACAATAAAGCACTACTATATTCTGAATTGTTGCAGGATGTTTTTATTATCACAAAGACATCTAATTATGAAGTTGCTTTTAAATCAGTTAATCAAGTAATGGAGGATGTCCGAGAATTGTTTACTTTTGATTGGGTTAACTTAGCTAACTACTTCTTCTCACTTAAAGAACAACAAGTACTTACTGACAAGCAGTTAGAGACAGGTAAGGTAGCTTATAAGTCAATACAACTACCGAGAGAAACTAATAAAGCCAACCAATTGATTCTAGGTATTGCTAACTTTAAACAACAAAATACTGGCAATTATTCCAGTAAGAGTATCAAAACATTTAAAGATTGGGTTAGGGTCATTTATTTAGAGTTTCCTGAGAGACATCTAGAAGACTTCCTGACAGGCTTAAGACGTAATTACAGCAGACAGGTTATTGAGTCAGTTAGAGAAGCTTTTAGTAAGTCTGATAAGGTTACTGGTAAGTTTGAAAGAAAAATTAAACTATTTGACGATCCACACGTTGATATAAAAGGTAGAAGCCATAACAAAAAAGCCGTTGTATTAACTAGAGTTGATGAGAGAGTAATTCCCGTAACTGATGTTTATGTTCAGATTAAGTTAGGAGAGTTATTTAAATTACTAGACATTGAAGTAGATATGAGTGGCTATACCAGATACGCTGCTTTTTGTGGTTACTGGAAATTAGTAGTTATTTCACATATTCTCAAACGTACCAGTTTTAACATCTCTAATGACTGGATGAGAATAGTTGCAGGTGGACTAAGACTTAATGCTGATAACTTCGGTAGCTATGTATTGGTTGAGGAGATTGATAGCAGAAGATTAAATAACAAAATAAGAATGACCAATGATACCACTTTTAAGGTAGCCAACGATTCTAGCGGTAAAAAACCTTCCCAGTATATGGAAGCTAACAAGATTAAGGTTATTGAGAGAGTGGAAGTCAAGCACTCTAATATGCTTGGCTCTAGTGGTAGACCTAAAAGTGTTAAAAATACAAATAAAGGAGGTAAGGGGGCAAACTACATAAAGCTAGCTGAAACCAATAACTACGAACTGAGGCTATTTTATTTAGAGAGCAACAATAAAGCTAAGCCACATTCTAGCTTTAAAGACGTGCTAGCTAATATTGTTTATGTTGAGAGGCAAACTTCAATAGCTACTGAAGTAGGACAGATATGGATAAAATCTGCAAGATCAAATGTAGATATATTAACTTTTTACAGTCCTAGAGTTACTAAATTAAATAGTGGCTTCATGACTGATGACTTAGAGCGTAAAATGTTAAGCTTCAAACGTCATATTGAGAAGCTATCAAGCAAAATTAAAGAACTGAGAAAACAAAGAGAAGACAATAAAACACAACAGTTTCATTTACTTAATGAAAGAGTAATTACAGATGATAATGGTTTGGCTGTAACTGTGGTTAAGGAAGAAGATATAGCTAAAGAACTCAGAGGTTTAATTGATGAGAAAGTAAAATACGAGCAACAAATAGCTGCTTATGATCTAGGCTTACCTCATGAGATTGTATTAGCTTTACATGAGTTAGGTATTATATTAACTAGTGGATGCAGAATAGAACCAAGGCAACTGGACTGGACTAGAATCTTCACTACACTAGAACTAGAGATACCACTACTCAAGAATAATCCAATAGTAGTTAAAAGAAGCAAACATGAATCGCCGTCAATTTCTAAAACTAATTAAACGATTAGTTACTGGTAAATAAAACAGAATCTAACCTCTACTCGTTTATTAAGACCTCTGCATTCAGTTGTAGGGGTCTTTTCTTATGTATAAGTACAATCCATCATTTACCTAACTTCAGAGCTTACATGACAATATAGAAGCTAATAACTAAAACTTATATTATAGATAAGCAGTACTTATACTACAGTTTGTAGTATGTTGTAGTATAACTAATGCTTGTTTTTTAATAGGTGCTGTAATTTTTTTGAGGTTAAAGAACAAGTTAAGCAACTTAACCTTATAGCTTAACTAATACTCAGGAGATTAGAAAATGAAGCAATTAACAAGCAAGATGTTCATCGATTCTGAGTCTATTAAACTACTTTGTATAGATGCAGATACTAAGCAAGTAGTTAGCTTACAGATAATTAAACAATCTGTAATAGAACAAATAGTGTTTGAGGACAATAAAGTTAGAATAGATATCCCTAACGATTCTATTTATCTAATAAATGAATGGTATGATTCCATGCTCAACTATTACTGTCCGGACTTAAACAGCCTATAAATTCCTAACAGCTAAATACTACTTAAAGCTACCTTGACCTCTCAGGGTAGTTTTTGCTTTAATGGCCTATTTACCATTGAAGTAGTTTTTGTTTGTTGTAGCTCATTCTAGGTGTCACTCAGATGTACAATTATCCTCTCTATTACATTCATACTGCCAGTTACTATAATCCTAGTTGCCATCCACAGCCAGTTAAACAAGAGCAAAGATTATACCTTCAACAAGCATTAGAATTAGTAGCTGATAAGTTAGCTAAATTTGAAGCTAACGGAAATGTAGTAGATCAGTTATCAGAAAAATCATGGGTAGTTGAATTTGCGGATTTCACTGATCCAATTACTGTAAATATTGCATTTGACTTAGATTGTTTTAAAAGAAATTATAGTCATTATTTTTGGAAGTTAACTAGAGATAATAACAAAGACAAAAGTAATGTGTTTGCCGATATTTTATTTACCGATAAATTTGTAGTTGATTTAAGTGTCTTAAGTAATAAAGGTAAGTTAGTTATTACTAAACAGTTAACAACTAATTCAACTAATGTATTAACAATTGAAGATGAGTTAGAGAACACTGAGATAGTTAATTTACAGTTAGGAGATATCTTACTAACTGCAATAACTAATAAATCTTATCTATCTAACATTGATAGTGTTAAGTCCTTAAAGATTATCAAATTACATAATTGTTACTATCAACCTAAACAAATAGTTAACTTATGTAGTAACAATTACTTAACTATTAATGTAATTTTAGATATTAAAGGAGATAAATATTTACTAACAACTGAGGAAGATAAGTACTGTAATTTACTAGAAGCTTATAATTCAGTACTAGGTTGTGCCAGAAAAGTAGATTTTGTTAATTTTCAATACGCTCATATTGAATACATTGATCTTTGGAGTTAATTATGTCTGATACAATCAAGGCTGGTTGGTATTGTTTTTCTGTGCTGTACAAACAAGAGGAAAAGATACTGAATCTAATAAAAATGTATTTAGAGAAAGATAATTATCCCAACAAAAACTATCTACTAAGCAACAATAAAATCAATGCAGATTTCAGCTTAAGATATTTTATTGAAGGATTAGGATTACCAAGAAACTTTAATGAAGATAAACAGTTACTACAACTTCCTTACTCTGATTACATATTTCTGAAAATAAAGCAATGTGATGTTAATGATTTTAACGACTTCTTAAGGGTAATTAAACAAATACCAGAAGTTAAAGAAGTGATAGGACAAAAGTTTGATGTAAGACCTAATAAACGTATGAAGCCTTACATTTACAAGACTTATCCAATAGTACTTAGAGATAAACAAGAGAAGGAATTAAGAAACAATGTACAGCAGTTTGAATATCAGACAGCAGTTAGTGAGATAAAAATTAATGCGCCTTATTTTTTAGTTAGAAGAGGATTAAAGATGCAAGTGACTACGGTTGAGATAATAACTCCTGTAGTAGTTGAGGTAAGAGATAAAAGAGATAACAGAATAAAAGTAAATATAAATGAGCTACAAGAGATTAAGGGTTATAATTACCTTTAATTAACTAGCCTACTTAGCATAAGTAATGCAACTAATTTCATATTTTAGGAGATACTAGTGCAAATCTAGTAGTAGGTATTATGATTCTATATTTGTTAGATTCTGAGTTTGTAAATTTAGCTATTCACAACAAAAAACAGTTATATTTAGTATTAAAAACTAACTTATACTGTTACAACAACATTACAAAGACTAATTTTACTAAATTTTTATCATCTGATAGTAAAGGTAGTTATTTAAATCAACACAAAAGTACAATTTTTAGTGATTATGAGCTAATTTATAGCTTTGATGACAGTTTTTATGAGTTTTTAACAGATATTTGGTTAGATGATAGTGAAAATTTAGTTAAAAAGTATCAATTTAACAAGTATTTTAGGTACTTTAATTCATTAGTTACTATTACAGAGATAAGAAAGATAGAAAAGTAATGGTTAATACATTCTTTACTGATAAAAATCCTGTAAGTAGTGCTAAGAATTTAAATTATCCTAAATTACAAGGAAAGATGATAATTGAAACTAGTCAGATGTTAGCTGTAAGTCTACTAGAACAGAATCATTATAGTCCAATACAGCAATTCAATCCTAAACATCAAAGTAGTTTATGGATTAACTTAAGTAAAAGTAATTTTAAGTGGGGATTATTACATCTTGAAGCTTTACTTGATATTTATGATATTAAGTATGAACAGCCTAATAACTACAGTAATAGTAGACAGTTATTAGTTATTTGTAAGTACTTGTTTTATGAATTAAAGTTTAAGTATGAAGAATTAACATTACCACATTTAGCATTTACTAAAGGTAATGAAGATTTAAAAGAAAAATATGGTAGTAGTAATGGTACTTTTTATGTTGCAAATAGTTTTAGTGATGCAGAGATAGCTTATAAGGAATATTTAAGTAGAAAGAGTTATTGGCAGAAAAGTTACCGATGGTTTGGTAGTACAGCTAACCTTTAAAAACTACAGTAAACAATTTAGGAGATTGAAGGCATGTTATTCAAATAGATGATAGTTCTTTTGTTTTTTATTCATCTATTATTAAGTTCACTTTAGTAGGTGAGAAAACTAAATGCTTAGTTATTACTCTAAGGACAGGAGAAATTATTGAAGTTAAAGATAAAGCTGAAAGGGTGTTCAATAGTATTTACAATTATGCTACTTGCCACCTAATAGACGGTACTAATAAGTTTGGAGAATAGTTAAGATAATCAAATCTAACCTCTACGCCCTCTGGAAGCTGTTCTGGAGGGTTTTCTTTTGCTTCATGATAGATAGGTCATTTAGTCTTGTAGAGCATTATAGCCATGAATATCAATAAGAAGATAGCTACTCAAGTATTTAGTAGATTAAAACACTACAAAGAATACAAAAAAGTTAAAGGCACATTTAGCAATAATGGAAGATTTGATAAAAATGGTTATCCGCTAAGAATTTTTTACAACAACAATAATGGATTAGGTTTTGAAGCATATTTATCTATTAATAACAAATATGAGATTTTTCCAACAATGAATAAAAGAGCTACATTAATTAGTTTTTATGTGCCTATTGATTAGTAAGATAACCTTATACAATAACAATTAACTATAAGCTGTAGTTATATTACAGTTTGTAGTATTTTGTGGTAGGTAGTTCTAATTTTCACTCAGAGTAGTTTTATGGATAACTTAGAAAGAGCTGAAAGAACAATGAAAAACTTTGTTAATTACTTAAGTGTAAGAGAAGGATTAACAATAAATTTGCATCATCTAAATACTAATACTAAAGAAAGAGGTATTAAATTACATAAATTATACGAATCTCTAATTAATGCTAACAGAGTAACTATTGATATAGAAACTACTGACGATTACTTTTCTCGTATTGTTAACAGAACTAGAGATGCTAATGGTGAAATTAATTATTCACGAAATACTGAACCAAGACCAGTAACTAAAGAAGAATTAGAAATGTTAGTAGAAGCTGGTTTAGACTTATCAATGTTTGATGTGTAATTTTTTTTGAGATTAACTATGAAAATCAAATTATCTGATGATGCATTATCTGTACTTGAAGGATTAGCTATTGCACAAAACATTAGTATTGAAGAAGCAATAAGAAAAGCTATTGCTACTGAAGCAGATATCTACAGTAAAAGAAAGGATGGAAGTAAAATTTTAGTATTACATAAGTCTGGAGAAGTAACTGAGATTTTATTTAGGTGATCAGATATGAAACAGAATAAAAGATATAACTGGATTAGTAAATTAGATTGTTGGTTATGGAAAAATAATACAGTCAAAAATTATCAACTAATCACATACAAACTAGAACAAATATTAGGGATTGATTTTCAAATATGTAAGTGGACTAAACCTTTATGGTTACATCGTTTATTAAAATATAAATAATTACTGTACTAGCTATTTAGTAACAACTGATTAGCTAGCTAGAGTAATAAATACTCTGTTGTTTATTTGAGGATAATTCAATGTCTGCTAAAACACTGAAGAATGAAAGAGAACAACTGATTAAGCAATTAGCTGAAGTAATAGCTAATAAATACTCAAATATTTTTACTGTGTATTTACAGTTACCTTTACTAAAACATGAGTTAGTGCATTTACGTGAATTAAGTGGTGTTAAGTATGGTATTCGAGTGAAGTTTCCGAGGTGGTTTGAACAAACTATTTTATCCCCAGATAGTTTAGGATATTTATGGCTAAATAACCATTACACAGCAGAACAAATTGAAGATGACATTAACCACTTGAGTAAAATTGAATGTGAGCTTAAACAGTCTTATGCTGAGTACAATGAGACTGCTAAAATCAGAGACTTAATTAGTAAATACAGCTAGAAGTGTACTAGCAAGTTAACAATTAAATAATCTGAAACTAGTTCTTTAAGTTAAAGCTTATTGAACTAGCTTGAGCTTATATTCGTAAACTCACTACTTCGTTTAAGGAGATTTACTAATGCAATATCCAAGAATAAATAAAGCTGGTAGATACTTGACTCAGATAATGAAAGTAAATGATTATACTATTTTATTCACACCTACTAGTGTTTATGTTCAGTATTTGATTAAAGAACGGTGTAAGTTATCTAGTTGGGATATGGTGGTAGATTTATTTGATGAAAATTTACACCAACTATTAAGTGAGTATTTGGATATTTCAAGTAAAGAAGATTACTGGGAATTAACTAGAATGATTATGTTCAGTCGTACTCATTTATAAGTTGAAAGGTTAGTTGTATTAAGTGCAACTACCTATTGAGCTTATTTTGTAGCTCGTTATTAACATAGGAGATTAAACTCATGCAATTTTCAGTAGTAGATGAACAAAATCTATACCAGAACAGATGGATTGCAATAGAAGATGAAGATGATGATTATCAAATTTATATTTCAATTGAAGTTGCCGAAAGGTATTTAAAAAAATTTCAGCAAACAATTGAATTAGCTAAAGTAGCTGAATCTAAAAAGAAGTACAACAGAATTAAACAGCTTAAGCAAGAATTACTTATTAAGGAAGCTGAGTTAAATAAACTTAAACAAGAATTAACTGAACTAGAACAGCTCTAAAATCGTCTACAATCTACGTAACCTCTTTTGATTAAAATTGAATGTGAGCTTGAGCTTATTTAATAGGAGCATACATGGATATTAAAAAGTATCAAACACCAGAGGGTTATTGCATTATTAAGTCAAATACTTACTGCCATTCAATTGAATACATTAACAAGTTAAAACAAATAGCTAAACAGGACTTTCCTAATCTTAAGGATAGTGAAATTAGTGTGAAAGTTTACAATGATGACAGATGGGGAAAACAAACAGGCATTGAATTTAAAGGTAATTTAAATAACAGTTACCAACAGATAACCAGATTACCTTATACCTTCAATTAGTTCTAGAATCCTCTACAACCTACGTAACCTCTTTAGTGTACATTTCATCATTAAGGAGGTTACTGTGTCTTCAAAGCTCATACAGGTACCACAGACATGACATCAGTACTTAAGTTAGATTACAAAGTAGTTCCTTCACAATCTACTGAAACTTATATTGAACTAGCATTTATTTTTGAAGTAAACAAACATAATGATTACATAAGCTGTTTTAATTCATTAACTGACGATGTAATAAATCAACATTTAAGTATAATTGATCACACAGAAAATACAGTTAAATACTTATACTTTGGTTATTTAGAAAATTGCAATACTGTTTTAGGTGTAATTGAAGATATTAAAGAACTACAGAACAATATTAAACCTAAAAGTATGTTTGATATTGAATGTAGAATTTACAGATTAATTAAAACATTAATTGGATTTTGGCACTAATGCATTTTGAAACTAAAGCAAAGTTACTAGAATACATTAAAATTAAATACTCTAATTATTATATTCAAGACATGACAACTGAAGATGATTTTCCACCAAATAGTAATTATCACATAGCAGCTAGTTATACTTATAATCCTTTGAATACAGTACTAGTTTGGATTAAAAAATAATGTATATTATTAAATTAGCTGAAGGTAAATATTACTGTGATAACAATGACAGTAAAGTTACGAAGTCAGTTAAACAAGCTACTAAGATAAAATTAAGTAAAGAAGATGCAGAACAATACTTAAACTACAAGAAAAGTAATAGCTACAGTAGTAAATTGTTTGTTAATGCAATATTACAGGAGATTTAAAATGACTAAAGATAAAGCCTAGATGCACTAGGGTATAAGGTAGAACTTAGTATTAAGTTTGTCAAGAAAAATACTGAGCTATAATTATTAGTTCAACAGCTCGTTAGCATAATGGTTAATGCACTTAGCTCATAACTAAGAAGATATTGGTTCAATTCCAATACGAGCTATTTCTAAATTAGGAGTAGTTATGGTAACTTTAGGTCTTTGTTGTTTAGATGCAGAAGGCACTATCAAGTACAACACAATCACTAAAAAACGTTACGACAGTCTTAGTTACAATGATAAAGAAAAGTCATTAGAGAGGATTTACAGTAACAACATAGAAACATTTAAAGCTGCAATACAATACTGCAAAAATAGTAGTATTGGAATGTATCGAGTAACTAGTAATTTGTTTCCAATGTTAGGAGTAGATGAAATAGGTGTTAGTTTATTTCATGAATTTAAAGATGAGTTAGAAACTGTAGGTAAGTTAGCTAAGAAATATAAAGTAAGAATTACAGTTCATCCCGACCAATTTAATGTACTTAGTAGTGACACTGTAGAAACTGTTAATAATAGTATTCAGAATTTACATTATCATGCATTAACTTTTGATTACATGAAGTTATCTCAAACACGATATAACTTGATAAACATTCATGGCGGCAAAGGTAATAGAATACAACAACTTATTAAAGTAGTTAACAACTTACCAACTAACATTAAGAACAGACTTACATTTGAGAATGATGAAAATAGTTACTCAGTAGAACATTTGATTCAAGTATATGAAGCTACTGGAGTTCCTGTATTATTTGATTTTCACCATCACTTATGCATGAACAAATTAAGCAATTATAGCAATGGTTATATGGAAGTTGCTTATGAGAAAGCTGTAAATACTTGGGAAGATAGTAGTTTAGTTACAACACATATTAGTAATGGAACTACGGGGTTGCATGACAGAAGACACAGTGATTACATTAATTTATTCCCTGATTTCTTAAATGAAGTACCTTATGTTGAAGTAGAAGCTCGTAGTAAAAACTTAGCTCTTAAGCAGTTACAAGGATTAATGTAATTGTACTCAACTTTCAAAGATGCATTAGTAGTTGCTAAAAATATTAGTGTAAAAACTAAGATCGTGCATACTGTTGTTTATTGTGTTAGTAAGCAGCAGTATGTTGTAGTTAAATTAGGAGATTTAAATGCGTAACTACATTTTAAAAACTACTGAGTATGGAGTTATTTTTGTTACTCCTAAGCTTACATTAAATCAAAAACAATCATTGAGAACTAAATGTGACTACATTAGAGAAGTCTTAATAGATTCTGTATCTGATAAGAATGCAAGTTCAATAGTCCTAGACTTAGGTCATTGGCAGAAAGTAGAAGAATGTAAGAATCAAATTGAAAAGTACCTAACAACTGTTTAATTAAGGAGATTTAATATGCCACGTAATAAGAATTTCAGTAACCTAACATTATTAGAGCAAGTAGAGTATTTAGTTAAGAAGCAATTACCTAAGGAAGCTAAGTTACAACAAACTTCATTAGTAGTTAGTTATTCATTAACTGTTAATGTAGCTACTGAAGATAACCCATTTGAGTTAACTAGTAAGACTTATGAAGTAGTGGCTACTTATGATAAGCATACGATTAAAGTATCAATAAAAGATGGAGAAAAGTTAATTAAAGAAGAAACAATTTCATTAAATATAAATCCAGAATACGATACAGAAGCTACTGGTACCTAGAATCGATTTAAAGAGACAATAGCTACTGAATGACCTAAGTGTTGTTCAGTAGTTTTTTGTTGACTGTGTGAGCTTAGAACCTTAGTATGGAAGTAAATATTATGGGTAATTGTTATGATCAAGTATGCAACAGACTACAGAAAAGATATTAGCAAGTATAAAGATCTAGAAGCTAAATTACTAAAACAATTAGTAAGAGAGGAGAATAAGTTAGATGAAAATTTAGATAAAATACAGAACTTTATTAGTAGAAACAAAGAACTAGATATAGAGCAATTAGTAGAAGTAGTTATTAGTAAGTGTTGGGTTACTAAAGATAAATTAACTCAACAACAATTATATTTAAGTACTAAGGATCTAATTAATGATTACTTAGTTATTGAAGCTATTGAAGATAGTGTAGAAACTATCTAATAAGCAAGTTCTTTATACTCAGGAGATTTGATCATCATGGAAATTCAAACCAATCAAAGCTATTCACCAACTGAAGCTGAAACAAGAACAAGTAAGTTATTTACTAATTTAGATTGTCCCTACTGTTGTAGTCCAATAAGTAGATTAGAAGATTTAATAGTTAACGAACTAACTGGACTAAGTGAATGTCCAATGTGCATAGAAATACGTATAGCTAGTGAAGGAGAATATAGAAGATAGTTTCTTTAACTACTGTACTGTTGAGTTACCTAATTAAAATAGGGTTAAATACAGTACAAATAATTAAGGAGAACAACAATGGATGTGCATATTCCAGTAGACATAATTAAAGCTAGTCCAGAACGTCTTAAGCAATTCTTGGCTAGTGATAGATATACCAAAGCTGATCCTGTAACTAAGCATTGGTATGAAGTTCAATTGGGCATTTACCAAAAGAACACACTCAATTAACTCAAACCTAATCAGCAGTTTGTAAGGAGCTTATCATGTACGATATATCAATCAATTTGGATGATTTAAATAATCAAAGTAAAGAACATTTACTTTTAGTAGATTTTTTACTTAAGGAAGCTTTAGCTAAATTATCTACTAATGAAACATATTGGCAGAAATGTAAAAACGACAAACTGTTTTTATATTTAATTAGAAGCAATGATGATACATGGAGGATTTCTTTATTTCCTATTGAGTTGTCAGCTAATCCTACTGCTTATCAATACAGAGCTGTAACTGAATTGTCAGTAGGGGATTTACTACTTCTTACATCATCGCAACAAATGCGTCATAAGCTATTAAAGAAGTTACTACCGAAAGATAATCATTCTACAGTAGTCAACTACTTTGATTTCAAGAAAGAGTACAGCAAAGATTTTAACTAACAAACTCATTAGGTACCATTTGTAAATCAGGTGGTACCTTTCTTTTATCATGAAATACAAACTAATCATCAATGGTAGCTTAAGTGACAAAGTTCTTTATAGTTTAGATGAACTGTTACAAGAACTATCACAATTAAATCAAGAACAAGTATTTACTTTAAATTGGGTAAGGGTATGAACTTAGAACCATTCAAACAACATTATAATTTACCTAACAGATTTCAAACAGAAACCGTATTTGAACATAAAAACTTAAAAATTACAGTAGATCCTAATACTAGTAAAGTAACTATATTAGCTGAATATAGCTTTACACTTACTTATCAAGAATACTGTAATTTACTAGATAAGTTACTACATTTAAAAAAGAGATTAAAAAAACATCATCATGGGGGTAATGGTGTAATTGGTACTAAGAATAAAATTAAAGCTCAAATATCAGAACTACAAAAACAGTTAGCGGACTTAGAATAATGTTCAAAGTTAGAAGAATTAAGCACTTTATTTTATTTGTGATGAAACAGTACAAATTAGTTACTACAGAAGGTGAGTATTTAGTAACTATTGAAGCTGAAAAAGACAGCATTTGCATTACTAAAGATGCTAACAATATTTACCGTAGTGTTAGAAAAGATAAATTAGTTGAGGTATAAATGTTAGAAACACTTAGTAAACCTGGAGTAGTTGAAAGCATAGCTGTTGCATTAGGTTGTGTAATTGGATTACTAGTAGCTAAGTATTGGAATTAGGCAATGTTTACTAATTTAAAAGTAGGAGATACGGTTACAGTTTGTACACTTAGTAGTAAAAATACTAAGTTAACTCATAAAGCCGTAGTAGACAAAGTAACGAATATAATTGAACTTAAGTTGTTTCTAGATGTATCTAGAACATTTAAATTTGATTTAATTACTGGTAAACAAATCAACTCAGATGTATATTGGTTAGAACAATAATGGAAACTAAAGCAACTACTAAGAAAGATAAGTTAGTTCTAGAAATTAGAGATATTATTCAGACTAACTTTCAATGGTGTACTAGATATGCTACTAGAGCTTGGTGTACTAGTATTGCATTTAAAATAGTTGATTTACTTGAAGCTAATGGAGTTAAATTAGATGAATAAGTTAGACAGAATTAAACTACTTAAACCAGGCCAGAAAGTACATACTACCTATCCTAATAAAAATAATAAACCTTATTGGGTAACTGTAGAACAAGTTATTATTGGAGATTTTTGTGCTAGTGGAGTATCAGTAAAACTAAAAGAAATAGATAAACCATTAGATGCAATAGGTTGGATTGATCTTTATCTAGTAACTGACTAATGATTAAATTTCATGAGAAATACAAGAAATTAAGCAGTAAGTTGAAGTTCAAGTACATGACAGTAACAATAGGTAATTTAATGTTAGATATTCCATTAAGTTTACCTGTTGAATATGGAAAAGAATTTGACTTACAAGAAAAGTATTGGTTATTAGGCACCGAAGTTTTACTAGGTAATAGGAGTTAATAATGAAAAAAGATTGGATAGAGATAAGATTATCTAAGGTAATAGATGATGTACAATGTGATGTTTGTGATCTTACTATTACTGCTACTAATAGAGTATTCGATGAATGGTCTAATGAACTTACTGAACAGGATTTACTTAGGATTTTAAGAAATCTAGATCAAGGTGTTTACAAATTAGAGATTAGGAACCAGTAAATTATGTCTACCTATTAGTTATAAACAAGAGTATTGATTAGATGAGATTTGTTGGATTATGGTACTGAACTTTTAAGGAGTAATTAAAATGAAACCTAAATATTCCTGTGTAGTATCTGCTGATGTTCCAATTACTTTAGGAACTTTCAAAGTAATAATAGATACAGTTGATGGAGACAGTTTACCTGTTTATTCAACGTTTCCTACTGCTACGTTAAAAGTAACAAGTAAATTTGTTAGAAGAGGTGGATGGAATATGTTTAATGGTCACTTAGATGGTAGAGAATGTTGTATTCAGGATAATGATAGTAAAAGAGTTCTTGTTTATTTTGAAAAGCATAATAGTGGAATTAAAGAATGATTACTACAATTATTTGTATTAATTGATTTTTAATTTCATTGTATTTTGGTTAGTATTTAAGTAAAGGAGAACTAAATGTCGGATTGGAAAGAATTGAAAAAGCAACTTAAGCAATTAGGTACATCTGTAAGTATTCAATTAAACACTAATTCAATGTTTACTGAATTAGGTGGATTTGTATCACAAGCTAAGTTAGGTAATCTATACCATGAATGTAATGATGTTGGATTGTATCCTAAGTATGGCATTTTAGCTAAATTAGTAGATACTGAAGGTAATAATTATACTAGAGCGTTTGCTTTTAGTAAACAAGAATTACAAAATTATATAACACGTAATAGATTGTCTTATAAAATAATATCTGTTACTGAAGGTTATATTTTTGAAGGACGTTATTGGGGATAATTATGTCAAGTCCAATGCAATATCAAGCAATTGCAGTTCTTAACGCTAAAGATGAAGGTTTTGTTGAAGGAGTAATAGCAGCTTATGAGAAGCTACATTCTAATTGTACTAAAGCTGAAATTATTGATTTCTTAAAACAATTTGGCAGCAAAGATGTAGATTACTGGATTGAGTGGTTTGGATTAAATAAGGAGAACTAAATGTTTGAACTAATTATACTAACAATGATACATGGATGTGTTGGTTTTGCAATAGGTTATGTACTAGCTGAATTACTAGATACATAAGTTGTTTGTAGTTTAGTAGGTAGAAATACTTATTAGACTACACAGTTTGCTCTAGTACAATTTTGAGGATTAGAATATGAACTACATTGAATTATTCACTCAAATAGTTCCTAAACCTATCAAATCTATTGAGGAGAAAATTAGGTTATTAGCTGAAGTAGATAAGTTAATGGAGATACCTGAAGAACAGTTAACACAAGATCAAGGAGACATGTTAGAACTACTTGCAATTTTGATAGCAGATTATGAAGAATTAACAGAAGTGTTTAAAGCTAATCCAGGTTACACAGTAGAAGTTTAATTGAGCTTTAAGGTACTTGTAACAGCTTCAGGTACCTTTTGTTGTTTTGATACATTTGAAGTCTTGTAGGAGCTTAGAGATGAAGATTAGAAAAGAATTGATTACTGTAGAAGAAGTAGTATTGCTAGAAACAGATTGGGATGGAGATAGTAAATTTAGATTAGTTGAAGAAGAAACGGATTATTGTAATAACTACCTAAGTTTAGAAGATGTAGCAGATTATGTAACTAGACAGGGTATTAAATCTGGATTTTATAGACTAGAAATTAAGTTGATTGAAGTAATAGATTAATAAGAGCTTATAACTATGTCTCAGCAATCATACCAGTTAGTAGTTGACTTTGCTTCAGATACTATTCTTGCATCAATAGAGAATGATGAACATGAACTTATTGATTTCATAGCTTCAATCACACCTAACAACTATCTATCAGCACTAGATTTTCTTAAGGATAATAATTACAATATTTATCCTGATTTAGTTACTGAGATAGATTATAGTTCTACTGAATATTAACTACTTGACGGTTGTTACTTAACGTCACTGATACGTAGTAAATGTAGCGTAGCGGAATAAACAAATAAGTAGCACTTTTCACCATTTGTTTTGTACTGGTAGTTATTAAGTTAGCTACCAGTAGTTTTTTAGGAGATTAGATATGTTTGAGAATGAAACTGATTTCAACAATTTTACTGATTACTTACTTTTCCTAGCTACATTAACTCCTTCTAATAGTAAAGAAGTAAAGATTAAAGAATTTGCGATTTGTTTTTTAAATAACGATGAATATGCAGATAACTTAGTAGATGTGTTTGATCATGCAATAGATACTAATGGAGAATTATTTGATAAATATGTTAAAAGTAGAAGCAAAGAAGATATAAGCTCAGTTAAAACTACTCTGAACAAAATCAAACTAGATATGTTGTTTGAGTGTGATTAATTATAGTAATTGTCTTATATTACTTACTATTTCAGATATAAGACATTAGCTAGAAATAGTTTTTTGCATATAATTTAGTAATAGTTATTACCTTAAGCAAGTAGTAACTATTATTTTCTTTTGATTACAAGAGGTTAGATCAATGTACATTTCAACAAACAGTTACGTTGGAGAGAATCAGTTACAAGATTACATTAATTATGCTCATAAAAACAATGAGTTACAAATAGTTAATTTAGGTAGTAAAAAACTATATCAGATTTACCTAAATAACAAAAAAGATATTCATAACAAAAATAATGTTAAGTTAGTAACTAATCACAAAAATGTACTAGATACACTAATAGCTTCTTATGGTACAGAAGTATTAGTATCAGTAAATAACAAACAAGTACGTAGATTAGTACTAGACATTAATAATGTTAACTACCAAGAGTTACAAGATCATTTATTAGGTGATTTTGTATTTATTTATAACAACAATTTAATAGTAATAGATGCAATACATTACATAGATAATCCAAATGTAAAAACTACTAAGTACATTCAAGATAAGCTAATGAAGCTTAAGAGAAGATGTCATATGTTCAAACATGTGGCTAATGAGACTGTAGGTAAAGGTAGTCAGTATCTTAGTATTGTTTGGAATACTAATAGTGAAGAAGATTTACTGGAGTTTATTGACAAAGTACATGAAGAAAACAAGTTATTAAGAAAAAGATATAAGAAAGCTAAAGATGCTTGCGATATGAAAGAAGTAGCTAGAATCCTTACTAGTATTCATGTAAAAACTAACATTGATTTATCAGAGCTTAGTTTTGATGTAACTGAAGGTATTTACTAATGTACATCAGAAAAACAGTTGATGAATATAACATTGAAGGTTACTACTACAACTGTTGGGAAGTAACTACCTGTGAATCTAGTTACAAAGAAGCTAGACAAAGATTAAGAGAGTACAGAAATAATGCTCCTGAATACTGTTACAGAATTAAGAAAAGGAGAGTAAGAAAATGAACAGATTTCAATTTAGAATTTGGAATAATGTAGGAAAAGAATATACCAATACTGATTTAGCTTATGTATTAAGCTCACCTATAATTTTTCAAGATTACATAGTTCAACAATGTCTTGGTGTTACTGATAAGAATAATAGATTAATTTACGAAGGAGATGTAGTTAAATTTACAGCTCAAGAATATAATGACCCTGAAATTGGTGTAGTAACTAATTTAATTCCTGCAATAGGAGAAATTATTTATTGCTCTAATTATTGTGCTTTTAGAATTAAACAAATACAACAAGGTAAGTACAAAGATGAAAACGATTATCTACCTGAACTAGGTATGTATAACTACACAGTAGAATGGAAACTTAATTTTTATTGTCCTCATGAAGGTACTGAAGAATTTAATTGGAAAGAACTAGAAATAGTAGGTAGTATTGCTGATGAGTATTTTATTTCATTATCTAATGAAGTATCTAAGCTAACTATACCTGAAGAACTAATTAAACTTATTGAGGATAGAACAGCTTAGTTAAACTGAAACCTTTTAGTTCATATAATCCTAAATAGCTACTAGGATAATTATGACTAACTGTTTCAGTATAAAGAATAGGAGTTTTTAGTTTAGAGGTTAATCCTTCTATTCTAAAAGCTCTATTTACTGGTACTCCAATTACACTCCAATCCAATCTTTCACTATTAGGATTACCAATAGTTCCATAGAGTACTTCACCACAATCAATACCTACTCCAATATTAGGTATTTGTTGTACTAATTTAATGGCTGCTTCTACTGCAAACTTACTACTATCAAATAATATAAGTATGCCATCACCTAAAAATTTATCAATCTTACCTCCATAAGGTTTGATAATTATACTAACTTTCTCAATATGTTCGTTGAGTTGTATTAGTAAGTTTTCTAATGATAGTGATTGAGTGTCTTTAGTGAAATTACGTTTATCAACAAACATAATTGTTTTAGTACATTTAGTAGAAGATATTAGGGGGTTATTTGAACTATGAAAGATATCAATTAAATTGTCACTTAAGTATTTGTAAATCAACATATTCAGTAGTACATTTAGTTAAACAGTTACAGTATAACTATGCAATTTAATTTAGTGAATAAAGAAAATACTGATCCATTAATACTTTGGAAACAACTTGTTAGTAAGTTAAATACTTATGACAATATCGTTAGTTGTAAATTATTTACTGATGGTAAGAAAGTAGGTATTAAAGTACAGTTTAAAAATAGTACTAAAGAATATACTTATATTGGTAAAAATGCAATTGTAGGTTTACTAAAACCTGAAGATAAAAGTTTTTGGCAACAACTACCATTTTAGTTATGAAAATAGGTGATTTAGTATTAATAGTAGCTAGTGATAAAGAACATAACAGTTTAGTTGTTAATGCACTAACTCAAAATAAAACAGCAATAGTATTACAGTTTTTAAATGATAAAGATGTAGTAGTTAGAGTATTAACTAGTACTAGATTAGGACAAACAGAAGCCCGTAGATTAGGTTTTGGTAATAACTGTATTGTGTTAGATAGAAGTAATTTGAAGGAGATTATATGAAGTCAGCATGGTTACTAATTGCAATACCAGTAATTGTTGTTGTATTTTTCGTGCTTAGTTGGTTAATACAAATTAGTTGGAATAACTCAGTAGCTCAGTATTTACAACTACAAGAATTAACGTTTCATCAATCTTGTTGGCTGAATACCTTAAGTTTTTTGTTATTTAGAAATATTCCAATTAGTTCAGGTAAATAAGGACTTGTCTTGTTAGCAGCTTAAGACGTTAAAGATTATAAAGCTGTTTAGTTAATAATTGGATTTTACTCATGTCTCAATTACTTTATGTCACAGATAAAGGCTACTTCTTTTCTGATGGTACTAAATTTGTAAGTCCAAGTAAGTTAGGTTATCACAATACACATATAACTGCAAGAACTTATGTTCAGATTAAACAGTTTGATACTCAGTGGGGACTATTTCTGATGAAACCTAATAACATACAAACCAACAATAAAGAATGGTTAGAGCGTAATAAGTTTTTGTTTCTTAGTAGTGAATTAAGGACTAAGTATGGAAGTTTTGAACAGAAACCTAGTATGTGTGAAGGCAAGTTGTTACAAGTTTTTATGTTAAATACTGAAATTGCAGAGAAGTTCTTAAAAACTGATTACTTGTATTTAAGTAAAACTGAATACAAAGATACTTCACTAATAATTAAAAGAGGCTATTTTACTAACTTTAAGTATGAACAGCCAAGTGATTTCTTTAAAATACCTACTACTGCTGTACCTAAACAGGTTAGAAGCAAAGCTACTGAACAAAGTGAAGACAATTTAGTTAAAATAGGTAATCAATTGATTCAAAGACCAATGAGAAAAGTAGGCTAAGGCTGCATTTAAATGACTTGTAAGCTCTAGTATCTAATAAAAGGTACTAGAGTTTATTTTCAGTACAAACAGTAGCTATAGGAGCTTGGAGATGGAAGTTATTGGAGGTATAAAAGTATCTGTAGAATTAACTAAAGTTCTAATAGAGTTTGATAATAATGTAGTTTATTTAGATGAAGTAGAAGTAAATAGATTGATTCATTTTCTAACTGAAGCTAAAGGAGAAATTAGAGGAAATACATTAAAACTATTATTAGATAAGCAATCTGAGTTACAAGAACAATTAGATTTAGTCAATAAAGAATTAGCTAAATATGATATTACAAGGAACAACTGAACTTTACGATATTAAAGAAGTAATAAATATTTTAGAAACTACTGACAAATTAGTGCTGAGTATGGATTATTGGTACTTACAATCCAATAATAATTACATGGAAGATACGATGTATGATTTTAGTGATAACCCGGTGAGTGCTAAACTTGCACTTAAATGGCTGATTGAATATTTAGTTGAAAATCCAATAGATAAAGTATCACTAATACTTGCTGATTGACTACTAGAAGGCTCTACAACAGCTTTAATTACAACTAACATACAAACACATCAAAAGGTTAGAAACACATGCTACAAGCCATTATTAAAGGTGACATCAATTCTATTAGTGCTAAGTTAGAGCTTAAGTTAGATGAATTTCCTTGTGTACCTACTGAACGGTTATATTACACTGTTCCTTATGCTAGTTACTTTGTGTTCTTAAATGAATCAATACCTAAATCTAATTCACCTAAAATTTACTCAGTAACTAAACAATACAAACAGTTATTTACCAAGTTAGGTTGTATTTTAGATGAACATGAATTAGCACTTAGTAGTACTAGAAGAATACTAATTAATAAAACATCGTTATCACTACTAATGCTTATTTACAATAATGACTTTAGAGATTTCTGTAGTGTTACTGAAACTAAAAAAGAGATACTAGCAACAGTTAAAGAGCAATTGGATAAACATATTAAATACTAATGAACATTAAACAGTTTTTAATTGATTACCACTACATCTGTAAGAAACATAATATTCAGTTAGTTGCAGATGTATTAGATATTAGTGATTTAACAGATGATGTATTAACTAACGATAATTTATTTGCATTAGATGTAGATATGAATTTTGATAAGAATACAATTAGTTATTGGTATAACAATGAATATGTAGTACTGCAATTACCTGATGATGAAACAAGTAGGTGACAAAGTTATATTAGTTACTAGTAGAAGTAGATTAAGTTATAGTAGCTTAATTCAACATGGATGGACTGAAGATACTTTAGTTGAAATAATTAAAGTTGACAAAAATAACATACATCCATATTTAATACAACTACCTGATTTAAGTTGTTTGTGGATTACAGATAGAGACATTAAATAAGGAGATTAAAAATGAAGAAAGTAACTATCAAACTAACATACGAAGAAGCTTTAGTATTAAGCTATTTTTTAGAATTTAGTGATATTGTTGCATTAGTTAAAGGTGCTGATGATGATATGAAAACCCCTTTAAGCTATATCATTAAAGAAAAGATTGAAGCTGTATTATCAGAAGCTACTAAAGAAAGCAATAGTAAACCTACCTGGAGAACAGAAACATTAAGAGCTGCTTGTAACATTGAACTTAAAAACAAATTAACTGGTTTTGAGTATAGTGAAGAACATATTGCAACTCCAGATATTTCAGATGAAGAAGTTGAAGAATTTGTATCTCAAATGGAAGTTGTAGATGAGGAAGATCTACCAGAACATATTAAAAAATTGATGAAAGACAATAATATTAAAAGCACTTCAAATGAAAAACTAGGTTACTGATAATTAGGTGCATCTACTGTCAACACTACATTTATTAGAACAATGAAAACCGTTTACTGTTATGACTTAGAAGGTAACTATATTAGAGAATTTAGTAGTATTACTGAAGCTACTGAATTTACTAATGCTAAACAACCTAACATATCTATTGCACTAAATAATCACCACAAACAGTGTAATGGTTATAGATTTACTACTACCAAATACATTAGATTATTTAAGTACAGTAATACTAAAGGGGGTAAGAAAGTATATTTGTATGATACAGAAGGTAATTTAGTTAAAGAATTTAGAACTAGAAAAGAAGCTGCTAAGTATTTTGGTATTAGTAATTACAAGTTAGAGAAGTTATTACAAATAGGAGTTGTTGATGAATATAAAATTACCTCAATTAAAGTAGATAAGTTTGTAGAGTTTAAGAGTAGAAGATTTATAAGTAATTTAGGTTAAAACAATGACAGATATTGGATCTAAAGTAACATTTAAAGAACAAGGCTACGACTGTACAGGTATAGTTGTAAAGATTAATAATATTGATTTAATTATAAGAATTACTGAAGTTTCCGGTACAGTAGAACAAATGTTAGGTGGAACAATAGGTACAAATAAGTTACCTAGTGGATTAGTAACTAAAAACTACTTTGAGGTTAAGTAAGCTTATATAAGCGTCTAAATCACAGGCTGCATCTACTACAAGATAAGAGTTTCAGCGTTTTAGTCAATGCAAAATTTTGCATTTAGGTATATTTACTTATGCAGTATATTTATCTTTTATTTTTACTAACAATGGATTTAGCAGTATTTAAGTATAACGATAAAGAAGTTAGAACATTAGAGATTGAAAGTGAATTATGGTTTTCTGGAGCTGATGTAGCAACTATTTTAGGCTATTCAGATACTTCTGATGCTGTGAGAACACATGTAGAAGAAGAAGATAAGCTCACCCGGTATTTTGCCGCATCAAGTAGAAATCTAGTATTCATTAACGAATCTGGTTTATATTCTTTAATTTTGAGATCAAAACTAGAATCAGCAAAAGACTTTAAGAGATGGATTACTAAAGAAGTATTACCTAGCATTAGAAAAGAAGGAGGATACATTTCACCTAATAGTTCTTTATCCCAATTAGACAAATTACAAGAAACTATTACTACATTGTTAGTAAATCAACAAAAACAGTTAGATGCCTTAGCTAGTGAGCAAAAAAAGCTATTCAAGAGTGGAGAAACAAATCCAGGATGCTATTCAGTGGTTGTAGCAGGGATGGAAGATAACTATGAATCTGCTGGATATGTAACTGCTGATGAATGGTTAAGAGCTAAAGGAATTAATTTAGATACTACACAACTTAATACATTTAGAAAAAGAGCTAGTTCATTTCTTAGAATTGGTAAGAATGTAGAACCTACTAAAATAGGTAATAGGGTTGTGTATGAACCAAGTCAATATTGTTATTTGGAACAAGCTTTAGTATCTACATTAAATCTAACTATTTAAAATAAATACTATACTTATTCTTATATTTTTATTCAAATGCAGACTCAGATTTTAAAGCCATTACCTCAAGTACTATTTATTGATAGTGCAAGAATACAAGACATTGAATTTTTACTGCCTGAAACTAACGAATATCATACAGTTAAGTTAATTAGTAAGCAATACAACTATAAAAACAATGAATTACTAACAGTAGAAGATAAAGTACCTATTGTTGTAACTTTTAAACCTAATACTAGGTTAGCTGAAATTAGTTGTAAAAGATATTTTATTAGTAGATTAATTGAAAAAATTAAACTTCACTTAGTACGTAAGTATCACTTTTACTTTAGTATTAAATCAGTACAAGAACTCCACTTAAACATCATTAGAGAAATAGATGTATTTGACAGTAACATTAGTACTTTTACTATTAATGCAAAATTAGTAGTAGAGTACTTTAAAAGTGGAAAAAAATACAATACTGAAGATAGTTATTTTACTGAAGAATTTGTATTTAGCAGTTGTAGTTTATTAGGAGATATTGTATTAGATACAAGTACAACATTACCTCCAGATACTTGGAATTGTATTAAAGACTTCATTAGTATACCTAGAGGTACAACTTATAGTTTTAATGACAACACAATACAGTTTAAGTACAGAAACAAAGACTACTACTGGAATATTGAAAATAAGCAATTAAGTTGGTAATTATGAATTGGACAGATAGCTTAGTAGCTGATTATGATGTAGCAGTAATAACAACTAGTGCATTTATTATTATCACATTTAGTAGAACACCTGATATTACTGTATTGAATGACTTAATGTTAATACAAAATAAACCTGGATTTAGATTAAGTGAAAGTTCACAAAGTAATTCCTATAATCTAAATTATCCTGATACATTTACTGGTAATAAAGTAAAAGCAGTAATTGTAAATATGTTACAGTCACATAACTTAAGAGTTAAATATTAACGAATACTTAGTATATTTATTTATTATTTAATTAAACTATGTCTACTTTTGATTGGTCAAATTTAACTAGAGAAGAACTTGAAGCTGCATTTATTAAAGTACAACAAGAAAAACAACAACTAGAACAACAAGTAAAAGCTAAAAGAACTAACAAAACAGATAAGTTACTAAATGAGCTTAAAGATATATTTAATAACTACAGCAATAATAGTACAGATAATTTACAGTGGTTACATTTCCTACTAAGTACAATTTACAACAAAGTAGAGTTACCTATCCATTCATTGTTAGGTGAACTTAGTGAAGAACCGGAAATAGAAGATTTAGAGAAGTTAATTAAAATGCAGACTAAAGAATTAGTTAAAACAGATGATTTTAAGTTACGTAAAAGTAAGAAGAATACTGAAACTATTAATACTGAAGTAGTTGAGCAAAAAGAAGTAAATACACCACTGTAGTAATAACAAATATAATTATTAATAGGGTTAAAATTATGTACTATCAAATAATTACTGAAACAGGTGAAATCTATATTGCTGAACGTAACTTTATGAACACTAAGTTAACAGTTACATTTAAAGATATACCTGAAGATTGTAAGGAACAACAACTAGATTATGCAGCTTATCTTAGGTTCAGTAAGTATTATGAAATTGTAGATAATGTAGCTAACTGTACTACTAAGATTAGTTCACATCAATACTTAAAGTTAATTCCTCAGAGTGATGATAAAGTTATTTTAGATGTTCCTTCACTGTTATTAAGTATATGAAGATTATCAGGTGTCCTCAAAACAAACAACATATCAGAGTACAAAATTACCAGGTAAATAAACCACAGTACGACAGATTAACTGCTGTAGGTTATGTAGTTAGTAATAATAATGTTAATGGAGATATTTTTACATTAATACAGTGTAAGAAACCAGTAACAGATGCAGATTTAGTAGCAGTTAGAAGATTACTGTAAGGCTCCTGAAGCTACTGAATACAAATAGTCATTGTTGTAGTTTAGAGCAGTTGTAGGAGATTCTAGATGCCTCAGTACTACATTATTTATCAAGAAAGATTTAACAGTAAGTTAATAGATAACTTTTACATTTATGATGATTTGAATTATGTTAAAGAATTAGTAGAACAATTAAACAGTACAAGTAGTGGTTACAAGTATAGAGAACTAACGGTACTAAATAAGGATTAGATTATGAACAGTTTAATTGTTGAAGTTGGTAGTGATAAGTACTTAATTAGATATCAAGTACTTAAAAGTGTAGTTAGTAGAAAACATACTTATTACGAGTACAAAAAAGTACTAAATGAATATACTGAAGAAATTGAGTTAATACAATACCCAGTAGTTACTAATAGATTAGAGAAGCATCCTAATAGTTGTGAAGTATATTTATATTCCATTAATAATTTACCTTTGTTAGATGTAGAAGTAAATGATTTTTCAAATCCAAAGAAAATTAAATTAAGAACTAAATTAGGTTACTTAACTTGCTTAGGTAAAGGATTATCTAAGTGTAGTGATAAAGATAAGTTTGATAAGAACTTAGGTATTAGAGTAGCAATTAGTAATATTGAATCTTTAACTCCACTAGAACACAATAGTATTACTAAAGCTATTTCAACAATGAAGCTATAATACTAACTGTAAATGAGCTAGTTATCTTAATTGGTACTAGCTCAGTAGTATTTTATTGATTATGAATTTTACAGTAACTTGGTATAATCCTCAACGTAACATCTATGACAACTTTTACTTACCTAATGATTACTTACAGTTAAATAAAGTAAGACTAACAAGTAACTACAATTACAGTGATTATGTAGACACAGAGTTATCATTATCACAATTACATAGCTATAAGAATGGATTTGATACAGTTGACAATATATTCAGCAATTGTAGTGATACAGTAAAAGACTGGATTAAAGGTAGTTGTAGTAATTATAGTAAGTTTAAGAGTTTAGTAGACAAAGTACAGATACGATGATATATAAGTACAGAGCATTAGCTGTATTTACTAAACAACTAATAGCTGCTTATTATGGTATTAGTAGTAAACAGTTAATTGAAAGACATTACTACTGTTACTATAGAAGATTTTTTATTGATAGATACATTGGAGTATTTAGATGATATTTGAACATTGTCATAAAAAGTACTTTGTATTTACAATTCCACTAGAATTTGATAATTATCTAGTAAGAATCGATGATAGTTATTATTATCCTGAAAATGCAGGTAGTAGTTTAAATAAATTAAGTACTACTGATGTTCTTAGATTCCAAAAGAAAGTGGGGTATAAGATACTTCAAGCTTATGAGGTAACAGAAGATGAAGTAAAAAATAAGTTTGAATTATGTTTTAATGATTTAGATTTAGTACCAGATTCAATAAAGTTTATTCAATTATGAACAGTATTTACTCAGAAGATTATGTAGTAGTAGATGAAGAAACTAAAAGACTATCTACTAGTATTGAGTTATTTATTAAGAATAAGTACTTAGATGGTTATGATGTATTAGAAATAGAATCAGAGTTAATTGCAGTTATATGTTCAACAGTATGTGAGTTGAAATTAAAGAAGGGACTAGAAGTTAGAAAACAACTTAGGAATAAGTAAATGAAAACTATTCAACAAAGAAGATTAGAGTTTCTTAATGAGACAGTTAACTACTATTCTGAAGATACTAGTAGACGTGCATTAACAACAGATAAAGATGGACATAACTATTGTGAGTACTGTACTAAAGATGGCAGAAGATGTGCAATAGGTAGAGTATTAAATATTGATTATCAAACTAGCTTAAGTATACATAACAGATCAGTAGATGCAGATGTTGTATATGAATTAGTGCCAGATGAAATTAAAGAATTAGGTAGATTATTTTTAAGTGAATTACAAGTTCTACATGATACAGATAATTGCTGGGATAGTAATGGATTAACAAATGCAGGTAAAAGAAGAGTAGAACTAATAAAATTAGATTATTGTAGTTAACTTAATTAATACATTTATCTTTATTACTACTAATTATGCAAGGATAAGAAATGAAACTACTACTTAAGTTGTTAGGTGTTAGTGATTATATTGAGGAACTAAAGAGAATACAAAAATATAATAATGAAATACTTGAGCAGCAAAGTATTGAACTTCAAAATTTAGAATCTGAAGTGATACAACTAAGACAGCAAATTCTAAATCAAGATAGGTTAAAAGCTAACTTAGAAGTAGCTGATGAACGTAACAATGATTTAGTACAAGAATTACAAGAAACTAGATCACAAGTAGATAACTTATTAATTAAAATTACTCAATTAGAAGAAGATATTTATTTCAAAGAACAAAAGTTAGATAACCTTAAATGTTTTGTGTTAGATAACATAAATCAATTAGCTAAAGATTTACATAATTATGATTAATTACCTTAAGAGTAAGTTCTGTTTAGTTAACACAATTAAGCAACTAGAATTAAAGTTACATAATCAAGAGCAGTTACTAATAGCAGTAGAAGCTGAACTAGATAGATGTAGTAATAAATTATTTAATAAAGAGATAGAATTAAGTAACTTAAATAATTACACTAAAGAACTAGAGCATAGTATCAATCAAGTTAAAGCAATAGTACATAAGGATTAGTTGTTATGAAGTTAACTTTTTATCCTAAGTGCAATAAAGTATTTGTTAAGTATAAGAAGTATAAGTTTAGTATTCCAGTTAAGTATGTTAATCAGTTAATACAAGAATAATTAATAAATATAATTATTAGTGAGTTTAGAGATAATGAAAAAATTAGATTTAAATATAACTAAAATACATGCACTTAAAATACATAAACGTAAGCATGATATTGGAGTTAAGTTAGTATTCAGTGTAAATAAACAAGATGATTACTATAGGCATTTTTTAAGAGAAACACTAACCTTTGCTAAACCTAATTTCTGTTTATTTAAGTTAGAGGATTATGTACAATATTTAGCTGATGATTGTGAGTATGACTTAAGTAAAGATAAAGTAACTTATTCATTTGATAAGGAAGTTAATGGGTTTAGTACATTATATTTAGCTCCTAGTCCACATGGTAATTTACTAAGACAGTCAGTAGAAGACTTAATTGAGTATAAAGATGCTAAGTTACGATTATTACCTAGCGGTTTATTTAAGTATCATGAATACTTAGACAACAGTAATAGTGTAAGAGGAATACTTAAAGACTTAGTTAGATTTAAAGAAGGTAAGAGAATAGGTACTACAACAACTAAAGAGTGTTGGTTATACACAGCTATTAAATCATTAGACTTACATTGGAATTAATTATGTTATATGTACTAGATACTCTAAGATTATTGTATTTAACATTAACTAATTTATATGCAGTAATTACTAATATTCTAGATGCTTCTTTATCTAGATTAGCTTCTTGGTATTTAGTTGAAGAATTGTTTATCGGTAAATATAAGAGATTACCTTACCATGAATAAATTAGAAGTGTAGATAACTTAATTATTTACTTAGCTAATTGGATTAAATATGAAGAACAGTTAGTAAAGGTATCTACTAAAGAAGTAGTAACTGTTAATCAACGAGTGATTACGAGTAGTTGTAGTAATTAGGATTGAACGATGAAGAAGATTGAAAAAGCAGCTAAAGTTATTGATAGTTACTTAACTTACAAAGACTTTAATAGTCGTGTAACTTTAACTTATGAAGATGGTAGTGTACTTAAATTACAGTATGCCTTCTACATTAAGTTAGTAGATTACATAGTAGTATTTACTGAACATCTAGGTATCTTTATCTTTCACAAAGATGAAGTAATTAGTATTCGTCAAATGAAGCTGTAGTAGATTTAAAGACACTTAAGCTGCTTGAAGGTAGATTTGTACTTGATGATAGTTTAGGTGTCTTGTAGCTCAATATATAATTAACAGTTAGCTTAAAGGATATAACAATGAAAAAATTACTAGCATTAGCAGTTGCAACAGTTCCTTTTATTATTAATTGGGGTAGTATTGTTGTAACAAATATTAGTATTCATAATAACTATTCAGCACCTATTAGTTATGCAGTAGATAGTACACCTAAAGAAGCTATCCAACAATTTAATCACGTTAAGACTTGGATGGAAAACAATCATTTAACTAAAGGGAATACTTGTATTTTTATTAAAACTAATCCTTATTGTGAGTTAAGTAATTTTTATAGTAATAGAATTATTACTTCAATTAATGAAAGTGATAACGTTACAGATCCAGTAGCTATTAGTAATTTAAGTCTTAAACTTAATGAACGATTTATTGGTAAAGGCAGTGAAGGAGTTGAATATGTTAAAAAACCTACTAACTTAAACTTATATATGAGGTGGAGAAATTTAAGTTGGTTAGGTTGGTGGTTTGATTTATTAGGTTGGATGTTTCTTATTGCTATTTGGTTCTTTATTAGTATTTTGCCAAATTGACCTATAAGCTTTTAGGAGGCATTTAAGATAGTTTTATATCAAAGACTGTTTTAGATGCCTTACAGCTTAATACATCTAAGAATTAGAATATGTTAGAAATACAAAGCTACTTAAGTAATAATTCACTAGAACAGTTAGAAACTGAATTAGGTATTAAACATAATAGACATAGCAAATATCCTAATTTAGTATTACTTAAATATGATCAAATTAAGTCACCTACTTATCATCCAGTAGTACAAGAATGTAGAGGAATTATTTTAGATGAAGATGATGATTGGAAAGTAATTAGTTATCCATTTAAACGATTTTATAACTATGGACAGAATGAAGCTGAGAAGGTTATAGATTGGTCTACAGCAGTTGTTCAGGAGAAGTTAGATGGAAGTCTTGTACAACTATTCTATTACCGCTCAGAATGGCTTATAGCTACTAGTGGTAAAGCAGATGCAGGTGGTGAAGTTAATGGTTATGACTTTACTTTTGAACAATTGTTTTGGAGAGTCTTTAATCAGTTAGATTATAAGTTACCTACACATTTTATAAGTAATAATAATTATACTTTTATATTTGAATTATGCAGTATTTACAATAAAGTAGTTGTTGAATATAAAAAGCCTAAATTAGTGTTATTAGGTGCTAGAAGATTAAGTGATTATGTAGAAATTGCTGTTATGTCATTAGCTGGATTAGCTAGCTGTCTTAATTATGAAATAGTTAAACAATATAAATTAACTAATATACAACAAATACTAGATTACTTAAGTACTACTAAAGGTAATCAGTTAGAAGGACTTGTAGTAGTTGATAGTAACTTTAACAGGATTAAGATTAAGAGTGAAGAATATGTAGCTCTACATCATATTCGTAGTAATACTAATACACCTTATGCATTATTAGATGTTATTAGAAGAAATGAAACGGAAGAACTATTAACTTACTTTAATGAACTAGAAGAAGAAATAGTTAATTTAAATAATAAGTACAACAAGTTAGTAGAAACTATTAACTACACTTGGATAACAACTAAACAGATAACAGATAGAAAAGAATTTGCATTAAGTGTTAAAGACTATTTTTATAGTAATTGTTTATTTAATTTGTACTTAAATAGAGTTAGTACAGTAGAACAGTTTTTATTAGATTTAGATATTAAGAAGTTATATCAATGGACAACCCAACTGTAATTTTAACTATAGGACTTAGTGGTAGTGGTAAAAGTTATTGGGCTAAAGAATACATTAAACAACATTCAAATACTAAAATTGTATGCAAAGATGATTTACGTCTAATGTTAGATAATGGCAAATATAGTAAAGGAAATGAAAATTTTGTACTTAAAATAAGAGATGCAATTATATTAGCAGCTATTGAAGAAAGTAAAAATATTATAGTTGCAGACACTAATTTAGCACCTAAACATGAAGAACGTATTAGACAATTAGTAAAAGATAAAGCAACAGTAGAGATTAAGTCATTTTTAGATGTATCTATAGAAACTTGTATTAAACAAGATTTGCAGAGATTAAATAGTGTAGGTAAAGATGTAATTTTAAAACAGTATTATGACTTTGTTTGTAAACCAGTTAGTAGAAAAATAGATAGTAATAAAGCTAATTGTATCTTAGTAGATTTAGATGGCACTTTAGCTTTAAACAATCATGGTAGAAGTTACTTTGATTGTTCTACTTGTGATAAAGATGATGTTTGCAATGAAGTATTAGATGTACTTAATAGATATAGTAATGATTGCACAATAATTTATTTAACTGGTAGAGAACAGAAATATGAAGAACCTACTAGAACATTCTTAATTAACAATAAAGCTCCTAATGGTTTATTACTAATGAGAGCTACTGGAGATAGTAGAAAAGATTATGTAATTAAAGAAGAATTATATTATCAACATATTGAACCTTACTACAATGTTAAATTTGTATTAGATGACAGACCTAGTGTAATTAGAAACTGTTGGAATAAGTTAGGTTTATTTGTATTTAAAGTAGGTAGAGAATACGAGTTTTAATTATGCAATTTACTAAGTACAGCAGTATTGAGAACAGTTACAGAGAAAAGTACATTAACAGTATCATTGAACATGGTTATGGTAATGAAGAATTTGTAGTAACTAGTAAATTAGATGGAGCTAACTTTAGTTTTATTTGTGATGGTAATGAAGTACAAGTAGCAAGTAGAACACAAATAGTTGATAGTACATTCTTTAATTGTAAACCTGTAATAGATAAATACAGTCAAGATATTAGATATTTATTTAAAGTATTTAATGATGAATCTCCGATAGAACAAATTCAAGTATATGGAGAGTTAATTGGAGATGGTATTAACAATAGAGTTAAATACTGTAGTGGCAGAGAATTTATTGTTTTTGATATCTTAGTTACTTGGATAGAAGATAATATAGTTAACCTTAATTATATTAACTATAAAGTCTTAAAAGTACTAACTTATTATACTAAGCTAAAGTTAGCGCCAGAACATTTTAGAGGTAATTTACAAGACTCTTTAACTTACTGCACTAACAACTTAACCTTTAACTCACTAATACCTAATCTACTAAATAATGATTATAAGAAATTAGAAGTTAATAATGAAGAAGGTTATGTAATTAAACCAGTTAACTACTTAACATTAAGAACTGGAGATAGAGTAATTATTAAATGCAAGTCTCCAGAATTTAAAGAAAGTAGTAACAAAGGTAGACCTCCAGCTAAAATAGTTACATTAACAGAAGAAGAGAATATAGTATTAACTAAACTAACTGAACTAATTACAGAAAGTAGAGTTTACTCAGTAACTAGTAAGTTAGGAGAGTTAACTAGTAATGACTTTGGTAAAGTGTTAGGATTATATATTAAAGATGTTATTGAAGATTATAGTAAAGACAATCAGTTAGTGATTAGCAAGAATGTAAATAAGCAGTTAAATAAGTTATGTAGTAACACTATTAGAAGTGTGTGGTTAAATGTCATTAACTAACTTAAATTGGTATATTCAAGTAATTAAGATTTACAGAAATAACAATGATGAAGTACATACTAAACAGATGTATGATGCAGCAGTAAAGTATTGTAACAAATGTGGTATTGAAATTAGTTATTTAGATAGTTTAATAAGTAACTAAGTAGTACATATAATTATCTATTACTAAATGATTAAATGACATACTTTTTTGTACCTGAAGATAAGTACTTTGCAGCTTATAATGATCCAGATTTCATTTTTCATACTAAAACTCAAAATAATTTTGATTATTTAGATGTACATGCATTTTATGTAGGCTTTAAACAACATTATCCTAACTATAGTATTCAGTATGAATTAACAGATGAAGGTAACAACTTATTTTATATTAAATCTACAGTTAGTGATAAAGAGTTTTTAACTAAGCAAAAACAAGAAGCTATTGAAGCTTTAAATAATGTACCTGATAGTAAAGACGCATGGAAAGAAAAGAAAAAGTTAAACACTAGGATACAAGAACTTAATAATGAGATTACCTATGGCTATAGAGGAGTAGTAGTAAAACCTTATGTTATCGATTTAGAAACTGGATTAAGAACTACTGCTTTAGATTTTCCCTTAATGGATAATAGCATGAATAGTGTAATTAATCCAGATAGTAGAGATGTAACAGATAATTTAGCTAGAGCAGAGGTAAAGTGTGGTGCTAGATTCTGTGGCTATGGATATAGATTGTTTACAAGACACTTAATAGGTAAAGTATTAGATGAAGCTCCTCATGTTAAAGTAATTAAAGCTATTGTTGGTTTTAGTGAAGAATTAGGTGTACCAGTAGATAAGTCCATTGTTAATTTTGGTACTAGTTATAACGTACTTAGACAATTAGCAGTAGAGCTTAAAGAACAAGTAACTAAGTTAGCTAAATAACTAATACATATAATTATCTTAACTAAACTAGTCAATGAATAGTAGTGAAGATTATGATGTATTTGTAGTACCTAGTTTTACATTAGATACTAATTACAATTATGATATTAAATTAGTAGTTAGTAAAGAATTAGATAATAAAGAACTATTTACTAAGTTTGAAGAGTTAGCTATAGAAGAAGATACTTACTTTAATGCAACTAACAAATTACTTTATTACTGTAGTCTTAGTTGTTTAGTAGATATAAAGAAATGGTTATTAAAGTTAACTAATTTATTTAATGAATTTAGTATTAGAAGTAATTTGGATAATAAGTTACTAGATAAAGCTAAGGAGTTAAAGAAGTGATTGTACTATGTAAGTTAATAGCTGGAGTTAGTTATTACACTAATTACAGTTATAACAAATTAGATGAAATAGTAGAACAACAGATGAAGTTAATGATTACAGAAAAAGGAGTAGATGTAATTCAAGCAATTAGTGAAGGTAAACTAGTAGCTAGTATTACTAAAGCTAGTGGAATTAGATACACTGATTACGGTAGAAGTTTATTAAATAAGTAACATGAATAAGTATTGGAAAGATAAGTGGTTAACTGCATTAAGAAGTGGAGAATATAAACAAACTACTGAGTGTTTAAGAGATGATAAAGGTTATTGTTGTTTAGGTGTACTTAGTGATTTAGTAGCTAAAGAATACCCTGAGCAGTTTAAGTGGAATAAATTTGAAGAATTAAAGGTAAACAAATATCAATTAACAACTACTGGAAATGTAGAATCTGCTGTATTGATGGATGAGATAGTAGATATTACTAAAGTGCCTGATCGATATGGAAAATTAGAAGATGAACAATATTTAACTAAATATAATGATGATGGTTATACATTTGAAGAAATAGCAGATTTAATTGAGGAACATTATTAATGGAGTTTAGATACAAAGATAAAAGATATTATGCAATTGTAGATATTACAGAACTAAGTAATCATAAAATTGCATTTAATACTGGTACTGATATTGTAACAATTACTAACAACAATGTGGTTAAAGTTACAGATATTAGTGATTATGTTGTACTAGATTGTGACGATATTACTAAGTATGATGCAGCTAACTTTATGAGATTAATCGTACATGTACTTAAAGGATTAGGTAATAGTACTTTAGCTGATATTACAATTTAAATTAATGAAGTACATAATTAAAGCTAAACAAGGTTACGTAAGAATACTTAATGACCATGCAGATATTGAATTTAAGAAACTTAGTACAGAAGCTACTGAATTCAACAATAAAAACTTAGCTCAGTATTTTGCAAATAAGTTAATTGAAGGTAAGGTAGAAGAAATTAAGTAGCTGCTATGAAAACAAAACTGAACTCTAGACTAGTCAGTGTTATTCTTATATAAGCGCCAAGTGAAATGGCTGAAACCCTGATTCTACCGTTGTTACAGAGAATGACCTTTTGCCGAATTTGGCGATTGTATCACAGGCTACAAAAATGAATCAATATGAAGCTAATTATTTACTAGAAAACAATATCTGATTTTAAATAAGCACTAGCTGTTATAATTATTAGTACAATTATCTTCACTTCGTTCAGTATTTATAATTATCTTAAACACTACAAAGATTACAACATGTTAATTTTAAAAGGCAAAGTTTCAAATATCAAAGATAAGAACTTCACTTTAACTACAGCAGTAAAAAGTAGAGTACTAGAGTTAGATAGTTATTTTTACCATATTGATAATGTAACTAATGATGGTATTTATGTTGTAGTAGGTGACATGTACTTTGAGAATAAGGATTTCATGAATCCTAAACTTAAAGTAAATACAGTATTTAGCTCGGTAGCAGATGATAAAACAGATTATGCAGTAGCTACTATTACTGGACAAATTAAGTACTTTGGTAAAAATACAACTTCATTTATTGGTAAGAATAGTTATGCTAAGTATCAAGTAGAAACTAAAGTAGGTAAGAATTATGTTTACTATACTTGTTCTACTAAAATGTCAGATGCTCAAGTACCATTATTTGAGAAATTACAGCCTGATCAAATTATTACAGCTACAGGTAATTTAGATATGGAAGAATATAATGGAAAACTTACTCCTACTATTCTTACTAACTCTTTTAATATATTAGAGAAAAAGAATAGTGATAATACAGCTACAGATAAAGGTAAAGATACTGATTTTGACTTTGGAGCAAATAAGACTAAGACTCCACTAGATAACGACTTCTAAGACTACTGTATTGAGCTACAAGACCTGTATTGCTGTAAATGGTAGTACAGGTCATTTTAGTGGTTACTGAAGCTTACAGGAGCTTATATAATTAATTTAATTATTAACTATATGCACTACAATAAAAATACAATTAAACAATATTTACTACAACAACTTACATTATCACAAGTACAAAAGAAATTAGGATTAAGTAATAGTCAATGTAGGTATTTACAGAGTGAATTTAATAACTATATTGGTAACGAGTATGCAGATATTAATGAAGCATTAGTATCTATTGAATTGCATTTAAGATAATGTTTAAATTATATTGTTTGATATTTATATTAACTATTAAGTTTTTGATTAAAGATATAAGTTTACAAGAACAGTTACTAAATAAGTTAGCTCAAGCACGACAGTTTATTGATAGTAAAGAATATTTTAATGCAAAATTAGCAGTAGATAATCTAAGACATATTTACAACATCTATAATATTGTTTATGTTGTATTAGTTAGAGAGCTAGAAATATTAGAAAAGTTGACTAAGAGATTCTAGATAAGTAGATATAGTGGTAAGCTGTAATTATCACTATATTTATAGAAAAGCATTTATGCCTAGACAAAAGAGATACAGAGAATTTATATATGAAGGTAAGAAGTACAGACTACCAAGATGTTCACATGTAGTTAGCTATATTGAAGATTTTAGAAACTCTGAAGCTGGTAAAGCATGGTTAGAGCGTGTCGGAGATAAAGAAGCCAAAGCTATCACTAAACGAGCCTGTAATATTGGTACAAGTGTTCATAAAGCTATTGAACTTTTTTATAAAAGTCCAGAAGAATATATTAGTTATGCTAGTAAATTAGATCTTGTTACTAAGCAATATCTAAATAATTATAGTACTTTTTTAAAAAATAAAAATCCTATATTAGCTGAACAAGATGTAGCTTACTTTGATCCAATTAAGAAACATGGAGTAGTAGGAAAATTTGATGCGCTAAGTCAGTTAAATATAAACAACTTTTATTATGATAAAGAATGTAGAAACAGAGCAGATTTAGATCATTATGCGTTGATCGATTACAAAAACAAGAACAAGGCAGTTAGTCAAGTACATTATTTAACCGGTTATTTAATGCAACTTAGTTTGTATTCATTAATGATTAAACAAACTTTTCCACATCTAAAACCAGTTAATCAAATAATGGTAGTGATAAGTAGTCCTAAGATACTTAGTATTTACTATGCTGATGAAAACAAATTAAAGGTATATCAGGAGTGGGCTATAAGGATACTAGAAGCCTTCTGGAAGAAACAGAAATTTGATTTAGATGCTATGAAACGTGAATGGGGTTACTACTGGCATGAGAACTACAATAGACCTTACTATGAAAAGAACCACTTGTTTCCTACTAGACTTTATTGCAAAGAACCTTTAGATTTTTAAATGAGAAAGATTGAACAAGAGTTATTAGAAGCTATTAAAACTAGAACTAATTGGTCTAAGTCTAATAGTCAAGTTAGTTTTCATAATGATAAATGTTATGTATATTTACATGGACATAACATAGCAGTACTTGATTATGTAGAAGATAATATTACTGAGATTAAATTGTATAGTCAAGGTTATTTAACTAAAACTACTAAATCTATATTAAATATAGTATTAGAATTAGCTACTAAACATACTGATGATTATATTTATTACTACAATCTTTATCAACAAAGTTTCAATTGGTACTTAAAATGTATTAAGTGTAGTAAAGCCAAAGAAGTTATAGAATCAACTACAACTGAATTTACTGAAGGTATTAGTATAAAGGTTGAATAACAATGAACTACAAATACAGTTACGAAAGAACTGGTAATGACTGTTGGTTAGTAGATACATTAGAACTAACAAAGTTTAGATTAATACATACTGTTCAATCTAATGGTTGGAGTGAAGCTAATGAAGTAAAAGTACTTACCAATAACTCTTATAGTAAAGAAGAATGGATATCTAATGTACTTAAGTATCTAGCAACTAAAAACTTAAGTGTTACTAACTTTATAGGATTATCAACTGTAATTAAGGACTACCTAGACTAATGTTTAAATATTGTCCGAAATGTAAATCTTCTACTAAACATACAGTAATTAATGATAAAGCTACTTGTCTTATTTGTACTAAACTTAACTACACTAAAATTAAATTAGAACGTAATGCATAAAGTAGATTTAGAGTTGTTAGTTAACAATATTGCTGTACTAGATAAAGCTTCAAGACTAAGAGCATTAACTGATGTATTTAATATTTATGGTAGTGAAGTTTATAAGTCGGTACAAAGTAAATTAGTAGAAAAGTTAAAGTAATGATTGAATTAAAAGAACCTGTAAAGCCAGTAGAACCTATTACTAAGTTAATTATTAAAAGAGAAGTAGAGATTTTTTATAGTAGTGAGTTTAACAAACTAAATAAGTTAGAAGAACAACTTAAACTTATTGAAACTAGTAAGTCTAAATACAAATTAGAGACTGAGGAGTATACAACAGCTAAAATTATTGACTTTAAGTTAGAGCTTAGTGATTATCATGATTATAAGTATTTTGTTTTAATAGCATTAGAAGAAGAAGATGATTACTTATTTAATAAACGAAAAGAACGATATAAATATGAACTAGTTGATTATGAAATTAAACTAGAAGCTTATAAGAAACAAAAAAGAGAATTATACTTACAACTTAAGGAAGAATTTAATGAGCTTTAATATACTGGATTACTTAGATAAGTTAGAAGCAGTAGATAAGTACAGTTACATCTGTCCAATATGCAAAGGTAATAAATTTCAAAGTTAATAAAAATACTGGAGCTTATGCTTGTTATTCTAATAACTGTTACAGAAGTAAAGATAACAAAATTAAGCTCTATCAGTATTTAGGTAGCTTAAATAGGTTTAGTAATGTTAATAGGTTTACTTACACTAGTACAGTTAAAGAATATGTAGTACCTAAATTAATTACAGAACCAGTAAAGTTAGCTACTGTAATTAAGCAACCTAAAGTAGAAGAAGTAATTACTGGTAATACTAAATATACTTATTACTATCACAGTAACTTTCAAAGATTACAAAGAATAGATTACTTAGATAAAAGTAGTAAGAAAAAGTGTTTTCCTCAACATTACAGCAAAGATAGTTATGAATGGGTGTATGGTATCTCAGAAACATTCAAACCCTTCTGTAGTCAACGATTTAACGGTTCAGTACATATAGTACCTGAAGGAGCTAAGAATGCCTTTAAAGTCATTACAGAGCAAGGTCATAGTGCATTTAGCTTTCAACAATACAATGAGGTAGAAATTACTGAAGGATTGAAATTAATACAACCTAGTGCAATAGTGTTGTTATTAGATAATGATTTAGTTAGTTTAAATAAACAGAACAAGATTAGAGATATTGCATGGAAGTTAAATATTAGTACATTAACTATTGATATTAAAGAGTTATGGAAGTTAGCAGATATAGAAGAAGATTGTAGTAAAGGTGCCGATATATATGATTTACTACAACTCAGACCTAAAATAAATTTACAGGAGTTAATTAATGAATACCTTACTAGCAATTGCTTACTTTGACAATAACAGTTCACATCAATATACAGAAGGATTAACAATATCTAATTCTATTATTTGGATTAGTAAGCTTATGGATAATAACAGTAATTGTGTGTTAGGTGAAGTTAGAAAAGATGGAGAAGCAATAGTAATAGTTAAAAGAGTAGATAATGTAACTAAATTAAAGTTCTTAGATGCAAGTTACTTAAATAATTTAAATTTAAGTATATTAAAGAATATAGAAATAGAGACAGTAAGTACTACTAATCAAGTAATTGGTTCAAATATTAAAGTAGGTGGAAGTATTAGTTTTGGTAATATTACTCAGTCATAAATTGTAAATACTATGAAAATTAAACTAAAAGATGAAGAAGCTAAACGTTATGCAAAGTTATATCAAGGTAGCAAAGAAGATTATAAAGAAGCTGAGATACTAGATGTTTCGTTAGCTTTTACATATTTTGTTAAATTTAGTAATGGTAAGTTTGCTAATGTACCTAGATCTTATGTTGAAGAAATTATAGAAGAACTAACTGAAGCTGATGTAATTAACTTATTATGTGATTAAGAGCCATGATTAATCTTAAACAGTTTTTAGATCATTTAGTTAAGGAGATGTTGAATGATCCATTAAAGTGTATTCCTTATACTGAAGAAATGAGTGAAAGAGCTAGAGATTTAATATCTGAAGTAGAAGATTATGAGTTATCCGATTAGATACAGATTAGTAAATAAAGAAACTAATCAAGTAGTTAAGTACAAAGATGATAACAAGACTGTAGTAGGTATGATATTTCCTAATGGCAATCCTTGTATTTACACTAAAGATAAAGAAAGTTATTATTTTACAGATTCAGTAGATGCAGTTAGTTGTAGTGATTACTATTTAGAAGTAGCCTTAGAAAAAGATGATAATGGTAATTGGATTTACAAGAGAGTAGGTTATTAAGTAATTGATTTAACAGGTAAGGAGATCTAAGTATGTTAGCTACAATTATTGAACAGAAGAAATGTAGTTGGTGTAAAGAATATTTAGATACTAATAAGTTTTACACAGATAAAAGTACCAGCTCTGGATTAAGCAATAGATGTAAAGAATGTAGAAAACAAACTAGATATGTATCCAAAAAAGAAGTACAGTTTTATAAAAATAATATTGTAGATATACCATGTAGCCCTAGAACTGATTGGAGCAGAGAAGCTTTAAGGAGAAGTAAAACTAGAGCTAAAGAAAAAGGATTGCAGCACAATTTAACTAGAGATTGGCTATTAACTAATTTACCTACTCATTGTCCAGTTTTAGGTATAGAACTAGCTTTTGGGGGTAATTCGTATAATTCACCTAGCGTAGATAGATTTGATAATAATAAAGGTTACACAACAGATAATGTAAGAATAATAAGTTTTAGAGCTAACGCATTAAAATCTAATGCAACAGTAGAAGAATTAGAAGCAATAGTAAGGTATATGAGAAATGAATAATATGGAACTAACAATTAAATTAAACCAACAACAACTTAACTATTTAATACTAGAAAGCAATAAACAGAATTGTAGTAAAGAGAAGATACTACAACAGTTATTAGATATTCAGATTGAGATGCAGGAAGCTTTAGAAGCTGATTTAACATTTCCATTAGAAACTTAATTACAAGCTGTTGTAGCCAATTCTAGACGTTATTGAGAGAACAATATGAATCAGTATGTATTGCAGAGAATACGTGACGGTAGTTTTATAATGCATTGTTATTTAAAGAATCTGTAATTAAAGATAAGTTGAATCAGTACAAAGATTACAAAGCTGTACATTATCAGAGTTTAGGTAACGTAGTTAGTAAGTACTAAATTAGGAATTAGAAATGAGATATATTCCTTGTTATGCATTAAAAGTAAATAATGAGTATACTCCTTATTGGAAATTAGATTATAGTTATGAAGAAGATTATGGTCATGGTTATACAACTGAAGATAGTTACAGAACTAATTACAGTAACTTAACTGAGTGTCTATATGATTTAGTAGAAAAGAAAATAGTATTAGGTATTGTTAAAGATATCTATCAAAAACCTAAATATCAAGTAGGGCAACAAGTTTTAGTAGAAACTGGTAGTAGCCTTTACAGTATAGATAGTATTAAAGAAATAGTTTATCAAACGTATGAATCTACTTGTTATCTAGCTAAGGATTTAGATGAGTATCAGTTAAAATGGTATTTTACTGAAGATGAAATTAAAGAAATTAAGCTTAACGAGTTATATGAATTTAGGCTATGGGAACCTTATTATTTACTAGAATCCGGTAAGTTGATTAAATATAATCATCAACTAGCACAACTAGTTTAAGTGTTAATTATAATTATCTAGATTAGAATTATGAGTTACTTGTGTTTAAACGTTATGTATATTATTTATGACACTGAAAATAGATTTAGATATTGTAAAACAGTACACAGAGAGACTTGAGAAGTTATTAGAGATTAAAAGTAATCCCAATATTAGCTCACTAGAAAAAGATATTATTGCAGAAACAGAAAGAGAACATATATTAGCAGAGTATTGTCAGTACTTTGGTAGAAGCTTAGAAAAGAACATTAACAAGCATTTAGATAGATTAGAGAAAGGAGATATTAAAGTATCTGAAGATGACTCTATTTACTTAGATGAATTCCTAAAAAGAGATTTTAGTGTTTATTGGTTATGTCTAAGATACATTGTCAGAGGTGATTTAATGTATCTTGTAGCTCCTAAGAAAGCTGGTAAAAGTTCAATATTTAACTACTTAATCAAGTCAGTTACTTATACTGGAGAATTTCTAGGTTATCCATGCATTACGGGCAAAGTACTTTATGTAGCTGCTGAAGAAAGTAATATTAGTTTAAAGATTAAAGCTAGTACTTATGGTTTTGATAATGAAGATGTATTAGAAGAAATTACAACTAATAAATCAGTAAAAATATTAAGAAGTTTAGATTTAGTAAATGATGTAGCTAAGTTAGAAAGAGAGATTAAAGAATACAAACCAGTATTAGTTATTGTTGATACCGCTCGTGCTGTAATGATGAATGCTACTTGTTCTGAAAATCAAGCAGAATGGGCAAATCCTTTTTATAAGTTACAAGCATTAGCGATCAAGTTTAACTGCACTGTTTTAGTTAGCCATCATACTAATAAGAAAAACGAAGCTTCAGGAACTAGTGCTTTATTAGGTGTAGGTGCTGGTTACATAATGCTAGATAGTGATAAAGAAAAAGGTACTAGTACACTTCAATTTATCACTAGAGATTTAAGTGAACGTACTTATTTAGTTAAAAGAGTACGTAATGAAAAAGGAGAAATGGGTTATAGATTAGAAAAAGAATTTGGTTTAACTCAAGAACAAGAAGAGTTACAAGGTAAGATTCTTAGATACATCCTTAACACTAAAGGACATACATCTTTAACTAAACTAAAAGAAGTATTTAATGAACCTGATTTAGTAGATACTATTGGTAATTTATTAGAGGTATGTTTAATTCAATATACAGCTAAGAAAGATGATGTATATTATTACATTCCAGATACTAATAAGTATCTTCTTAAGAAAATTGAGAAGTACAGAACATTAGAAGAAGATGTTGAAGTATCTAATAAACTAATTGAACTAGAAACTGATGAAGAAGTAAAGTTATTTACTAAAGAATGGACAGCAGATTATAAACGTAAGATTTGGGGATTATTACCAGATAATGATAAATTTAGAGTTTTGTTAGTACTAAAGAAACCTAAGTACGATAAACAACAAGTGATTTATAATAACAATAGTTACTTAGCTGAAGTACAGGATTACAATAAAGAGGATTATAATTTTATGTATAAATTATCAAATAACACTGAGGTTCTAAATTTAATTGATGAGAAAAAGATTACAGTCACCTAACAAATTTAATGCAATATTTAAAGCAAAGTTAATTAGAAAAGACAACATATTTAATCTACAACTAGAAGATGGTACTGTTGTTTATACTTATTTAGAAGATAAGTTATTTAAGTACATCAACCGTATCGATTTAGATTTAGATCAATGGTACACATGGAGAGGTCAATATACAACATCTCAACATCCAGATGATGAAAATATTGATGTACTAAAAGTAATCAAGTTAGTTGCACTAGAGAACAACAAAAAACCGTATAAATATTTTGATATATTTGGTCATTGCTTTCAGATACAAGATACGCAAATACAAAAATACAATAAACGATATAATTTTTTATTAGTTAATTTATTTAAAGATGGAGATAAAGAAAGTATTAAGTTATGTTATAAGAAGCTAGATAATCCTAATCTTGAGTATACTGAACAAGGACATCCTTACTTAATTAGTACAAAAAATGATAGAAAACCAGTAAGATTTACTTGTTATCAAAGTGGTAACAATATAGTAATTAAAGAAATAGAATTACTGTATTAATACTAAATGAGTTAACCTTAAGTACTTAAGATGTAATGTCTTAGGTACTTTCTTTTTAATACATTAAGGAACAGTCATGTTTGATTATAATAAATTAGAAGTTACTGGTAAATTTTATATTGAATTTTTAACTAAATTTGTTGAAGTAGAAGTTGTAGAAGATTTAATTAGATATTGGTATCGTACTTGGTTTAATAAGTTTACTAGTCCTAGTATTTATTGGATTCATGTAAACACAATTACTAATGCAGTTGTAGAAGTACAAGTAAATTTAAGTGAATGTCTTAGTAACCATTATATAGAAAAAGACTTTATTTGTAATACTAATACTGTTGTTGGTGAGAATAGAAGAAGTTTAGCTAAAGTACTACTTAATGGTGTAAGTAATAATAAAACTAAAATTAATAAAGTTGGATGTGCAATTAATATACTTAATGAGTATAGAACTAAGTTAGATATTCCTAATCCTTATTTAGTACACAACTTTAATGTAACTAATACTAACGAACTAACAGAATTAATTAATAAGTTAATAGATAAAGAAGATAAGAAATTAAATGAACTAATTACTGAATTAGACACTAGTACTAAATATAATCTAATGAGACAACAATTAGATAAATTAGAGAAGTTACAGAGAATGTTAGAACTAGCTACTGATTTGTATTAAGACTATGAATATTTATTTGTTAAGTCAAACAGAATTAGTTGGTTATGATACTTATGATAGTTGTGTAGTATTAGCTGAAACTGAAGAAGAAGCTAGAACAATACATCCAAATAGTAATTTCAAGTATAGAGATGATTTAAGTAGATGGGTACGTGATTCTTGGTATGACAAATATTTAAAAGAAAATATTATTCCTTATTTTGATAGTAGTTGGTGCAAACATCCTGAAGCTGTAATAGTTAAATATCTTGGTGAATTTAAAGGTAACTTAGATGATTATCCAACTAGAATCATTTGTAGTAGCTTTAATGCAGGATAGGTAGTATGTGCCATATAATTATTTATAGTGGCTTGTAGGAGCTTATAGATGGAACTGAAGCAATTATTGTTAGAGATAAGAACTAAAGCTAAACACAGTATTAGTGAAAATGATAGTAGATTTAATAGTTATAAAGAATTAGAAAAACAAGGACTAATAGTATTAGAGCAGATTAAGAATACTGGAGTTTATATAGTTAATGCAAATTAATTATAAATACATAAGAAATGAAATACCAGTAGAAGTTATTGAAGATATTTGTACTTCTCAGATAGTTGCATGTGACTGTGAAACTACTTCTAAAGATTTAAGTAGAGGAATGGAATTTGGTTTAGAATCACATAGAGGTCAAATAAGATTACTGCAACTTGCAACTAAAAGTAACTGTTACATTTTTGATTGGCTACTGCTAGCTGAAACTGAAAAAATTAAAATACGAAAATGTTTTAAATGCATAAGTATATTAATAGGATTTAATTTTAAGTTTGATACTAAATTTTTATTTTATGCAGATATAGATCCTAGTGACTGTGGTATTATATTTGACTGTATGATAGCTGCACAGTCAATAGAAAAAGGATTAGAAACACATGAAGATGGAGAATTTACATTAAAATCAATAACTAAAAGATATTTAGATATTGATTTATCTAAAGAAGAACAGTTATCCGACTGGTCACAAATAGAATTAACAGATGATCAATTAGAGTATGCAGCATTAGATGTAATAATTTTACACAGATTAAGAGAAGTACAAAAAGCATTACTAGTTGAGAAAGCTTTAGGTAAATCATTTAAGAACGATGTAAATTCAATAGTCCCAACTGCTGCAATTGAACATAATGGCATGTGTCTAGATGTTGATTATTTACATTCGTTATTACCTAAGTATGAATTAAAACTAAAAGAATCTGGTACTGAATTATATAAGAGATTTAATGAAGTATACTATCAAAATAGTTTTATAGATGAAGTAATATATAACTTTTCAATTACTAGTAATACACAGTTACTATATAAACTTCAAGAATTAGGCATACCTGATCCTGAAGAAGAAGGATTATTAATACAAAGTTGTGGTAAAAATAAACTCAAGTTATTAGATGAACTAGAGTTTCCAGTAGTAGATGACTTACTAGATTACAGAAATTCAGCTAAAAGATTAAGTACTTATATCATTCCATTACCAGATCATATAAATCCAGTAACTAAAAGAATACATACTAATTTATCTATTAATTCTACTAGTACAGGTAGATTTAGTAGTAGAAATGTTAACTTACAAAATCAACCTAGAGATAGTGAGTTTAGAAATTCTTTCATAGCTCCTGAAGGAATGTTGATGATATCAGCGGATTTATCAGCTATAGAAGTTAAGGTCATGGCTGAATTATCCAAAGACAAGAAGTTAATTGAATTTTACAATAAAGGATTAGATGTTTATGTAGCTACTGTTTGTTTTATAAATAATATTGAAATTGAAGATTATTATAAATTAGATAAAAAAATACAGAAGGATTTAAGACAAAAAGGAAAAGTATACGTCTTAGGATTGCAGTATTCTATGCAGTGGAGAAAGTTGCAAAAGTACGCTAAACAAGCTTATGGGGTATTGTTAACATTATTACAAGCTAAAGAATCTAGAGAAAAGTTTTTTCAGTTATATTCAGGTATTGCTTCTTATCATGAATATGCTAGAGAATTTCCTAAACGTACTGGTTATATGGAAGCTTTAGATGGACGTAAGAAATTTGGAGAAGCAGGTTATACAGAAAGTACTAATTGGCCTGATCAAGCTACATCAGCTAGTATTGTTAAACTAGCTATGTATAATTTTTACATGAAGCTAAAAGAGAAAGGGTATTCGCCAATATTAGACAATTCAGTACAATTTTGCTGTACAGTGCATGACCAACTAGATACATATGCTAGAGAAGATATTGCTGAAGAGATTAGAGATCTAAAACATAAATGCTTAGTAGAAGCTGGTAGTGAATATGTAAAAGTAGTGCCAATAACTGCCGAAGCTGGAATAGGTAAAAGATGGGGAGAATGTCATTAATTTAATAAATTAAAATAAGTTGAAAAGACTGGTACTTAGTACATGCATAAATATTACACTGTAATGTTAACTACCGGAGCTAATTATTTTAATGTTACTGAACAATTTGTTAAAGACAACAGAAGTAATATTAAAGTGATTTATGAACAAACAGATACTGGATTAGTAGACGTAACACACACGTTTTAGTAACAACACATATTGGAGTAATTATGAATTTCTTAGAATTTAAGCAATCATTTCAATCCAACTTTAAGCTTTTTGTTAAAGACCAAACTCACTTGTATCTAACTAATGTAGATAAAGATGAATTATGGAATACATATTTAAACAACTTTCCTGAAGATGTTAGACAAGAGTTTAATTGTAATAGTTGCAAACAGTTTATTAAAAATTATGGTAATTTAGTTGCAATTAAAAATTATGAAACCGTTACTTACTGGGACTTTGAAGCAGGTGATAACAAGTACCAAAAGGTAATAGATGCATTAAAGAACTTAGCACTTAGTAAACCTATTAAAGATGTATTTGTTAATGAAACTAATGTGTTAGGTACTGATAGTAATTGGGATGTAAATAAAGAAGTTAAATGGAATCACTTATACTATCAACTACCTAATAATTTTAAAACTAACAAAGATATAATTGAAACTAAGAAAAGTGAGTACAGAGATAACAAATCAGTATTTAAACGATCATTAGAAGAACTTAGTTTTGTAGCTGTAAGAACTGTATTAGATTTAATTGCTGAGAATAACTTATATCGTGGACAAGAGTTCAAAGCATTATTAAATAACTTTGATGATCATAAAGTAACTTATGAACAATTAACTAGTAAACAAAAAGATAACTATTGCTGGAGTTATGCCGTAACTACTAATGCATTATTAAGAATTAGAAATAGTAGTATTGGTACTTTATTAATTGATTTAAGTAACGATGTAGATTTAGAAACTGCTATTCGTAAGTTTGAGAAAGTAGTTGCTCCTACTAACTATAAGCGTCCTAAACCTCTTGTAACTGCAAAGATGGTAGAAGATGCTCAGAAGACTATTGAAGCTCTAGGACTCTCACAGGCACTACAGAGACGATTTGCAGTACAGGACGATATTACAGTAGATAATGTATTGTTTGTTAATCGTACTAAATCTCAACTAGATATATTTGATGAATTAAAGAAAGATGCAATAGTTAATGTAAGAAAGCTAAGTAACTTAAAAGAAGTTAGTTTAGATAACTTTATTACTGAAGTACTACCTAATAGTAGTAATATTGAGTTGTTACTAGAAAACAAACATGAAAGTAATTTAGTAAGTTTATTAACTAGTGATGACGATACCAACTTATTTAAATGGAGTAACAATTACAGTTGGTGTTACAGAAACAACTTAACAGATAGTTTAAAAGAGAAGGTTAAAGCTGCTGGAGGTAAAGTAGATGGTAAATTACGTATTTCATTAGAATGGTATAACTATGATGATTTAGATCTACATTTAATGCAACCTGATAAGCAACATATCTATTATCGTAATAAAAGAAGTACTAATGGGGGACAATTAGATGTAGATGCCAACGGAGGACATGCAACTACTAGAACTCCAGTAGAAAATATTATTTACCCACATAACTGCAAACTACCTGAAGGCGCCTATGGTGTAGGAGTTAATCAGTTCTGTAGTAGAGAATCTATTGATGTAGGATTTAATGTAGAGATTGAATATGAAGGAGAGATATTTGAATTTAATTACAATACTAGTCCTAGACATAATGAAGATGTAGTTATAGCTACTTTTACTATTACTAAAGAGGGTATTAAGTTAGCTAAAGATAGTAAGATTAACAGTAAAAAACTATGGAACTTAAACACTAATACTTTCCACAAAGTTAATATGATTACTTACAGTCCTAATTACTGGCAACAACAGATTGGTAATAAACATGTATTTTTCTTTCTTGATGATTGTAAGAATACAGAACCAGTTAGAGGTATCTTTAATGAGTACTTAAAAGACGAACTATTAGTACACAAGAAAGTATTTGAAGCCTTAGGAGGTAAACTACAAGTATCATTTAGTGATAATCAATTAAGTGGAGTAGGATTTAGTACTACTATTAATAACAGCTTTGTTGTTAAAGTAGACGGTAAATTAGTTAAAGTAACAGTTTAAGTTTTAAATATAATTAACTACATTAGGTAAATACAATGGACTTATTTGCACAAGCTACACGTAACAAATTAAGATTTCCTGGAGTTAAAGGTCAGATTAATACTGAAGATTTATGGGATTTAACTGTACCTGCTTTAAAGACAATTGCAAGAGGTTATTATGAAGAACTTAAAACAACTGATTTAAGCTTCTTAGATGAAGTAACGGAAGTAGATGCAATTTTACAACTTAAATTTGATGTAGTTAAATTTATTATTGAAACTAAGCAAACAGAAGAAAAAGAAAGAAAATTAGCAGCAGAACGTAGAAAAGCTAAAGAAGAGTTATTAGAGCTTAAGAAAGAAAAACAGAAAGAGCTAATGAAAGGTATGACGTTAGAAGAAATTGATAAACAGTTAGAATTACTGTAACTATAAGTAAACTCCCTGTCTTAGTTGATGGGGAGTAAGTAATATTATGAATGAAAATGATAAGTTACCTGATATAGATTTTGATGAAAAAGTATACTCAGCATTAAGTAAGAAGCTATTACCTGAGATAAAATTTGATGAACCTAAAGACTTAAGCTACTATTTTGGTACTGCTGTATTAGCTTATTTAGTAGTAATTGGTTTAATTTGTATAGTTGATAGTTATAGTATTAGACAATACAACAAATATTTGATTGAAATTAATCATGAAAGAAGTGATTTGTTATAAGTTAGATAATGGTAGTTTGTTTGAAGATAAAGAAACTGCATTATTAGCAGAACAGAAATTAAACAATAAAAAAGTACTAGATCATACTCAATCAGTACCTTTAAAATTTAAAGTAGAAAGTATAGTATTTATAGCAGCCAGAAACAAAATTAGACAATGTGTAGTAAAAAGTATTGAAAATGAACAAGCATATTATGATGAGGATATTGATGAACTATATACTTCTGTTATTTTAGATGACTTAAATGATAGAGAAGATAGTTATTTTGCATTTAGTACTACTGAATTTAGTAGAGATTTAAATAAAGAAATTACTATTAAGTTTATAGATTTATGTAATTTTAATTATGAAGAATATTTATAAGTTTATTTGGTGCCTAGGTTTATTGCATTTAACACTAACATTTATAGTTAACACAACTGTTCTTAATCTAGTTAACTTAATAGTTGGTACTGTATTAGTAATTGGAGCTTTTATTAGTTATGATATATAAAACACCTGAAGAAAAGTTAAATAATTTATCTAAAATTGAACTATTAAATAAACTAAAACAAGGTAGTAAAAGTATTACTGTGTTAGTTACTATTGAACAAATACTCAAAAACAAGTTCAAGTTATCACATAAGGACATACAAGATTATTTAAGATAATTACTTTTAGATATAATTATTTGATTATTTATTACTAGATATTTATGTCAATTACATTAGAAAGTAAGCAGCAATACTTTAATTTAGTTAAGCCACAATACATTAGTTGGAATTTTTACAAAGATTATATTAATGTAGAACCTAACTTTGGTGAATTAGGTTTAGTAGTATATCTAAGAACTTATAGCAGATTTGTTGAAGAGTTAAATAGAAGAGAAAAATGGTGTGAAACAGTACTTAGAGTAGTTGAGTATTCATTATCACTAGATACTGTTAGTACTAAAGAAAATAAGATTAAAGAAGCTGAAGAGTTATTTGATGCAGTATTTAATTTAAGACTATTTCCAGCAGGACGTACATTATGGATTGGTGGAAGTAAACAAACAGAAGTAGATGGTAGTGCTAATTGGAATTGTACTTATTGCAACATTGATACTATCAGTAGCTTTAGTGAAATATTTTATTGGTTAATGATTGGTGCTGGTACTGGTTTTTCAGTAGAACAAAAACATATAAGCAAGTTGCCTAAGTTTTATGCAAATAAGCAATTAGTACATCAAGATTATAATTACAACAATAGTAATTACGAACATACTACTATTCAAGGCTATTTAAATAATTTAACTAATGGAGTTGGCACCTTATTTAAACATGCTATTTGTCTAACTGATAGTGATTATATCAATCCTCTAAAGAATGATTTAGAAATTTTTAATAGATACATAATTAAAATTGGAGATAGTAAAGAAGGATGGTGTAATGCATTAAGATTACTACTTACTTTATGTACATCTGATAAAGAGTTGATAATTGAATTTAATTATGATAACATTAGACCTAAAGGCGAACTAATTAAGACATTTGGTGGTAGAAGTAGTGGTTATAAAAACTTACAGCAAGTACTAGAAGATACTTATAAAATCTTAGTTAGATCTAATGGGTTAATTGATTCATTAGCAGCATTAGATATTATTAACATTATTGGTAGAGGTGTAGTATCTGGTGGAGTTAGAAGAACTGCTGAGATAGCTCTAGGAGACTCTACAGATGTGGAATTTATTGAAGCTAAGTATAATCTATGGTCTGATGAAAACAAGCAGCCTTATCAAGATATTAGAGTAATGTCTAATAATTCTTTGATGTTTTATGAAAAACCTAGTTGTGAAGAATTAGAACAAGTAGTAAATAGAATTAGAAATAATGGTGAACCTGGATTTTATATTATAGGTAATGCTAGAAAATATGATGATTTAATTGAAGGTACAAATCCTTGTGGCGAGACGGGTTTACGTAATAAACAAACTTGTAATTTAACTACTACAAATCCTTATTATCACATTACTGAAGATAATGGTTTTTGTTGGAATAGTTGGATTGATACTCTAAAGTTAGCTACTAGAGCTGGAAGTAGAATTAGTACTATTACTCAGTGGCATCCTGAATGGGATAAAGTGCAAAAATCACAAAGATTGTTAGGTGTATCTATGACTGGAATTATGGATACAGTTGATAGACTTAAATGGACTAAAGAACAGTTAGAAGATTTTCTAAAAGTTAGTGCAGATATAGTAAGACAAGAAGCTGATAAATATCATAAAGAACTAGGTATTGAACGTAGTGCCAGAGTTAGTTTATTTAAACCTGAAGGTACTTTAAGTCAACTACCTACTGTATCTAGTGGTATTCATAGAAGTTACGCTGAGAGCTATTACAGACGTATTAGATTTAGTTCTCAAGATCCATTAGCATTAGCTTTATATGATTTAAACATTCCAGTAGTACCTGAAAATAGTCAAGGTGATAAGTTATTTGATGAAAAATGTAATACTTGGGTGTTTACATTTCCAGTTAAAACAAATGCAGAAATTAGAGCTATTGATGAATCCTCTATTGATCAACTAGAACGTTATAAGTTAGCAATGACTACTTATGTTAGAGACGGTCATAACTGTTCAGTAACTATTACTGTGGCTGATAATGAATGGGAAGAAGTAACTAAATGGATTTATAATAACTGGGATTACTGTATTGGATTAACATTATTACCTAAATTTGATCCAGTAGAAGGAGGTAAAGCTATGTATCCTAATATGCCTTATGAACCTTGTACATTAGATGATTACAATAACTTAAAAAGTAAATTACCAGTATTAAAGGAAGAAGAGTTAATTAACTTAGTTAGTAATTATGAATCTAATTATGAAGAACAAAAGTTAGACAGTAGTTGTGATACTGGTAGCTGTCCTGTAAGGTAAAGCATCTAATTAATATAATTATCTTTACTTCTGCTTAAATGAACGAATTAGAAATTAAACAACCTAGAATCCGTAAAGGTAATAAAAATTATGGACATAAATGAATATTATAAATATATTCGTTATTTATATAGTAAAAATCTGAAGTTATTTTATTTATCAGTAATAGGTTTAGATAGAGATTTAGTAATTAGGATATTAAATAATGGATAGGATTAAAGGTAGTACTAGAACTAGAACTGGAGACAATGGATTTACAGAATTAGTTCAAGGAGAAAGGATACCTAAATCAGATTATTTATGTTTTATATATTCAGAAATACAAGAAGCAATAGTTTTAACTACTATTTGGAACCTAAAATATAATCTACTAGAAGATCAAGATTTACATTTATTAAAAAAACTAATAAATCCTGAGCTTAATAATTTAGGAGCTAGTTTATGGAGCAAAATTACTTTAAGAGATTTTTGTCCTAGTAATGAAACATATAAAGAATATGAGAACAGAAGATTAGAAATAAATAGTAATTTTAAAAGTGCTAGAGATTTTATAGTATTTAGTACTATTCCTAGTTGCGAGTTGTATTTAATTAATATTAAATTTAGAAAAATAGAACATTATATTTGGTATGTTATCCATAAATATTATGGATACTTATCAGAATACCACTCTGAAGAATTAACTAATACAGGAAGCTTTTATAATATGTTAGGTGACTACTTCTTTAATTTATGCAGATATGTGCAACAAAAGTTAAATGAAAAAGAAGATTATTGGAATATACAAAATAACTAATTTAGTTAACAATAAAGTTTATATAGGTAGTTCTATAGATTGTTATAGAAGATTAGAATTTGAGCATAAGAAAGGAACAGCAAGTAATACATTATTGCAACGGGCTATTACTAAATACGGCATTAACAATTTTAGATTTGAAATAATTGAATGTTGTTTATCTCAAGATACAGATATTTTAACAAAACAATATTTAGTAGAAAGAGAATCTAATTGGATAGAATATTTTGATGCATTAAACAGATCAAGAGGTTATAACATAGAATCTCCTACATTAAATATTAGATCAGAAGAATCTAAATTAAAAATTTCTAGAACACAAAGAAATCAGGTCAAGAAACATAATACTAGTGGTGTTGTAGGAGTTAGATGGGATAAAGAAAGACAAAAATATGTAGTTACTCAAAGTAGGAATAATCGTACATATCATTTAGGTAGATTTTCTTCCTTAGAAAAAGCACAAGAAATATATCTTGAATTTTGTAAGTATGATTATGAAGAATTTCTTATTAAAAGAGAGCAGTTATTACAACGAAAACCTAAAACATCTAAGTATACAGGTATACATAAATGTACTAGAAGTGGTAAATATATTGCACAAATTAGAGTGAATAAAAAGAATGTAGTAGTAGGCAGATACATATCTGAAATTGAAGCTGTAATTGCTTATAATGAATACTTAGTATTTAATAATATAGAAGGATATTTAAATATTATTTATTCAAACGAATATCCTAATATTACTGAATTTAATCCACCTAATTATTAATTATGAAAAGAGTTAGTGAAGATGAAATAACTATTATTAGTAGAAGTCCAGTAGTAATTAAGTATAAAGATAAAGAATATATTTGCTTTAGAGGTAGTGAATATGTAAGTTATGATGAGTTACCTAAAGACTGTTTTGAAGTTAGATTTAGTAGACCTGTAATTTATGATATGTCACGTACACTAACATTTGTACCTAAAGAGTAATATGGGATACTTACCTAATACAGATACAAAAACTGTAGTTACAACTGATACTAATGGACTAATAACTAAAATTGAAAAAGTAGATAAAGATATTAAAGTTATTCATGAATATGTAGTTAAGAAGTAAATAGTAAACTTATATATATATTTATTTACTATTTGTATTAAAATGTCTAAATTAACAGTAGAAAATAAGAACGAAATTTTAGTAGTAGATAGCAGATTAGTAGCTGAAGAACTAGGTATTGAACATAAAACACTGAAAAGTACTATTACTAAATACTTAGCTAAACTAGTAGAGCTTGGAACCCTTGATATATAACCATCGGCTGTAGGTTTAGACACAGGCTTTTTGATTAAAGAAAGTAGTCCTAAGCAAGCTGATGGTTCTGGAGGGGAAGTATATTATTTACTAACTGAGGTTCAAGCTAATTTTGTAATGAGTCTTAGTCAAAATACTGAACCTGTAGTAGAAGCTAAACTAAATTTAGTTAAAGCTTTTAATCAAGCTAAACAAACAATCAATAAAGCTACCACATTAGTACCTACTGAGTTAACTCAGATGTTTCTAAGTATTCAACAAGAAATGAAAGTACTTAGTGCTAGAACTCAAAAATTAGATATTATGGAAAAAGCTGCTAATGATAATAAGGGAATTAAAGGAGTATTGAACACTAAGATGGAAGAAATATTTCCAGATAATTTACACTTTACTACTAGAGAATACTTAGAATTTAAAGGAGTTAGTTTGGTACATTTAAATACGTTAAGAAGGCGTGCAATTCAGTTCTATAGGCAGGGAATTCAATCTGAAGAACTACCTAAGAAAGGTTCAGAAGTGTTATTTAAAGGTGCTGCTATTGCTTATTTAGAAGAAGCTTTAAAGACTATTTTATTTTAATAAATTATTAATATAATTACTCAATTATTTAACTAACAAGGAAAACATGGGAATTACAGATAAGTCACGTCAACAAGCTAGATTACGTCAACAAGCTAAAAACAAAGTAGACCAAGTAGCATCTCAAGTTAAATCTACTACTAAAGCTGATGTAAAAGCTAAAATTGAAGCTTTACGTTCTCAAGCTGACTGTATTGAATGTGATACTGCTTACCAACACTTGATGAGTAGAATTCACGAACTCTCAGGACAACTATAATAGCCTCTACAACAGCTAGAACATCACTTCAGATAGTCTAGTTAGTTTTTATAATTATCTTTTATTACAGAGCCATACAGATGCAGATTAAAGTAAAGAAACTTACACCTACAGCAAAAACACCTACAAGAGCCTACAACACAGATAGTGGTCTTGACCTATACTTAGATGAAGAAGTAGTATTACAGCCATTACAGAGGCATCTAGCTAGTACAGGAATAGCAGTGCAACTACCTAAACCTAATTTTTGGGAACAGTCTGAAACTAGTTTGCATAGATATGTTTATGAATGTACTATCAGACCTAAAAGTGGATTAAGTGCTAAAGGATTATATGTAGCTTTAGGAACTATTGATAATAGCTATACGGGTGAACTTAAAGTAATACTAATTAATTTAAGTAATGAAGTGATGGAATTTAAAAGTGGACAGAAAATAGCTCAATTAGTAGTACAAAAAGTGTATTTACCAGATATAGTTGAAGTAGAAGAATTAGAAGAAAGAGTTAGAAGCAGTAATGGATTTGGTAGTACTGGACTAAATTAATACTTAATTATAATTATTTTATTTAATTAGAACTATGTTTGTAAGACTTATTGCAAAGACAACTGGTTATGTAGATACTGAATATGAAAATAAATCATTAGATGAAATTACAGTTGGTATTGCTAGATTAAGTTCATCTAGAGAAATTAATGAATTATTTGATGAACCAGAAAAGTTACTGAGACATTGTATCTTAAATGGTCATTGGAGTGTATTTACTACTACTAACTTAGTATTTGAAATAGAAACTAGTAGAGCAGTAGCAAGGCAATTACTAAGACACTGGACATTAAAGCCACAAGAACTAAGTCAACGTTATGCAGAAATACTTAGTTTTGAAGAAGTAGAGTTAAGAAAACAATCTAAAAATAACAGACAAAGTAGTGAAGAAGTATTAGCTAAAGTTTATAAAGACACAAACACTGATTATTTTGAATTTGAAACTTATTTTGATACTAGTACAAATGTAAGATTAGCTGAAGTTACAGAAGAAGCTAAGATGTTACTTGAGCAAATTGAGTATACTTATGAACGTTGCTTAGAATGGAATGTTAGTAGGGAAACTAGTCGTATGCTTCTACCTGAATGTGCTACTACTAAGATTATCTTTAACGGTACTTTAAGAGAATGGATTACTACATTAAATGTAAGATTACATAAAACAGCTCAAAAAGAAACTAGATTAGTATGTGAAGCTATTAGAGATTACCTTATTAAGGAATGTCCTATTATATCTAAATCATTGTTTAACTTTGAAGATGCTTATAATATTCATCTATTAGATAGATTAGTTCTAGAGAAGTTTAATGTATTTAAGTTAATTAAAAATAATAATTATAAGAAGTTATAAATGTACGAATACAAAGCTACAGTAACTAAAGTAGTTGATGGAGATACTTTAGTACTAAACATAGATTTAGGATTTGGTATTACTTACAATAATCAAAAAGTAAGATTAGCTAGGATAAATACTGCTGAAACTAATACTGAATCGGGTAAAACAGTTAAAGACATACTCACTAAACTACTACTAAATAAAGTAGTTACTATTAAGACTACTAAGGATTCTAAGGATAAATACGGTAGATACTTAGCTGAAGTTTATTTGATAAACGAGTTATCACGAGTAGATCAAGTAAACATTAATGACTATTTACTAACCAACAATTATGCAGTTAAATATGATTGAATTTTACGAAACAAATACAGAATTACAAGAAGAATTCATTAAAGAAGTAACTGCTAATCTTAATAGCATAAGAATTAGTAGTATTAATAAAGATGATTTTGAATTAGGTTATGCAGTACTTAGTTACTTAATTGATAAACATAAACTAGAGAACAGAGCATTACAGTTAATTAGTTTCTATAAATCTAAAGTAGTAAACAAGGATGTTACTTAAGTTAGATGTAAATTATGTACTTAACTACTAACCTTATACGTGTAGAGTTAACTAGACAACAATGGATAAGGAACAAATCATCTCTCAAATTACTGAGAAACTAGCTGAAGTACAACAAGTAGATCCAGAGAATGAACAACTTAAATCTAAAGTGAGTGAAGTGGAACAGCTTTTGCAGCAACTTCGATAACAAGTAAACAATAATTAGCTCCTTAGTGTTAATGCATTAGGGAGCTTTAAATTTATGTAATTATGAATGATTTTGTTAATGAAGTAGATACTTATGTTAGTAATTTTAAACAACAAAAGATTACTGAACAGCAGTTATATGTAAGTTTTGCAATTGCAGTAATGGTAATGAATAAGTACAATGTGTTAAATGAGTTTAATAGTATGAGTGGATATTATAATCAAAACTATTTAAATACTATCGATGTTAGTAGTACTGAAATTTAATTAAGCACTTACATCAAGAGTAGAACTATCGGTAGGGGCTAACCCAACTTTAGCTAAGAATGCAGGCATATTTATACTCTTAGTACTTGTTTGAGTTTCAGTGGCATTACCTTCATTAGCAGATGCATTACTTACAGATCCGTCATAGTAACTTGTTTTAACAGCCGGAACCCAAGTAGATGAACCTGTCCCATTTAAGTTGATCTGTACTTTAGCTAGAGCTACTGTAGCAGCAGGAATAGTGGCAAGGATAGTAGAACTTCCTGCACTTGTACTGTTAGCTGTAGCAACCTTATTGATGATTAAGGTTGTATTGTTTGGTTTAGCAGTTACAACTGAACTTGCAGGTAATGTAGCTCCTCCAGCAGTACTTAACGTAATTGTTGCCCCGATAGGCACATAAAGAAAACCATTAACTGTAGTAGTTGTTAATGTACTTGTACCTGAAGTTCCAGCAGTTACAGTTACATTAGCTATTGTAAGAGGAGGTGGAGTCAAAGTTGCGTAAACACTAGTCACAGCCGATGTTCCACTTACTACAAGACTATCGAATGCAAAACCTACAGTTACGTCTGTACTTTGATTTTGTTTTGGTATTTTAACGATTGCAGTTGGCATAATTATATTTATCTATTTACTAAATTTTAATACTAACATGCTTGATCTTAAACTGTTAACACTAATCATCAATGAAGTTGGTAAATTAACACTTAGAAGAGATAAACAACATTATAGATTAGAACTAAGTATTAAAGCTAAAGACTTAAGAGTACAGAGCTTAGATGAATTAGTTATTGATATTAAATTAGATTATTTATTTGATTACTTTCATAGCACTAAGTCTTATCACTTATACAACAATAGATTAGTAGCATTACTAGAACAGTTAGATAGTTGTACTTATTTACTTAATGAATATAACTATAAAAAGATTAAACATATTTTAACTAATAAGCAACTATTTACTAGACATGGTGGACAAAGATTAACAGCAGAAGAGCTAAATACATTAGAACAATTGTACTTAGAGTTTAAGGAATTACATGACTAACGATAAACAAGAGCTAGTTAAAGAATTACTTAAGTTAAGAGATAAGTATTAAGTAATTAACATTAATATAATTATTTTAAGTAAGTAATACTAATGAACAAACAAGAATACTTAGAGTTTCATAAAAACTTCTGTAATCAAATGATTGAAATTACAGCTAAGAAGAATAGTGATTATACAGGTACAAATCCATCTCCTTTCTCTAATTTTGAAAAAACAGAACAGTTAGGTATTTGTAGTACTGAGCAAGGTTTTCTAGTTAGATTGCTAGATAAAGTTAGTAGAATTATTAGTTTTGTTCAGAAAGGAGTATTAGAAGTAGCTGAAGAAACAGTAACAGATGCTTGTATCGATGGTGCTAATTACCTTTGTTTATTTGCTGCTTATATTCAAAGTAAACGAAACACTCCAGTTTTAGTAGAAGTAGATAATACAGAACTTAATGAGGTAGATAAAGATGTTCTTAAATTACTTAATGTAGATAGTGGTTATTGGGAAGATCATATATTTGAAGCATTTAGAAGTATCTATACTGCTAGAGCAATAGTTAAGTCATTAGATAAATTACTACAGCTTAATAAAATATCTATAGATGATAATGATGTATATCATGTAATTTAAATCTGTTATATAGTTATCTTGTTATAACAACATTATGATTGATTCTCCATTAGTAGTTGGTATTTGTTTAGGTGTTTTACTAACATGTTTATCAATGTTAATTTTTTCATTATTAAGTGATTAATTAACTATTTATAATTATTTTCACTACATTCAAACTACACTAATAAAACAATGATTGAAAGAGAATTTAAGTTACTAAACAATATCTACTTAATTCGTTTAGCTAGTTCAATGTATCAGTACTTAGCAGATAAGCATTTACTGCAAGATTATCAACAGTACTTAAAAGATAGAATTAAGTAACTTATTAATATAATTACTCTTATTGCAGTAACACTAATGCAACAGTTATTAGATACTTTAGCAACTACATTAGGTAAAAGTATTAATGAATTAGATATTAAGCTTAGTTTTATTAATATAAAAATTAATAAGTTAAATAAGCATATTACTTACATTTACTTAATACTATTACTAAATACACTACTAAATATTATTTTTATATTTAGATGACAAATACTGTAATTAAAATATTACTAAGTTGTAATCTTATTTACTTAGCTATTAGTAACTTTACTAGTAATAATGCTATTGAGATATTTATGTGTAGTTGTTTATATGTTATTGTTATTAACTTATTAAATAATGATTAGAAGCCGTAACAAATTAGACGCTTATTATACTAACTCTAAATTAGTAGAACAATTACTAATTAAGTATCCAGTTAGTACAAATAAAGTAATATTAGAACCTTGTAATGGTAAAGGATATATTAGTCATTACTTAAAACAAGAATATTCAGTAGTAACTAATGATATAGATCCAAATACTAATAGTACTTATTTATATGATTTTACAGATAAAAGTGTAGTAAATATATTTAAAAGACATTGTGATATTGTGATAACTAATCCTCCATTTAATGTAGCTGAACAAATATTAGCTAATTCATTGGAAGTTGCAGATGAAGTGATAATGCTATTACGATTAAGCTTCATTGAACCTTGTAAAAGCCGTAGAGACTTGTTAAATGCTTATAAGGACAATTTAGTTAAAGTGATACCAATAAGCCCACGTCCTAAATTTAGAGATGATACAACAGGTTCAGATAGTGTTACAGTAGCTTGGTTTATATGGAACAAGAATTATAGCTGGAAACAGTTAAGTATTGATTGTCCATTTGATTTTATTACTGATTGGAAATAATGCTAAACACAATAACACTATTACTATTAGATCTTACTTATTTAATAGTAGTAATTTATAACTTTAAGTACACTAAATTTAATGTTAATGAACTGTTTAAATTAACTTGTTTATTTTTAATTACTATTAAATTAGTGTCATTAAACTAATGCATAAACAACATTTCTATTTATCTAGTGCAAACTTGTATGTAAATCCAGATACAGTTGAAGCTCTTAATGACATAGTACTTAAATTAAATAATATTAGAGATGTTAGTTATTCAGTAAAAAATATTAATGGCACTACTATTACAATTCAAGCAAATAATCTTAAAGCACTAAAGAAACTATTAGAAGTGTTTACTTAATATGGAACAACAAGATTTACCAACTACCTTACTAATACTTAAAGCTATTAGAGATAAATGCACTGATAAAGTTATGCAGTATTGCTTATTTGAATCTACACATGAAAATAATGTGCTACCAATAATTAGGCATTATCATTTACAACGATTAGAAGAAGTAAATAGATTAGATATCTTAGTACAACATAAAAATTTAGATACTTATATTAAAGTACTAGAGAAGCTAACTAATACACTAATTACTATATTTACTTAATTATGACAACTACACTATTTGCAGTAAATACATTAACTAGTCTTTTACTAATTGCTAGTTTTATCTTAGTATTAGGTAACTACTTTAATAGAGAAAGGTTTAAGTTATTATTGTTATTACTAATTACACTTAAGATGCTTTATCTTAATTAACTAATGGATACTATAATTAACTACGCTATTACTAATCACTTAACATACCAACAACTAAGTGATTATCTACTAACACATAAAGAATACGATGATAAGGCAGTTAGTGAGATACTAAATAGTTATAGTGAATATTTAGTAGCTAGTGCTAATGCATTAAGTAATGATTTAAATATAAGTATATGAAACTTAAAATAGATGATATTACTAGAGCTAAATTAGCTAAGTTGTTAGTTAACTTTTATATTAACTACTACAAGCACATTAGTAACAAGAGATTTTACAATTACTGTATCAATAAGAAGAATGACTATTAAACAAGATACTGTTAATACATTACTAATTAAAGCTAAAGAACAACAGTTAATTACAGATTACTTAATTGAAGATGATAGATACACAATTAGTACTAACAACAGATACTTTGTTAACTTAACTATTGATACTACTTACAACTACTTGACCAGTTTACTAAATCAGTACCATCAATAATAGTTGTAGTAAATATATAATTATTGTCTCTAAGGTACCTAGAATCAGTTTTAAGCAGCTTTATGAATGCTCTATGACTATTTCTACTTCTACCTACTAAACAGCCAGCAGAGGCTCTGTCAACATTAGCTAGATCAAATCCGTAGTGCTGATTTATTCCGAACACACCAGTATCTTCTTTATCATTTGTTCTATAACCATCTTTGTTTCTATCCCTGCATACTGTTACTGGAGCTACTTGTACTAATGCTTCATGAGGTTCACTATTGCCATGTATGCCTAATTTCCAAGCTGTATATTGACCGAATTTAATCCTTGCACATCCATTTTTATTTAGTGGACGTTCTGTGTAATAGCTCCCAGGTTCAGTAGTAGCTAAGTTACTTAGATTTAGTACTGGTTCATCATTAACAAAGCTAATTACATTTCTAGTGTCATTCCATGTATTAGCTGCATCGTTATTTAGTTTAAAAGTATCTGGTTCAACTCCTTCAATGTAGATAATGTTGAATTCGTTATTACCTTTAAATACTTTATAACCTTTAGCTTCCATGTAAGAGATAATTTGTTTTAGCATAATTAATTATAGTTATTTAGTTAAATTATAAATTATGTACATTAACTTACTGAGATATAGTAAAGTACCTAATCGTACTCAGTTGAATGGTAGTGGTATAGCTCGTAAATTAAAACGTCAATATTGTTATTTAACTTATAACAAAGATAAGTTTGTAATTGAAGTATATGCTTATGATGCTAATTATCATAATGGAGATCATGAAGATATTATTAGACAAGAAGTGCCAATTACTGAAGAATTAGCTTTTGAATTACTAAGGAAATATAACAAATGAAGTGGTACCTAAAAGTACATGATAGACCTATTGGTATTGAAACTAACTTGTTTACTAGTTACAACAAACCAGAAACACCTAGAGAAGTATACAACAGATTAGTAGCTAGTGGTGTAAGTACAGATGAAGCAGATAGTAATCCATTTGGTTGGACAATATTAGAGTTTGATAAGTTAGGTGATGTACTAGAGTATTGTATTAACAATATGAGTAAAGATAATTTTATTGAATTTATTTTAAATAGTTGGCCTAATTTTATATGGGAAAAGCATGAATAGTTAGATTACAAAGGACATTTAGCTTCTTTAGGTACTACTACAACTTTAGGTTTATACTCTTCTAATTGAGATTCTAAATTAGCTATTTTATTTAGTGCTTCTTTTAGTTGTTTTTCCTGTTGAATAAGAAAAACTTTAAAAAAAGTATTTAGTTCTTGTGATGTAATATACCAAATTACATGATCCAATTTATTATCAAGTAATTTAATAAGCATATGAAAAAAATTGTCATCACACACAAACCATTCATTTCTAATATTAGATAAACTAAATTCTTTATGTAACAGTGTTTCTAATTTTTTACTTCCTCCTAATGCAAACAATAGCTTTAGCTTAGAAGAAGTAGCTGTTTGTAATGTCTTTAATCTGTTATTAGGTTCTTTACTATATCCAATTTTCATATGCATCAAATCTTCATTTAATATGAAATATACAAATTCAGATATTGTGTTAGTATTAGTCATATAAGTAATCTTTGCAATGTCTCTTATTGATTACTTATTATTTTAACACGTAGTATACAAAAGTAATGAGAATCAAGTCTCCTGAATATATAAGAATAATTAATAGCAGAATATCTGAAACATTAGATAATTTTATAATTAGTTATTGTACTGAACATAATAAATCTAAATCTGAATTTGTTAGAGAAGCAGTAGAACATTACATTAATCTACTTAATCATGAAGCTAATAGAAAGAAGTTACAGCAACTAGGTATAGATAAAGCTAATAGTACATTTGATGAAATGTTTGATAAGGAATTTGGTAAATGAATCTGCAACAACTAACGGAGTACTTAATAGCTAATACAGAACAGTTAGCTAATTTAAATGAACTATGTAACAAACATAATATTAATAAGTTAGATGTACTAAGACAGTTAACAAATACTTATAAACAATTAAGTAATACTTTAGTACAGTTACGTAAAGATAAGTACGGTAATTATACATTTGATAGAAAAAATTAAATTATGGGGCACGTGTTTTTAATAGATAGAATTGCCAGTACTGAAGAATTACTAAGTTTGTTAGTACAACTAAATAATGAAGTTAAGACTGGTAATGTAATTGAGTTTAGTTTTGAAGCTCATCCAGTAGAAAATGGTTTTCAAGTAAATGCAGCTATTAGAGCTATATCTTTAAATTAAAGCTAACTATATGAAACCTTTTATTCATGCACAAATAACTAAGCATAAGTATGGAGGTAAAGTTGAAGATTACATTGCAATACATAATTTTATAGATAGTCCTAAAATTGCATATCCAAACATTAAACATAGAGCAATATTACATAACAGTTTTGGTTGTTATTTAGTAGAACAGATCTTTGGTATTACTTTAGTTAATAGTGATAACAGAACAGTTAGTACTAGAGACATTGCAGAACAACATATTATTGATGACTTAGGTTACATACCAACTGTTGAAGATTGGTTAGAGAATTTAGAGATTAAAGATTGGATGTCAGCACCAGTTACAAGAACTAAAACATTAAACTTAAAGGATTGATATGTTGGACAAATTTAATGAAGTATTAGAGCAATATAACACTAAGCAGCAACAGCTTAAGAACATGTTTGAAGATACTTTAAAAGAAGTAGTTAAGGAATTCTTTACTAAATATGATGATATATTAGCTATTACTTGGACAGGATATGTTCCTTATTTTTCAGACGGTGATCCATGTGAATTCAGTATTAGTGATTTTAGATTTATTAGTACTAGAGAAGTATCTGAAGAAGAATATGAATACTATGAGGATTTAGAGTTAGAAGATAAATATTATGCTATTTATGATTTAAACAAATTAAGAGAATGGAAAGATAGAAAGTATGTAGCTATTGAAGGACAAGAAGCTAAGTGGACAGATTTTACTAAGTTAGAACAGTTTATTAATGGTAATGAAAACTTAGTTAGATACTTATTTGGTGATCATCATAAAGTAGTAGTTACTAAAGATACTATTAATGTAGAGGAGTATGTAGATCATGATTAACTTAAAAGTTACTAGGTGTAATGATACTAATTACATTAATATTATTGTTTATCTTAATAACACAGTAGTAATAGATAAAGTAGTTAAAATTAGTAGTATTAACTAAACTACTATTATATTTATCATGCATAAACGAGAACAGTTACTGGCTAAAATTAACATACTGCTGTTAGCTATACATCAATACAAAAATACTGAACAAGTAGATAGCTTAGTAACAGTTATTGAGAAAGAATTAAATACAATGTTATTTATATTAAATGAGTATGAACATAACCTTAATTGATGTACAAATGAAGTTAGGCAATAAAGTTAAATTTAAGTATGGAGATAATGTAGTAGTTGGTGTCTTAATAGGTGAAAGAGATAAAAATTACTTAGTAGATGTAGAAACTATTAATGGTATTCCACAAGAACATAAAACTGTAATAACAGTAACAGCAGCTACAGTATTAAACTATTTATTAAGATGAAACTATTAAGTACACAATTAAATATTAATTTAAAGTTAGATAATAAAGAACAGTTAAGAACATTAGTTAATACACTAATTACTAATGATATAACTAGTTATTTAATTAGTGAAGAAACTAGTGTGATAGGTAGCTTAAAAGTTAATGGAGAAGTACTTAAGAGCAGTTTACCTAATGGCTATGTAGTTACTATTTACAGTAAGAAATTAGATACAGTTAGTGTAATAAATAAGTTGTTAAATGAGTACTAAAGAATACTTACTAACTTGGCAATGGAAATACAATCATACTGCAAATAGTGTTAATAGTTTAAGTACTAAAGATAAAACTGTAGTAGATATGTATTTAAATGATATTAAAGATAATGCAGTAAATATTCATTTGATTACCTATGAACAAACTAACAAAATTAAAGATTAAATTAGAACGATTACAAGAACAGTTCCTAACAGCTAAAGATGAAGCTACAAAAGAAGTATTGTATAAACGAATTGCATTTGTAAGTAAACAGATTAAAGAGTTGGAAGACAGATTTAAGAGATTACTGTAGTTATGAAAATAATTGAACAGTTAGATGAAAATAGACTATTAGTACAATTTTATTTACTTTCATGGATATGGATCAATCATACTAGAGTTAATTTATTTACTAGTACTGAAGAATTACTTATATCAAATAAATTACAGTTTATTAAAGGAGCTGCTAGAGATATTAGATTAATCAGTTATGAGAATGTGGTATTTACTAATACAGTAGATATTAATGAATATTTAAATAAAGGTTACTTAGATAACTAATTATGCAGATAACGGATAAAAGTAAACTATTAAGAGCATTAATCACTAGTACTAGTAAAGAGATAATATTAGAGTTTGTTAATTGTTATTTAAATATATATTGTTTAGGTAACACTTATTTTACTAAAGTAGAAACATTACAAGTAGCTACATCTAACAAATTTACTGGTTATTTAGTATTAAATAAGAACAGTGAAGTAGTTAACATAATTAAGGATTGTTGTAGTAAGAAGAGTAGCACATTAGAATTTAAAGTAGACTTAAATGGTAATAGCTACTTATACTATAAAAGAACTACTAAAGATGAAGAAGCTGTAATAGATTTAAATTTACTAACTATTAAACCAGAACAGTTAGTTAAGTACTTAGATATTATTAATGCAGAAGAGTTTGATAACGAAGCACTATTAACTTATGAACAATACAGTAGTAAATTAGATACTAAATATGAATTTGAAGCAGTAACATTAAACAACATCTTAATTAGTAATAAGGATTTAGAGTTAATACCTAAAATATTTGATGTAGAACACAACAAAGTAATTACATTAAAACCTGGTATTGATACTACTAACTTAAAGAAGAAAGAAGTAGAAGCCATTAAGAGTAATGCTGATAATGTAGTAGTTACTTATGAAGATTTAATACTTAGCTATAGTAATAAGTTAATACAGATAAGCAATGTAGAATGTGATACTTATTTTTATTGTTTTAGAGTATTTAAGTTAAATGAAAGAAGTTGAATATAAAGATTTAGTTAATCAAACAATTGTAGCTGTTGATGAATCTGTAATTTATAGAGTAATAGTAACTACTATAGACGCTAACGAATTTTTACATTATTATTTAATAGAAGGAGAATCTAGTATTTTTTCTCCTCTGATACATGAACTAACATATGTAGAAGCTCAGAGGTACCTACAAGCCTCTACAACACACAATAACTGATTAAACATGAGAATATACAAGACAGTAATTATACCTGCGACAGAAGCTAAGACAGTACAACAGTTAGATAGTGTAATTTGTGATATATGTAGAAAAGTAGGTAAAAAAGATTATTCTGAAGGTAACAAATGGACTCTTAGTAAAGGTGACATTTTAAATACTACGATTGAATACGTTAAAGGAGTTAATTATCCTGATGGTGGAGACAGAACTACAGTTTCTTTTGATATTTGTGATAGATGTTTTGTAACTAAATTGCAACCATACTTAGAATCATTAGGAGCTAGTAGTTACACAGAACAGTTTGATTGGTAGCTGTAATCCTCTACAACATCTTATAAACAACTTTAGGTATGAATGTATATTTAACATTACGAGAGCTTTAAAAATGAATATAGACGATATTATTAGTTTAGTGGACAGGTATAGAACAATACAAAATCAAGTATTAGCTAAATTGACAATTGAAGAAAAAGAAGTTTTGGGATTAAATTAATGAACAATATTGAAGTAGATTATATTACTAAATTTACTAACTTTAAACATAAACTAGTTAAATTAACTAAAGAAGATATTTATAAGTTAGTAACTGAAGAGCGTAATAGACAAGATAAGTTATTTGGAGAACAACCTAGACACTTATCAATACCATTTTGGTTAGTAATAGCTTCTGAAGAATTTGGTGAAATTAGTAAAGCTTATCTAGATAATAATCCGCCTAATCTTAGAGAAGAAATTATTCAAACTATTGCAGTATTAGTAGCAATGCTAGAGGATATTAGTTACAATGATCAAAACTAATTAAATATTACTGAATAGTTAATGTTACTGGATTACTAACGGTTACTGTATTATCACTATCTGTAACTTTAGCTGTAACTAAATAACTACCCACTTTATCAGTTACATAACTATAAACATAAGGAGCTACTGTTAATTCTGTTAGTCTAGTACCTCCTAAGTAAAACTCTACTTTACTAACAGTAGTAATATTAGTAGTCGTAACAGTTAATTTAATAGTATCTTTTTTATTTACTTTGTTCTTATCAGCAACTAATTTAACTTTATAAAATGCATTAGTAACACCTAAGTTAAATTCTTTGTTGTAACCATTAGAATGTTTATCACTTTTACCACTAGTAATAGTAATGTTTTTTAAGTTCTTACGTTGATTAACAGTTAATGCATTTAGTAAGTTATACATTAATTCATAAGGATATTCAGTAAGTAAATCTTCTTGAGTAGCTGGTACTGAAGGTTGTGAGTTGTAACTGTAATTAAGTTTATAAGTAGTCATTTAAGTATAATTATTGTTATTTAAGTAAATTATGACAGATAAAGTTAATGATAATATTAGGTTGTGATTTAGGTATAGCTAATTTAGCAGTAAGTTGTCTTACTGATAAGTTAGATGTACTATTTGCTAAGAACTTTACTACTACTAGTAAAACTGAACATCGTTATAGACTTAGTGAAATAGAAGTATTTATTAATGAAGTACTAACTAATTACAAACCTGATGTAATAGTTTATGAAAAGAATTACTGCCAATTAACAGATGCAGGTTCAGCACTAATTAATGTTGAAGGTATTTTACTAACTACTAGTACTAAATACGATGTAAAAGTAGTTACTAATTATAGTGCTAAACAAGTTAAGAAGAAAGTTACAGGTAACGGTAATAGTAGTAAAGAACAAATGATAGCTACTGCTAATAAGTTATTTAATTTAACTAATAAAAATAATCATGTAGCAGACAGTTTACTAATTGGTTACTGTTACTTATTAGATAATAAATTAACTTAGTTGATTTAATAATAATTTACTATGAATAATGTAGAAGAAGACATATTAGAACTACTACAACAACATAACTTATCAGTAGATAGTCTAATTAAGAAGTTGCATTATTATCCTAGTTATTTACTATTAAAGAAGATAAATGAATTAGTACAGTTAGGTAAAATTAGATTTGTAGATTATAAATTAACTAGTAAATAAATGGATTTAAATAAAGTATTACAAAATAGTGAATTAACACTAACACAGCAATTTAAGTTAATTAGTGATAAACAGTTATTGTCAGAAGCTAGTAAAGAACAGTTAATAGAGTTGTACTTAATAGTATTACAACAGTTAATGCTTAAAGAAAATATTGTTAGAGAGTTACTTAAGGAGACAGTATGAAAGTAGAATTGTTACTTAACGATGATGCAGAACTTAGAGCTTATATTAAGGAGCTAATTAAAAATGAAGTAATTAATATAAGTAGAGAACAAGTTAAAGAAATAGTTATTACTGGCTTAAATCAAAAACTAAAGAACAGTTATGATGTTAAGAAAATAGACTTATTAATTGAAGAACAAATAGCTAGACAAATAGGTTATTTATTAAAGAATTATTGGAGTAATAGTACTCAATTAGATAATTATATTAATAACAGAATTAAAGACTTACTTAACAAGTATCTCCTACAGTTAGGATTAGATGTAATTAAGAATAATGACTAAAACGGATAAGTTAATTAACTATGTAAGAATTGCACAACCTTGTACTTTAGATGATATAGCTAGAGGACTTAGTAGTACATTTACTAAAGCTGAAATTAAAAGTACAGTATGGCAATTAGTTGAAGAAGGTACATTGAATTTTAACGATAAATGGTTAGTAGTAATTAGGTAGAATTATGACTAAATTAATGAGATGGAGAAGAGATGAAAGTAGTACTGAGAATATTACTGGATTACAGCTAGAATTGACTATAGATGGCACTAACTGGCACCACTATACAAATCCACTGTTCAGTAGTTATCGTGTTCCTGAGCTTAATATACCACGAGCTAGTAAAGGAATAACTACAATGCAGAATTGTTTGAAGCATGGTTTTAAGTTTGTAGATATGAAAGGTAATTTAGTATGATTTTAGATAAGTTAATTACTGCAATATTTAAAGCTGAAATACGTAATAAGCTTAATTATTTAACTAAAGATTACATTGATAGTATTGTAGAAAAAGTTATTACTAAAGAAGTAAATAAGTTATTAGTAGATGATGTATTAAAAGATAAGTTAAATAAGAAATTAGATATTAGTGAGTTAATTAAACACAGTGAATTTAGAAGCCTTAGTGCATTAAGAGAATATGTAACTAAAGCTGTTAATGAGCAATTTAAATTAGAGACTGGTGATTATTTTTATCAAGCATTAGTTAAGTTCCTAAACACTAAGTAACTAATTACTATAATTATTTTTATTATTAGTTAAATGTATAAGATTGTAGTAGAAAGTAAATGTTCAGTGATAGTAGAAGCTGAAGATTATTATTGTGAACATTGTGGCAGTTATGTTGAAGAAGAAGTACAGTTAGATGCACATGATTTAAGTAAATTAGATAACTATAAATTTGAAGATAACTTTGTTGAATATATTGATAACAAACAATTGTCTGAGAAGCTTCTAGAAGGTTACATGAGACTTCAATTACAGGAAGATGAACTAGTAGCTGTAATTGAATACAAAGCTGTTAAAAGACTATCTAAAGCTGAATTAGAAGAACTACGAAATTATACTTCGGGACAACTAAGTGACGGTATTGGTGAAAATATTGAACAAGTAGCTTTACTAAATAAGTATTATGTAAGTACTTGGACTAGTAATTCTAATGTAACTATTAAACAAACTAAGTTAAATTAATTATGTTCTTCACTAGTATTAAGTATCACAGTCACTATTACTGTTATTTAGATAACGAACTATTACTAATTGATGTTACTAAAGAATCAGTAGTGTTAGTTAGTAAACAAGATGTATTTAATATACAAACAATTAACAGATATAAAGATAAAGAAGTTACTGAGGTAAAGTTATTACTTAAGCTTAAGTATTTAGTGAATAACTACTTACTTAACACAATAGAAGATAGTACTAATTTAATAATTAAGTACACTAATTTACATAAGGTATTAAATTTAGGAGATTAAATTATGGGAATGTACACTGAATTTGTATTTGGAGTTAGTTTATATAACAACACTCCTAATGAAATAATTACCATATTAGATGTAATAGTTAATAACAAAGAGATTGAATTAATATTACCAGATCATAAGTTATTTAGTAGTAATAGATATAAAGCAATAGCTAATTGTTGTAGTTACTATTTTGGATTTAGTGATAGTTTTAGTACATTTAGTTCTATTCCAGATAGAATAAGTAAAGAATATTTACTAAGTATTAGAAGCAGTATTAAGAATTACAATAATAAAATAGAATTATTTGTAGATTGGTTAAGACCTTATATTAATTCTGGTAGTGGTTCTAATGATTTACTAGGTTATATGTTATATGAAGAAGCTGTAGTGCCTTATTTATTTTATAAAGATGAAAACTTTGAAAAGTTAGTTAATAAAAATATTAATGCTGATTCTTATATTGCAGACATTTATTAATGATTACTAGTTTAGATGTAGAAACCGTTAGTTTCTTATTAAGATACTGTAAACAACATAAGATACCTAATAAGTTTACTTTAGCTAGTACTTTACTTTATAACAATAAGAAATATGGTACTAGTACTAATGACTATTACAACATTAATCCATTAGCTAAGAAGTATAACTATTACAATAATCATGCAGAGATAGCTACATTATTTAAGTCTAGTAAGTTATTAAATGTAACTAAGTTTAGAAGTAGTAGCTTAGTTATAGCTGGAGTAGGACGTAGCAATAACTGTAATATACTTAAATCTAGTTATCCTTGTAAGTATTGTTATAATGTGATAACTAATTTTAATTGTGGTAGATTAGTTTACATAACTAGCAGAGACAATAAGTATTTAAAAATTAATGAGGAAATATTAAATGGAAGAAAATAATAGAGAAGACTAGCTATTTGTAATAGTAAATTAATTAAAATTTTAAGTGAATTAGAAGAATTAAATAATACAGATTCACCTATTAGATGTAGAGATATTAGCCTAGCTATTACACACTTAGAAGATTCTATACTTAGACTAAATAAGTTTCTTAATAACTAATTATTAACAGATTAAATTTATGAGTTATTGCATTAAAGTGCAAGAGAATAATGTAATTAAAGTAACACCTAAATTACCAGAACATTTAACAGATAAGTTATTAAGTATTAAAGGTATTTGTTATATTGAACATCCAGTAAATAGTGATTTTAGTAATGTAGTAATTGATTTAGATTACAAGAAAAAAGTACAGTTAGAGTTAAGGTATTTACTATGCAACTAAACAACGAGTATTTAGGAATAGATAAAGCTACTTATTTAACACTAAAAGATTTAATAGATGATTTGTATGTTAACAACACTTATAGCATTACTGATGTTGAATTTATTAGAGATAAGTTATTAAGTTATGAAAGACAGCAGATAGTAGATAATTTAAGAACAGTAGTTAGTAAAGTTGTTAATGAGTTAGATATTAATGTAGATATTGATATTGAAATAAGAAACAAAGTAGTAGACATAGTATTTAAATGAACGCTAAGATATTAAGACAACAGTACAACGACATAAGCTGGCAACTAAGACAAAAGAATTATTACAGTGAAGATGTTAAAAGAGAATTAGAACAGAAACTTAAAGATATTGAAAAACAGTTAGAAAAGTTAGAACAATAGTGAAAGTAATTTAATTAAAATAGATATTAGAGAACTATGAAATACGTATTAGTAGTAGTAGATAATTTAAGTAACAGACAATATTACCCATTTAGTAGTGAATTAGATATTGAAACATTACAAGATGAATTAAGAGAATTAAACAATATAGCTATTAATAAAGATAATAGTAGATTTAGTTATTTAGGACTAAGATTACCTACTCAGTATTCTAGATATGTAGAAGAAGTTTATAAGATATTTACATTAGAAGATTGGTTTAATGAATACGAAATTAACTAGTTTAAATATTAAAGAACTAAGTAATAATACCTAGTAGATAAAATAAGCTACAAGGTGCATCTACTTTTAAATGTAGTTTGATACGTTAATCAAGTTAAAAGCTGTCACAGGAGCTTACAGATGGGAGGTAGAGCATTATCAGTACATACCAGAAGATACAACAAAGCTGAGTATCTAAAATTACAAGAAGAACTAATACATAAGTTAGATGTTGTTTATGAAACAGTATTAGATATACCTAGTTACAGAGATAAAGAAGATTATGGTGATTTAGATTTAATCGTTACTAACACTAAAACTACTAATATTAAAGACTACTTAATTAATGAACTAAATAGTAAACAAATAGTCAGTAATGGCAATACTATTAGCTTTGAGTATAAAGAATTTCAAGTAGATTTAATACATATAACTAGTAATTTAGAATTAGCTAGAACTTACTTTAGTTACAATGACTTAGGTATGTTAATGGGAATACTAGCTAAACGATTAAATTGTAAGTATGGTTTTAATGGACTACATTATACTTACTATAATAATGACAGAAGTTATAAGAAAGACATACTATTAACTACTGATGTACTAACTATATTTAGTTTTTTAGATTTAGATTACAACATATTTAGTAAAGGATTTAATAAGTTAACAGATATATTTGATTATGTAATTACTAGCAGATACTTTGATACTAAGTGTTTTATTAATGAAGAAGAATGGAATCATAGTAGTAGAACTAGAAACCGTAAAAGACCTAACTGGAATAACTTCTTAAATTATTTAGTAACTAATAGCATTAATATTAGTAGTCCTAAGATTGAAGGTGTTAAGTACTATGTTAATAATTACTTTAGTGATATAGATTTAGTACAACAATTAGATGATTTAGATAACGAAGAACAACTCAAAAGTGTAATTAAGAGTAAATTTAATGGAATAATGGTTAGTGAATTAACTGATTTAGTAGATAAAGAATTAGGACAGTTTATTAACAGTTATAAGAATAGTAAGTTAGATTTTGTTAGTTACATAGTTAGTACAGAAGTTAACGATATTAAACAAGATATTAAATCTCACTTTGTTCACTTTACTGATAAAACTTAATTAGTACTAAAAAACAATATTGGTTATGAAAATTACATTAGATTTAGATAAAGATAAATTAATTACAGAATTAGCTTATAGATTAGATGCAGTAGATTTTAATACATTTCTACTAGAGCTAATTAGAAATAAATACTATAGTACAAACGATACTTATAATCAACATGATATTGAGTATTTAATACAACAAATAACTACTAAGTATTTAACTACTTAACATCTATTCTTCTTTTTGCATAAGTTAATGCTTCATAACAAGTAATATGTAAACTAATTAAACTTTCACATTCATTGTTAATACAAATTACTGACTTGTAATAACCTTTAGTGTAATAAATTAGTATTGTGTAATCCTTATAATTATCTGTTGCATGTAGTTTCATAAAACCTCCTGTAACCATTCTAGATGACCTTTGAAGCTGTTGTAATTGTATTTAGGTAGATTTGTATGTATGCTGCTAAAACGGTTCTAGGAAGCTATTTATATCAACTAAGTATTAGAAAAGTACCTAACAGTAAATTGCAAAGTTATTTTACTATTGCTAATTTATATACTTATTTAAAAGAATATAGATTAGTAGCTAAAGATTTTAAAGGTAAAAGTTACGGTCAGTTAATAGTAGCAGTTAAGAATGCCAACAAAGTTGCCGAACTTCGTGAGGAGTGGAATAGTATTAAAAATAGTATAGTAAATGAAAATTGAACATTACTCAGATCATTCAGTTAGTTTTGTATTTAATAGTGATAACAAAGAACTTGTAGTTACATTAGAATATCCACAAGTAAGAATTAGTAATACTGAACTAACTATTAGATTTAATAATATATTTAGTATTTACAGAGAAGATTATGATTATGGATTACCTAGTTTATTTAGAAATAAAGGAACAGATTATATTTTTGAATTTGTAATATTAGGTTTTGGTATAACTGTAGATTTGGATGTTAAGGATACTGAGCATTAGGATCTTCACTACTTTGTTGCATTTGTAATTCTTGTAATTCCATTTGCTTTTTAACTGCTTTAAGTTGTTCTTCTTTCGATAGTGAAGGAAGTCCTAGTATATTTCTTAATCTACTTTGAACAGAAGCTTCTTGAGGATTAAGTACTCCCATACTAATAGCTGTCATCATATTTGCAAATACTTGTATTTCTAGTTGTGGATCAGTTTGTTTATCAACATCAAATGTACCAAAATCCCTATTCTCATTAAAGTTTTCAATTAGTACTGGTTTAATAGCTTTACGTATTAACTGTCTTTGTATTGTTTGAACTACTGTACTGATATTAGAATCTAATGTATTAGTTTGTTTATTAATAGCTGTAGCTACTCCTCTATCTGGCATTGCACTTGGATTTTCTAGTAACAATCTAGGTACACCAAAACTCATTAATATTGCAGAATCATAATACTGTAATGCTGTATTAAATAATTGACTACCATCATTTACCTGAAAGTTACTTAATTCATCATCTTTGCCTAATAGTAGAAACTTGTTTACTGCTAAATTCTGCATTTGTTCAACTACAGCTTGTCCAGTATCTACTGTTATCTCTCTACCATTACGTGTTCGTGGATTACCTAATTCATCATATAAACGTACTTTACCAGGAGATAACTTAAATACAGGAATACCAGTAGAGTAAGTACCAATACCTACTAACAAATCTTGTAGTGTTACCATTTTAGATTTGATGTAAGGTAATGCTATTGCTGCTAATGGATAACCAAACGGATCATCACTATCAGCATAAGTATTACTAACATGAATACATTTCCAATACGGTATGAACTTTCTGTTATTGTCCATATAAATTACTTCTTCAATACGTCCTAAACGACCTCTGAAGCTTATCTCATCACGTTTAAGTACATCTATGCTTTTAAGTATTAAACGTCTCTTATAGTTAACAAACTCCATCTCAGCAACACTAAAACCATAAGGAAGACAACCAGCTAATTGAGCAATAACTTTATCCAGGGGTACTGCTAAATCTGCTAACATATCTCTAACAAAATCTTGTATTTTAGGATTACTGTGATTGTAACTACCGAAGAGATTAGCAGCTCTTAATGACAGTATGTTGATACAGTTAGTTGCAATATTATCTTTGTGAATATACTTTTTGTATTCATCAATTGGATGTAATGAAGTATTAGATATTTCAGTAAGTGTTGTATTGCTAAGTCTACTAATGGAGTTAGCTATTTTACCAGGTAACAGTTTAGTCATTTAAAGTTTTAATAATAATTTGTATATTTACTTATTGTACGAATAAAACTAACTAGTTATTAATATAATTAAATAAGGTATGATATAATTAATCTTATAGTATACAAGTGTTAAACATGACTGACTTAATGAAAGCTGTAATTGTAGATGAAATTGAATTTTATGTATCTAATGATGGACAAGAAGTAGGTATTTCTATTTCAGGTTTAGCTAGACTTTGTGGAGTAGCTCATCAAACTATAAGTAAAGCATTAAAAGAGGTTGAAGAGGATGCAATCTCCAATAGGGTTAAAACGCTGAAACTCAGTCCAGATAAGCTTTTTACTATGCATTCTGCTGAGAATAATGCAAAAGTAGTTACAGGTACAGTAGCTACTAGATTGATTAAATACTATGCTTATGAAAGTAAATATAGTAATGAAATAGCTAAGTATAGTTTAGATAAGTTTTTAGAATTAGGTTTTGATAACTGGGTTAAAAATATTACTGGATTTGATCAACCTAAAGTAGATAGTACTGATTTAATTTCTAAGATGTATTTAGAGTTTCAAGAGCTAAAACATGAAACTATTGAGTTGCGTAAATTAAGAAAGAAAACTAAAGATAGTTATAAGGGATTAGATAAGTTAATTGATGATTTAGTAAAAGATGAAGCTAATTTATTACCACCTGAAGATACTGATGATAGAAATTATACTATTACTGAATGGTTAAGAGAGTGTAAGGGTATTATTGATATTGAACTTAGTTTAAGAAGTAAATTAGCTATTATGGCTAGTCAGAATTATAAAACATTAAAAGGAGTAGATCCAGCTAAAGACGTTAGAAGACATGCTAGTGGAAAGATTAACAATGGCGTGACGATTTACGAAGCAGAAGACCTGCCTATACTTGAGTTAGCTTTTAATAGATTATTTATTAAGAAGTAAGTAATTTATTTATAATTATCTAATACAATAGCTTAAATGAAATATAAAACTTACAACAGTTGTAATGTAGATACTCATTTTATACATTTATGCAATTACTCACTAAAGCTAGAATTTTATCCAATTAGTTACTGGAGATTAATAGCTGCATATTATAAGTATGAGTATTGTAGTAGTTTATATTTACCTTCATTAACTATTAGTATTTACAGTAATAAGATATGAACTTAGAGACAGCAATTAACTTAGCAGTAGAAGCTCATAAAGGACAGAAAGATAAATCAGGACAACCTTACATTTATCACTGTTATAGAGTTATGAGTAAAGTTACTACTGAAGAAGAAAAGATAGTAGCAATTTTACATGATGTATTAGAAGATAGTAATTTAACAACTATTGACTTAATTAATTATGGATTTAGTTATGATGTAGTTAATGCAGTAGCTCAGTTAACTAAAGTTAAAGAGGATAGTTATGAAGAATATATTAAATGGATTAAGTGTTTTGAATTATCTAAAGTAGTTAAAATAGCAGACCTATTAGATAACATTAACTTAAGTAGATTAAGTAGTATTAGTGTTAAAGACATTAATAGAACTAGAAAATATTTAGATGCATTAGAGTATTTAATTAGTGAAAAATGAACAAATACTTATTTATAGTTAAGAGCAATAACAAAGTACATTATTATACATTTCAAAGTACAGTTAGTATTGGTCAACTTAAGCAACAATTAAATAACATCTTATTGCAGTTAGATAACTTAGCTACTAATAATAACTATAAAACACTAAAATTTAACAACATAAGTCTTAGTAGTTATGATAGTTGTGAGCTTTACTTATTTGATAATTTTTATAAACAACATTTAATCAATAATGACTGAATTAGTAGTTAAAGATATTTTAAATAATACTAATGCAATATCAGTAGAGCAAGGTTATAAGTTAGCTGATGTAGTACTAGTGCATTTAACTAACAATAACCAAGTAGTAGTAGATTTTAAAGATGTAACTGCAATTACTGCTGTATTTCTAAATATTTTTTTTAATGTATTAAGTAGCTCTTATAGTAAAGACTTTATTCTTAATTACTTAAAATTTAATAACATACCTGACAAGTTCTTAATGTTAATAAGATTAGTAAAAGAACATTTAGTTAATAGTGATAGTGAAATTATAAGTAAAGTATTAAATAGTATTGAGTTATGAACTTAAGTGTTGCAAGAGTATTCGATATAGAAGTAATGACTGAAATCTGTTGTGATTATTGTTGTGAAGTTATACATAATCATATAACATGTCCTATTTGTAAAGATGATTATGCGCCAACAACTGCTTATCATAGCTTAAGTGAGCATGAAGATAAAGAAGTTACTTGTGAAAACTGTAAAAGCACCTTTAAATTATTATCAGAATATTGGTATGATTACGATGAGTTGATTAAAGTACAATTAGTAGAAAATATTTAATGGACGATAACTACATAATCAATAGAATAATAAGCATCTTAAATAGTCAGAATAGTAATCTACTGTTAGGTAACATAACTAGTCCTAGACCTGGCACTATTTGTCAAGTAAGTACTAATTATGGTATTAAAAGTGCATATAACATCAACTGTACTTATCCTGGTAATGCAATAGTTGTATGGGATAAAGATGAAGAACGTTACTACTGTTTCACTAATGCACCTAGTAAAGTAATTAGTAGTAAGCAATATAGTTATAGAAAGAATAGAGAAACAGTTAAAGTTAAGAAGACAGCAGGATTTATTTGGATACTAGATTTCAATATGTTAGATACAGTAATTTCAGTATCTATGACTAATTTAGTACAGCTATTTACTGATGCTCTTAAATTACTAAATATAAAAAATAAAACTATTTATACATTGAGTGGTAATTTTCTTGATCCTTTCTTAGGTGCTTTTCCTTTAAGTTATAAACTTGTAAATGAATTAAAAACTAAAGAAAATATACAAATAAAAGAAGTAACAAACAATCAGTTAAATACGGTAGATAGTGTATTATGGCTAAATTTACCAAGTCCATTAGGAGATACTTCTACTTATGCTATTAATATTACATCTTCAAGAATTTCACAAATTAAAACAATAGCTAAACTATATGGAGTAATAATTCAATCAGAACATAGTAAGCTTAATAATTTTCCATTCTTAGCTAGCTGGAAAAAGTATAATGAGTATGTTATAGATAACTTTTATAATCCTTCAAATACTATTAAACTAGTATCTACAGATGTTACTAATAGAGATAATTTAATACTAAATAGTAATTACGGAGAAAGTAAAGGTTTAGTAATAAATAATAATGAACCAATATTAACTGCATTAATACCAACTAGTAAATTAAAAGCAGAACAAGCATTATCTATTACATCAGATAACTTTACTAATATGATTTACTGGAAAACTTAATAAATAAGCCATTTGTTATTTAAGTAATTAGTGATACTAGTAATTTCACTACTACTTTTAGTATCTGAATATAGTATTACTTCAAATATATAACCAACCATATTTTGTGCTAAATCATCTCTACTAAAATGACTACCAACAGCTAAGATACCAGCAGTAGTAGCATTAGTAGTAATAAATTCAACTAACTTAGTAGTATTAAAAGGGGAAGCAGTTATTGTATTAACTCTATTTATCCATACATTATTACTAGCAATATTTCTAGCAAAACTACCTGGAGAGTAATCAGTACTGCCACTAACACCAAATAATGCATAAGTATTATTACTTGTACTGTCATCCCCTCTATCTATTAATCTTCTAAAACTACCAAAGTTACTACCAGTTTCTAAGTGTCTAGCAACTATAAAACAATGTTTACCACTAGCATTAGTAGCTGTTCTTAATACAGTATTATTATTAATCCATCTAACTCCAGCTAAGTTATTTTGTATTGCTGTAGTATAAGTTGGTTTTAAATTATTATTACTTTGATAAACATGATTATTTAAACCACTTAAATCATTCCATTGTGATACTAAATTACTACCATCTACAGTAATACTAGATAAGTTACTGCTGTCTAAATGAAGTAATAAATTAGTTTTAACAGGTAATTCTAATACATTATTACTAAATAAAGCTAACGGAAAATTGAACATTAACTTAACCAACCTTTATTGATTTCACATCTTAAATTACTACCATCAGCAATACAACTAACTATATCTGTAGCATTAGCAGTAGTAGTTAATACTGGAGTAGTTTTGAATTTGTAGTTACTGCCAAATGTTAATGTTCTACTACCAGTTGCATCTTGAGCAATTAAGAAGTTATAAGTAAAACCACTAACAGTATTTGTAGGATTAGCTAGTGTTCTATTACCAGCTAATGTAACTTTAAAAGTATTGCTTAAACTAGCATCAACAGTAATAGTAGCAGCATCAGTTAATGTAACTAATCCAGTACCTTGAGCTTTAGTAAATGTTTGTACTTTATCAATATAAGCAATAATATTTTCTACTGCATTATTATCAACAACTGTAGCAATACCATTCTTACTATAAATAGCTAATTGAGTAACAGTTTTACTAGGAGCAACTGTATTATTATCAGTAACTATTCCACTATTAGATGTTAAACTTCCAGTGCTTCCAGTGTCTCCTTTAACACCTTTTAAGTTACCTTGTAATGTCCAAGTAGTACTATCAGTTTTTAAGTAGTAATCATAACTAACAGTATTTAAATATAAGTCATTTGTAGCACCAGTACCGCTAGTAGGATTTACGGTACCTGTAATCCAAGTAGCTCCATTTGTACCTTGAATACCTTGAAGTCCTCTCAGATTGCCTTGTAGCTGCCATACAGAACTTATTTTCTTATAGTAATCACTGTTAGCTGTATTTAAGTAAAAATCATTGTCAACTCCAAGTGAATTATTAGGAACTCCACTAGCAGTTAAGATTTGACTACCAGGATTACCAGTAGCACCTGTATTTCCAGTAGCTCCAGTGTTACCACTTAATCCTTTAAAACTACCTAATAACATCCAAGTAGTACTATTTACTTTTTGATAATAATCACTAGTACTATTGTTGATAAAGTAGTCATTAATATTACCTAAACCACTAGTAGGTACTCCATTACTATTTAACCAAGTAGCTCCATTGTTACCAGTAGCACCTTTAATATTACCTAAGCTAGTCCAAGTGGTATTGTTAGTCTTTTTAAAATATTCATAAGTACTACTATTAATGTAGTAATCTAATACATTACCATCACTAGCTATTGGATTTACTGTTCCATTCAGCCAAATACTACCTCTTAAGCTACCTATTAATATCCAACTACCATTTACTTTGTTGTAATAGTTTTTAGTATCATTATCTAAATAGTAGTTATCGTCATAACCTAATGTGTTATTAGGAACTCCACTGCCATTAAGCCAGACATATTTAAATCTTTGTAGTGACTCTAACAAATTAAAGTTTAGTTCAGCTACATTACCATCACTTTCTTTATGACTAATAGCTGTTATTTCATTACCACTATAAGCAAAACTATAACTAACTCGATAGCTACCAGCAGTAAAACTACCATTAGTACTAGCAGTTAATGTAACTGTTCCTGGTGCAAATAAGCTAAAACTGTTATCATTTTGTGTTGGTAGTGTTGAATTAGTACCTAAATTAAAATCAGATATAGTAAATGTTTGATTGATACCGGGTACTATTGCATTATTAGTAAACTTTTTAATTACAGTTCCATTATCAATGTAAATGTTAACTGAAGTAGGATTAAATAAACCTTTATTACTACCTGCTATTACATCTGGATAATCATTTCTAACTGTGCCATAACCGTCTGTAGAGCATGGATAAGTCACAGTAATACTTAGACTACCACTAGCACTTACAGATACATTAGAAGACCATACAGAAGGATTAGTTTCACCAGCAGTTGTTTTAACAATAGCTCTTTGTACTGCATCACTAGGTAAAGAAGTAGTTACATAAACATTACCTAATTTGTTAATTGCAATAATGTTAGTAGTGTTAGGTTGTAATGCAGTAACAGTAGTTTCTTCTTGTACTGGAAAGCTAAAGTTCTTAATTAAACCACTACCTTTAAGAGCAGTTGCAGTTAAATTAAGGTTGGGTACAATACGTCTTTTATCACTATCAGTAAATATTACGTTACCAATAATTACACCTGCGGGATTATAAATACTAGCACTAGCAGTAAATTCTGGATAGATACTAATATAGCTACCGTTAACTATATAATCTTCAATCTCAGCACTTTGAAAGTTACAGTTAACTTCTAATGCATAAGCTTCACCAACAGCTAAATCATCTTCAAGTATTAGTGTTGGATTATTAGCATCGTATTTATAAAGTACATCTATTTCATCTAATGGAGTATTATCAGCTTTAGTAGTTCGTTTAATACCAGTAGTTGTATTTACAAATCCTTTAAATTTTAGTTCTAATAAGTTATCAAATAACTGAGATTTATTTAGTTGACCTAGTTTAACAGTAATTGCAATTCTAGTACCTGTTTTTACTACTTTACTACTAGTTAGCCATAAAGTAATTGAATTACTACTATTACCATCAGGATTGTATTTGGGTACAACAATATTACTATTATCTTCAATGTCTCTAATATCTTGTGAACAGCCATCAGCTTCAGTTACAGATTGAATATAAGTAGTAAATGTACCTGTAGCTTTCCATTTACCAACAATTCCATTAAATACATATAATGCATCTTGAGGAGTTGTAGTATCAAATATGTCGTATTTATAAATTAATCCAGTACTACTAAGTCCTCTGCACATACCATGAATTGCATTAGTAGTTGGTAACAAAGTATTATTAGTTACTATTTCATTTAATTTTAACTGCTCTTGATCTATTAAATTAACTGTTAATGGAAAACTATTTAGTGAATTATCGTTTAAGTTAATTAATGGTATTTCTGCAATTTGACAATAACTTAATGGTTGATTAACTGTATTAGCACTAATTATATAACTAATCCATTCTTCTCCAGTTTCTTTAGCTGTACTATTAATAGTAAGTGTTATTGAATTATTACTATTTACTGTAACTAATGATGAGTAAACTGGTAATGTTAAACCTACTCTATTACGTGCTTGTAAACTAAAGTAGTAACTATTAGCTACTAAATTACCTCCAGTATTATTAACAGTTATACTCCAACTATTGTTAGGTAGTATGCTTCTACCATTAGCAAAATATATTCCCATGGTTACCTATAAGATTTACTATTACTATTTAATATTGTTGTAGTTAGTTGAGGTAATGGAAAACTATTACCGTCACTAAGAAACACATTATTACCACTTTTATAAGTACTAACTGAATTTAATATATTTAATAGTTCTTTAATTACTTTTTCGTTGTCCATTAGATTGTAAATGTTCCTCTACTATTACCATAAGTTGCTGCTATATCAATAAGTGTACCTAACGTTTTACCTACATAATGTGGATTCCAAATATTTACAGTATTACTATTAGGATCTGTAGCATCTGGATTATCATTATTTTTAATACGTTTAGTGTAATAATTTAAACTACCAAAACCTTCAATACCTAATTGAACTGTAGTAGTACCAGTAACTATTAACTCATTAAATTCATTAACACCTTCAATAACTAATGAATGATTAATACTAAGTATTCTGCATAAGTAGCTATTATTTCTATAACTAAAACTATATCTATAACCTTCTATTAAATATATATTAAATAAAGTAGTAATATTTAATGTTGCTTCTTGTTGTGTTTTTTGTATATTAAGTTGAGTAGTTAATGCTTCTAATGCAGTATTAAAACTATTTGCAGCTTCAAATGAATAGCTAGTAGTAACTGGATCTGTTGAAGTATAAGGAACAGTATAAGCAATGTATTGTAAATCATTATTGCTACCCCTTTTATTTACCTTAGTTTCTCTTAATTTAGTAGTAATAATACTTCCACCACTTAATGAGTTTAATTGTAGTGGATCTTGACTTTCATCAGTTACAGCAATATAATCAGAAGGTTTACGTTGTGCTACACCAGGTCTACCGCTAACTGTTTCACTTCTAATATCTTCTAAGCTATTTCTAAAATTAGTGTCTTGAGCTGAATATTGTTTAGTATATGTGATATATCTTTCTTCAGGATTATCAAAATCTTTACCTATAATTTCATCTACAATTATTGATGGAGTACCACTTTCATATACACTTTTACTAGCACATATTTTAGTAACTACTGAATTGTAATAAATTTCTCCAGTAGTTAATGGTGGTAATTTAATTTCAGGATTACTTAAGTTTTCAGGATTAGGTATACTAGCAAAGCAATGTTTATAAGTTTCTTCTCTACCTACAAACATATCGTCAGCATAAGTAGGATCTTTAAGTGTTAAATAAGTTAATTTACCAGCATTAGTACACCAAGGATAAATAATATAAGGATGTTTAAATGCTTGGTCTTTATAGTAATCTTTATGCTGTCTTAGTAAGTATCTAGTATGTCCAGTAATTGGAATATATCTAAACTTCATTGCTGCAAATTTAGCTATCTCTACTGCATCACTACTAGTAGCAAACTTAACTGTTTCTAATTCATCAGTTTCTTGAATAAATCTAACAAGCTTTTTACCAGTTACGTTGTTACCTAAATAGTAACCAGTATCTTTATCGTATAAATAATTAGTAGTTACTTCTTCAACAACTACCCAGTAATTAGCAGCATTACCATATAACTTGTTATTACTGTAAATTTGATTAGCATTATAAGCTAACCCATAAGTTTTAGTAACTTCTTTAATTACAGTAGTGCCTTCGTAAGTTGTTGTAATTTCTACTTTCTTTTCTCCACTTTGATCATAATTCATATCCAGTGTTTGAATTATTTTTACATTGGCTGGAGGTTCAGTAGGTTTAGGATCACCAGTAACTACTACTGTAATTTGAGGTGGCTTGTATTCAAATTCTGGAGCTTTGTTGTTATAAGTATCTTCACTAGAATCAGTACTGTTATCTCTATTGTTATCTTTCCAACTTAAAGTACCAGGAGCATAAGTAACTTTTTCAGCATTATAGTTAACTCCACATTCGGATAATATATCTGATTCATCTATTTGAAAGTTATTAACACTATTCCATTTTTTAGTAGTAACTCCATTAGATAATGAGTAAATTGCATATTCACTAAAACTAGGTAGTAATCTATTTAACTCACTACTGAATGTAGTTACTGCATCATTAGGAGTATTCTTATCTACTTCAAAGAAATGTTGACTACCAGTATAAGTAATGCCAGATCTACTGCCTAATTCACCTAAACTAATCCTAATCTTATTAACATCAGTATTACTTCCAATAGTTGTAGTAGTTGGTTTTTTATTAGCATTAATATTACATTCAGTAAAATTAGGTGCATTAGGGTCAATATTAGTACCAGGTCTAATTGTTACTGATTTATCAATTAAATATCTGTACCAACCTTCAAAATTTACACTTATTTTATATTCACCATTAGGACTTTCAGTTTCTTTACTTTCTGTTCTAGTAAAGCTTCTAATTCTAAATGGAATACCATAAAATACAAATTTCTTTTTAAATAAGCTTTCATAACGATGTGCATTAAACAAACTCTCAATGTCTTCAATACTTTCTTCATCTGCTAATAAATTAAAACTACAACTCGGATGATCTTGAAATCCTCTACTAATACTGATACTACCAATTAAGTTAAATTCTTTAATAAAACTAGGTACTAAATTATTACTAACTAAGGTTTGTTCATTAACGTTAGGTACTTCATTAGTAGTTAGTTTCTTTTTAGTACCATTAACTTTAACACTAGTACTGTTACTATAATTATTCTGTTTTCTTAAATATATTTTTAATTCATTAGTTACTGGATCTAATCTAAACATACCTTCTTCTAAGTTTTCTTCAAAAGTCTTTTTATACTTTCTTCCATAAATTTCAATATCTTCTATTTGATATAAGTTAGGATCATTAATAGTAAAGCTAACTATTTCATTACCAGTACTATTACCAGGTAAAGTAGTTGTAGTATTATAAGGTTCTTTAGTTGTTTGTAATACTTTAGTTTCTACTGTATTAGATTGAACATTAACTAATGGAACTGTATTGTTATTATTATTTAATTCTGTTACTGGTACTGTTGTAGTAGCTTTAATTTCTTCTTCAGTTGTTAGTGGTAATCCTACTAAATTAAACATAGTACATGCGATCCTCACTAAAACTTATTGTAAAACCACCTTCAACAAACTTGTATTGTTTTTCTACTCCATTAACAATTACTGGATCTCCATCAAAACTACCAGTATGTTGTATTTCACTAATTACACCAATCCTAGTAGTAAATTCACTATCACTGTATTCAATACCTACATAATCTAGTACAGTAATATATTCTTTGAATCTAAAACTATTTACTGCTATTTGTTTTAGTAATTTAATAATTTCATACTCACCGTAATCAAATGTAGCTGTAAATCCACCTTCAGTTAATTTAGTTTCTAAGTAACTACCTTTAGCGGTTCTACTTAATCTATTACCATTACGATTAGGTTTATTATATTTACTACTTTCAACAAACAAACTTAAATAATTATTATCATTAATAACTTCTATTACTCTTTCTGGTAAATCATAATTACTAAGATCTACTGTTATTGGTATTTTAAATTTAATCTGTCTTATCTTAGTTCTAGTAGCTACATTATCACAAATTACTATTGACATTATCTTTTAGGTAATCTCCTTTGAACTTCAATAGCTATTGTATTTGCTTGATTATTCCATTCCTTTTTAAGATCTGGTATTACTGATTTATCCATAGTACCTGTGAATTCAGCTTTAGCATTAACAACTATTTCAATTTTAGGTTGTTGTGTAGTACTTGCTTGTTTAGTTTCAATAGTACTAATTTTATCTTGTTTTATTTCAATTTTAGGTACTGTAACTTTTAAGTCTTTAGTATCTAATTCAATTTTCTTAAATGGTTTAATTTCGTTAGCTGTTGGTTCTTCTACTGTTGGTTTAAATTTATCAGTAAAATCATTTATCTTCTTTAAGTTCTTAGTAAAGCTAGTGTAAGCATCATTAGCTACTAATGCATCATCAGTAGTATCTTTAGTAGTAGCTGCTATATTACTACGTTCTTGTAATACTGCTACTTCTTGTTCTCTAACTTTAGTATTTCTATTTAACTTATCAATGTATTCTTGATCTTTCTTTTGTTGTTCTAAGAATTTACTTTGTTCTTCTAATGCTACTAATGATTGTTGAGCAGCACTTACATTTAATGCAGCTAATTGTTTTTCTTCTTCTGTTGCATCTTTACGAGCTAGTACTTTCTTCTCTTCTATTTCAGCTTCTAGTATTAGGGCAGTTTGTTTAGTTTTAGCAATATTATTTTCTATTTCTTGTCTTTGTAATGCAAGCTTATTTTGTTTAGTTTGCATATCTAATAATGCTAAATCTGCTTTTTGTTGTTTATCTAATATTTGTAATCTAACAGCATTGTATTGTTGCTGTAATGCTTCTTTTTGTTCATCAGTTTTAGCTCCAGCCATTGCTAGCTGTAAAGTACTCTCAGTTGCTCCTCTAAGCCCTTCTAAGACACTTTTCTGAGTGTTTAGTATATTTGCTTGTCTTTCATAAGCCTTTGTTAAACGGTCATTTAAAGCTGTCTGAGACGTTGCACTATTTTCTAATACTTTATTTTTAATATTTAACTGTTGAAGTTGTTTATCATATAAGGCTATTTCTATTTGTTGTTTAGCTAATGCTTCATCAATATTTGCACTTTCAGTATTTAGTTCTTTTCTTCTAAGTATTAATTTCTTTTGATTCTCTAAGTTTTTATCATCTGCTATTGCTTGCTTATCTGTTAATTGATTATTAGCACCTAGCATTCTATTTTGTTCATTTAAGCTATCTAACTGTAACTCTAATGCAGTAATAGTATTACTACTTTCTTTATTTAATTTAGCTACTGTTATTTGATTAGTAGTAGTTAGTATATTACGCTCTAACTCTAATTTGTTTAGATTTTGTTGTATTTTTTCTCTTTCTCTAGTAGCTTTATTTACTTCATTTTGTACTTCTAAATTGTTTAGTTCAGTATCTAATTCTTGTGCTTTAATGCTATTTTGTTTTTTAGTTATTTCGTACTGTAGTTCTGCTTTTTGTACAATATCTCCAACAGTTTTAAGTCGTAACTCCATTGAACTAATATCTAAATTATTAGTCTCTTTAATAAAGTTATTGTTACTTTCTCTAATACTTTTTTCTATTTCTAATGACTTAATTAAGTTGTCGTAGTTGTTAGTGTATTTAGTTAGTTCATTAATATTAGCTTGTATACTATTCTTCTGTTTTTCTAAGCTTCTATTTAATGCTACAACTTGTTCATTAATTACTGCTTTTTGGTAATTAACTTGTTCTTGTCCTAATTGCTTAAGAGTTTCAACATATTCTTTACTACCTTTTTGTAGTACTTTAAGTTCACCTTGTAAATACTTTTGTCTTTCTAATGACTGTTTTTTAGTGTTAGCATTTTGCCCATCTTCTAATTGTTCTCTAGTTTTGCTACCTTCATATAATGCTTTTTCTAGTTGAACATTTTCTAAATCTATTTTTGCTAACTTATCGTCTAATACTCTCTTACGTCTGTTTTTAGCTTGATTAACAGTTGCTTCTTCTAATGCATCAATTTTAGCTGCTAACTCTTTTTCAATAGCTAATCTTTCTTTACTACCAGCTTTATATAAACTAGCTTTTTCTTTTAACTTAGTAATATCTAACTGTAATTCTTTATTATTTAATGCATCTAACTTATCTAATTCTTCATTAGTAGTACCATCTCTAGTAGCTTTATTAGCTAATCTTTTTTCTTTAATTAATGCATCATTCTGTTTCTCATACTTTCTGTCTAATAACTTTTGACTTTGTTCAAATCTATTCTTCTCAATAGTTGTTAGTACACCTGCTAATTCTTCTTCTAATGCAATAGCTTCTTTACTACCTTTTTGTTTAGTAGCTAACTGTTTCTGAATATACTCAGCTCTTAATTTAAGTTCTTTTTCTTCTAATGCGGCTACTTTATCTAAATCACTATCAGTACTTCCTTTAATAGTACTTTTCTCTAATAACTGTTTTTCTTTATCTAACTTATTAGTAGCTGCTTCTAGTTCTCTATCTAAACTATTTTGTTTACTATCTCTACGTTTTTTATCTAACTCACTAGTAGCTTCTAATAACTCTTGTTCTATTTCTAATCGTTTCTCAGCATTACCTTTATTTAGTTCTAATTGTTCTTTTAAGTTAGCTACTCTTAATTCAGTTTCTTTTACATTTAATGCATCAATATCTTCTAATTCTTTATCAGTACTGCCATCATTAAGTGCTTTCTCAGCAATTGCTTTTTCTTTATTAAATGCTTGTTGTTGCTTATTGTATCTAGCAGTTAATAAGTCTTCTTGTTCTTTAATGATGTCTTTTTTATGTTGTACTTGTAATTCTTTTAAAGTTTTAAAATGATCTTTATATTCTTTACTTTCTTTACCAAACTCTTTTTCAATAAGTGTTAATTTATCTTCACTACTTTTTTGTTGTACTTCTCGTAGTTCACTATTTAATTTATTAGTACCTTCTATACTAGTACTACTGTCAATAGTTCCTAAATCTAATGCATCTTGTAAGTCTTTTTTCTTATCTTCTATATCACTAACTTTATTTTCTAACTCTTTATCAATTACAGCTAACTTTAAATTAATAAATTCTCTTAACTGTTCTTTAGTTAATGTTTTATCTAATGTAGTTTTAATAGTTTGTCCAGTAGCATCTATAAATGTTACTTGTGTTTCTTCTATTTGTTTAATAGTATTTTTAACTAATTCTGGATCTTGAAATTCTTCCATTGCTTCTTGACTTACTTCTAACCAACTTTGTATTCTTCCTTGAAACTCACTTGGTTCAAAGCTATCATTTAATGCATCATCCAATTGTAATCCAATAGCTTTAGTATTACTAAGTAAACTATTTAATGTTTGAGTTTGAAAGTTAGTAATTTTACCTTGAGTGTTCTTAATCTTTTCAGCATAGTTTTCAATATCATTAATATTTTGTTCAAAACTTTTAACTTGAGTCGATGTATCTTCTAATGCTTGTTTTCTAGCTCCAGTAGATTTACTAGCATTCTTATCTAATGCTGCTGTCATTTCTTCAAATTCTTTAGTAGCACCTTTACCTACTTCACCAATATCTGTAATATTCTTATTTATCTCATTAGTAAAATCGTTAAGTACTTTTCTTCGTTCTTGTAATTTCTTAGCTGTATTATCTAATGCAGTTACTTGTTCATTTAATGCATCTATTTGTTTTTTATAACCTTCAGCACTAGCAGCATCTATTTTCTTAGCTTCTTCATATCGTGTATTTAATAATGCTATTTCTTGAGTAATAGTTTCTTTCTTACTAGCAAATGCAGCAGTTTCACCTTCATTTAGTTTCTGTATTTCTGCTGCTGTTAATGTACGTTTTTCTAAAGTAGCTTTAGCAACTATATCTTCATTTTCTTTAGTAATAGCCGCTATCTTTTCATAACTTTCTTTAGTTGCTTTTACTTGAGCTTCTATTTGTTTCTTAAGTACTTCATCTTTTTCACTATTACCTAAACTATCAATAGTCTTTTGTGCTTCAGTAGCAAACTCTAAATAGTACTTTCTAGCTTTAGTTGTTTCTTCTTTTAGTACATCTATCGGTAATACATTATTTTCATTAAAACCTTTAATTTCTTTCTTTAATTTAGCTACATATAATGATGTTTCACCAATCTCTTTATTCATTTGAGTAACAGCTTTAGCATCAAAATTAGCTTCTACATCATTAGCTAAACCTTTAAGACTTTTTTGAGCTATATCTCCTAATCCATCTAACATCTTAGTAAATGGTTTTAGTAATCCAAAGCTCATTTTATCTAATAAGAAACTAACTAACTTTTGTAATCCATTAATTACATTACCTACAATATCTAATGCTTTAGCACTAAAACTATCTAACTGAGCAGTAGCTTCACCTTTAAGTTCTTTATTTTTTTGTATTAAACTGTCTAATTCTTTACCACTAGATTTAGTAGCTTTACCTATTTCATAAGTACTTTTAGCAAATTTATCACCAGCTTCAGTAACACTACCAAATGCAGGTATAAAATCCCTAATTACTCCTAATGCGGTTACTAATGCAATAATAGGTAGTGCAGGAGCTAATATGCTAGTCCACATTAATTTAGCAGCATTACCAGCTAATGCAAAAGTACCACTTAATCCTTTCATTGTTCCACTAAGAATAGGTATTAAAGTACTACCAACTTTAGTCTTAGCAAAACTATCAGTTAAGCTATTACTAAATGCACCAATACTGCTAGTTGCAATATTAAAATTAGCACTAACTATTTTACCTACATTACTAAAGCTATCTGTTAATGGTTTTATATTAATACCCTTAAAACTATTAGTTAAGGAACTACTTAGATTAGTAAATGTAGATTTAGTTTTACTATTTAGTTCAGTCAATTGATTACTAAAATTAGTAAATAACTTACTACTAGTAAATTTATTACTTAAATCATTAACTGTTTTAGTGATATTACTAAATACTTCTTTAGCTTTATTATTTAACTTATTAAAATTATCTGTTAAAGCTTCAACAAAATTAGGAGCCTTAAGTTTAATACTTAATGCATTAGTAATGTTGTTAGATAATTGTTTAGCATTGGTAGTTAAGCTACTAAATGACTTACCAATACTATTAGTTAAATTATTAAAATTATTACTTAATTTATTAGGAAACTTAGCTAAATCTACGTCTAATACTTTACTTAAGCCTTGTTGTAATCCATTTAGTATTCCATCAAAGTTAGTAATTTTTAAGTCTTTAAATTTATTTTGAATAGTACTAACTACATTGCTAGTGGCTATTACAGCTTCCTCTTTAAACTTATTAACGTCTATCTTAGGTACTAAACCTTTAATATCTGTTTCTAATAGTTTAGTAAAATATTTACCATAACTTTGTGCATATTTGAGGTTGTATTGTAACTGTTCTGGTATTTTCTTTAATCCATCTAATATATTTTTAGGATTAAATTGAATATTACTAAATAGTTCTTTAAAGTTAATACTCTTAAGATCAGTAGTTAATACATCTTTTAATTTGTTACCGATACCTTTAAAGTTTTTTGTTAGATTTTCAGTAGTATCTAGTACACTATCTTTTAACATATCTAAGGATTTAAAATTACCAAAGAAATTCTTAGTAGTTGTAATAGTACTACTTATGCTATTTTTAAACTTATCAAATGCGTTAGTAACATTTTGAATAACTGGTAACTGTTTTAAATTTAATCCAATATATTTAGCTACTTCTGGATTTAAATCTGAGTAGTACTTAGTACCCAATGTTGCTTGATATCTAGCATTTTCAAAAGCTTTACTAATAGCAATATTACTACCTTTACTAATACTTTCAACACTACCAGTAACAGTTGCTACTGAACTTTTAACTACATTAGCAAAATTAGTAAGTGTAGTAGTATTTAATCCTTCATAAACTCCACTTAAGTTTTTACTAACATCTGCAAATACTTTACCTGTAGTACTTAATGTTTCACCTACTGCTTTAGTAACAGTTTTACTACCATCTTTCAAAGTATCAAATGATTTACCAAAACTAGCAGTAACTTTATCTACTTTTTCTTTAACATTATTAAAGCTATTACTAATACTATTTCTAACCCCTTCAGTACTTTTAACAAATTCATTATTTGCATCTAATACAGGTCTAAATCCTTTGTCTGTTAATTTAACACTTAAACCAATAGCTTCTTTAAGTCCACCTTGTATTGCACTTAAACCTTTAGTAAGTAAATTAGCTCCTTCTCCAGCACTTTGAAAACCTTTAGTTAAACCACTTAAAAATGCTCCACCACGATAGAAACCAATGATGGTACCACTAACAGCAGCAAGTGAGCCTAGAATGCCTACTAAAGCACCTATAACTCCCATTGCCTTCTCTAACCCCATATTAAACATCATGATAGCTCCAATGGCATTCTGAATGGGTTCTGGAAGGTTTTTGAATCTATCTAACAATCCTTCAACGGCACTAAGTCCAGCATCAAAGAAACCACTATTAACTATCTTTTGTCCTGCATTTGCAAATACTTCTTGAAATCCATTAGCTAATGCTTGTGAACGTTTAGCAATAGTTTGTTGACTACGATCAAACATTTCATCAACAGCATTACCAGTAACATTACCAAAGTCACTGATAACTGTTTGAGCATCACTAACACTAGTTGTCATCAAGCTTAAAGCACCTCTAAATGCTAAGCTCTCAGGTATAATTTCTTGTAACTTTTCAACATTACCCCCAGCAGCATTGTATAGTTCCTGCATCAAGGTAGTCATATCTTTAGTTTTTAAAACTTCAGCATTAATAGTAAAACCTAACTCATCTAATGCTTTTTTACTTTGAGGAGCCATACTACTTAAACTTGTATATAATCTTTGAATAGCAGTATAAGCATCAGCACCTAATGTTCGTGTAGCTAATGCAGTAGCAGCAAATGTACTTTCAATACTATTACCTGTACTAGCAGCAGTAGCAGCTAAACCACCAATATTTGCACCTAATTCTTGTGAGTTAGTAACACCTTGTTGTACAATTTTATCCAATAATTCCATTGTCTTAGCACTTTCAGCAGCACTTCTTCCATAAGCTTGAGATGTAAAGTTAAGTGCTTTTTGAATATCATCTAAGTTACCACTAGTAGCACTAGAATATTTAGCAGCAGTAGCACTTACTTCTAATGCTTCACCAATTTTACCAGCAGCAGCACCAATACCAGCAGATAAGTTGTTATAAACACTAATAGCTAATTCACCACTTTTAATAGCATTACCTACACCATTATTTGCTAGATCTTGTAAACTTGCCGTTAGTTCCGGTACTGAATATTCTGCTCCAGAACTTAGTGTTCTTACATAAGCTACACTTTCTTCTAATTGTGTGTAAGCTTGAGTAGCAGTACTAATTAACTGTTTAGTAGCTTGTACATTAAATAATATCTTTTCACCAGTAGCACCTAATGAAGTAGCTAATTCAGCAAATGTAGTATCTACTCCAAGTGTTTGCATAGTTTCAAAACCACGATAAAGCTCATTCCATTGCTTCATCAACTGGTCTACTGCATCTCCAACTTTACCTAAACCAATAGCAATATTAGTTATTACAGTAGCTTGAAAACCTAATTTAGCAAAAGCAGCTAATGTAGTATTACCAAACAATTTAGCAGCAGCTTCAGTAGTACCAAATATTGTAGTTAGATCTTGTAATGGAGCATCTAAGTTTACTGTTTCTTTAGCTACTACTGCTAATGCACTACCTACTGGAGCTATAGCTGTTGCAAATTCACTAAAAGTTGCTTGAAAATCTTCAAATGCTTCTCTAGTTTTATAACTAATATCTGCTAATTGTACTAAATTCTCACTAACTCCTAATGCTAATTTAACTTTACTAAATCCAGCACTAACAAATTCACTTTGTATTCCTAATGCATTAAAACTTTTTTCTAGTGACCCCACACCAGCTTGTAACTTATCAATACCAACTAACAATCCTTTACTACTTTTACTAACAAGTACTAAGGATTTATCGAAGTTAGTAGTTTCTTCATTTAAGTCACCAACTAATTTATAAAGGGGATCACCTTTAGCAGTAAATCCACTTAGTTGTTCTATTAAATCTGGGAATACTTTCTTAGCAATTCTATTACCAGCAACATCTTCTAGCTTTTCAAAACCAGTAGTAATACCAGTTAATCTATTTTCAATACTTAATGGAGTATTACCTAAAGTAGCAGCAGTATTAACAAAACTATTACCTAAGTTTTCTACTGAATAAATAGTATTATCAATAGCAGATTTAGCACTATCTAAATTAGTAGTATCTTTTAATGCAGTTGTTAATCCTTGCCAACTCTTTTTAGTTCTTTCAATACCATCAGTATCACTTTCAAATCTTAGATTAATTTTTGCTTCTGATGCTGCTGAATAACTCATTGTTAATTATATTTAGCTGAAAATAGTATTTTGATAATATCGTTTAGTACATCTGATCTTATTAATCTAGGATTATCTATTTCAGGAAAACAATCACTAATTAATGTAAGTAAATGAGTAGGATCTACAATTAACATTTGTCCTACTAAATCAGTTAATTTATCTACATCATCTTTTAACTTGTTAAGTTCATACTCTGTTTTTTCTTTTAATTGTAAATATGTTAATGAGTTAATTTCCTTAGGTGTAAAATGTAGTTTACTAATAGTTTCTAGCACAAATGCATGAAAAGTACTAGCTTGTAAAACACTAGGATTAATGTATTTAACTTGTAGTTTAGTAGTAGGTAATGTAATAGTTTCTACTGTGTTATAAAGATCTGTTCTATTAGTTTTAGTTGTAGATTTAGTCGTCATAAATATCTATAGTTTAAAAATAATTATACTAGTTAGGTATATTTGCTAATAACTTATTATAATCAACAAAATCAGAAGTACCAAATACAGCTTCTAATTTTTTATCTACTTTGTTATCCCAAATCCTACGTTTAGCAGCTTCTTTTTCTTCTTCAGTCATGCGTAATTGTGCTTGCATCTTACAGATATCTAATACTGTTTGTTTATCAAAAGTTTCATATAACCATGCAATATTTTTAGGATTAGCTTCAATGATAAAGCTAATTAAATCTGCTGTTGCATTACCAGTGTATTCAATATATTCTAAATCTGGATTTTCTACTTGTCCTGATACGCTTGCTGAAGCATTGAAAAAAAATGAATACTGTTAATAGTACTTAAATAACTAGGTGGGTAATACTCGTTACCTTTTTCATCAATATCTGTTAAATCAATAGTATTTTCTTTACTATTTAATTTATATTTACCAACAAAGAAGATTTTAATAATATCTTCAATATCTTCAACTTGTTCTAAATCTAATTTAATATCTCCCACTATTGGTAGTAAATCTATTACTTGATTTATAATAGCTAATGCTTTACTTTCTTTACTAAGTAGTTTACTAGCAAATCCACTACAATTAAAAAATTCAGATAATAATTCTTTTAAGTATAAAGAAATATCATCTAATTTATTCCATGCAACAGGTTTAATAAATACTACTCTTTTATCTAAATAAGTAACTCTAATCCTAGTATTGTTTTCTACTAATTCTACTGACATTTAATTTAGTTATAAGCAATAAATATATTTAGTAAATTATAACTTAACTACTAAATATATTGTTCTCTTTGTAAAAAATAGATCTTATCTAAGCTTTTATCTATTATTTCAAGTACAGTAAATTCAAATACTTCTTCACCATATTTATTCCAAGCTGCTTGTAAATGTTTGCTGTGATGTTTATTGTTCTTTAAATCTCTTTTATGATCATAAAATCTTTGAGAAAATCTTCTTCTAGTTGAACCTACATAACACTTTAAATTGTGTTTATTTAATATTTGATAAATACCAGCAGTTTCTTTTAAGTTCATCTTGTTAAGCTAAGCTTAACAAAAAGTACCGTTTAGAGTTAACATGAAGCACCAATCAATGTACCTAAGTCGAACATTCTATAAGCTCTACATTCATTACCTACTAACAAGTCAAAGGTAATAGTGGTATTTTCAGCACTTGCATCCATAGTCGCACCACTTGGGTTGATAATGGCTGAAGGAATATTAACTACGGTCATAGATTCATCAGAACTAGTAACAGTAAAGTTAATTTCAACTTCACCAACTAATTCAGAACCTAATGTTTTAGCAGGAACAGTATAAGGATACATAACTGTTACTGTTTGACCAATCAAGTTAGTACTAAATGTTAAAGCTCCATCAGTTCCTACTCCAAATTGATCGGCGGTTGCATAAGCTGTAGTTGTATGTGCTACTTGTTCTAAGTCAACACTTACACCCAAATTGTTAGTATAACTAGCCATTGTTACACGTCTAGTACCAGCAGGAACAGTTAAACCAACATCAGCTACTACTCCCTTACCTACGAACCCTGTTAAAACTGGAGGAATGACACCTAGCTGAGGCACTGTAACGTTTCTAACTAGCTGCATGGTAAATGTACCTGAAGTAGTCATATAGCCTGTTTGAAGGGCAAATAACTCCATCTGAGACACACCATAAGTTAGCTGAAATGTAGCATTCTCAGAAGTTGAATAAGTGTTTAATCGTGACATATTACCTCTTGCATCTCTACTTGAGGTATTACGAACTTCAATGTTAGGAGATAGTACAGCTCCCATTGGTTTCGCAAGATTAAAAATTACATCATTTTCAGGTAATAATGCTTTACGTCTAATAGCAATATTGCTCAAGCCTTTATATGATTTGTTAGCTACTAAAATACTTGCCATAAATAATTGTATTTTCCTTGTGTTATTCTGATTTAATTATATGTAATAGTTTATTTTATTAATTGTAGTATAGTTATTCTTGTACTGAAATTAACATACTCAAGAAGTTAAATACTTGTTGATTTAATGAACTAATCATTGTACTAAACTCAATCCTATCTTCAATATATTCTAACTTCCTAAACATAGGTACCTTAGTTGTCGAGTATTCTAACAGTAGTTCATCTAACCATTCAGCTACAGTATTTAATAAACCTAATTTAGTAAAATCTGGATAAGCTAGTCCATAACTAATTCTTACTAAACTAGTGTAATTAGGATTGTATCTCTTACTACTTCTATTTAATCTATAGATTTTTAGGATTGGATATTGACTTATGTCTAAAGTGGGCACGTCAAAATAATATAATGTATTTACAATTTTATATCCTTGCTCTTTATACTCTTGTGGTAACTTATTATTTAAACCATTAAACAAATAATTACCTAAACACTCTAAGGATTCATCTCTAAATATATCTTTTTTACAATTCATACTTGATAAGTTTGTATAATATAATCAACTATTTGTCTAATTGTATTACTACTTAGATATAAGAATTTTCTTTCTTTATTTGCTTTTTCTGCATAATCTAATGTAATTCTAAAAGTTATTTGATTACCACTAATATCTATTTGTTGATTATTATATCCAGGTGTACTTACTGAATACATTAATTCTTTACTATCAATTAACTGTTGCCCTCCAAGTCTATCTGGTCTACTTTTTAAATAATTATCACTAAGTGCATTCCAAGTAACTCCATCTTCAGTCATTCCAGTAATACTTACTCCTGGTGCATTTCTGAATCTAATTTCTTCAGCTTGCATAATAATTTGTACAATATCATCTTTTACCTCTTGTACTTTGTTTTTACTTAAATTCTCAAGTTTTTCAGTAATCTCATCTAATCCACTAGATTCAACGTACATGGCAGCTATATGGCTCTGTAACAGCTTGTAATAAGTTTTAGATGGAATAGTAGGTGTTGTAAATATTAGCTGAGACAGGGCTACAATCGTCAGGAAGCTTATCTTTATTTTTTAGTTTCTCATTAGCTAGTTCTAATACTGATTTGTTAGCTTCTTCTTTAACTGTAATAGTAGGAAACCCAGCAACAATAATTGAATCGGTAAATTCAGTTAAGTCTGTATTATTAAATTTAGCTTTTTTATTAGTTAATTTATTTTTAGCTGCTTTAACACCTTTAACTCCAGCACCAATTCCTGCACCTAATACTGCTCCTCCTACTGCACTAGCCATTGTTCCTCCTAATCTACCACCGACTGGAGTTTTTGCAGCCAAGCCACTTAAAGCCCCAATCGCACTACCAATCTTTGCACCTTTACTAACTGCATTACCTTGTTTCTTTTTGCCAGTTGTTAATTTCATTGTTTATATTATTATTATTATTAAATTTTACTAATACTATATTAGTATGTTTTATATTATCTAAATATAGTAAGTACATTATTTATATTTACCTCTTTTCTTACCTTTATCATCTCTTTCATCTCTTTTACCTCTAATATTATTAATACCAGAAGTTACTAATTTACTAGCTGCTAATCCACCTAATCCAGCTATTGCTAATCCTGCTCCTACTCTTCCTTTATTAGCTTTTATTAACTTACTAGCTCCTTTTAATCTATTACCATTACCTTCTCGTTTTAAAGCTTCTAATGTTGCAGATAATCTATTGCCACTAACTTTGACTTTATTAGTAGAATACATAGCTTTAGGATCATCAAAATCAGGTAAGAAGTTTTTATTAAAATATTCATCACTACCTCCTACATATAAGCTTTTACCAGTAGGTAAGACAGTATTTTTAAGTGTTTGTTTTATACGTTCTTGTCCTCCAGCTAATAATCTTGCTGATTCTGCTCTTTCCTTTACAAATTTTTTACCTAACTTAGCTTTGGTATTTTTATCCATAATTTCGTTATAAGCTTTTTCTCCAGCAGAATTTACTTTATCCCAATTAATACCACTAGAAGCACGGTAAGCATTTCTTTGATTTTTTCTAGCTATTACATTTAACAAGGCATTACCTTCATCCGCTTTTAACGTAGTACTTGGAGTAAATATATTGGATGACTTTATTACTCTATCTTTAGCATCTTTATGTAATCCTGTAATATAAACTTTACCTTTAGCTTTATTAATATCTGTAACATCTCCAAGTCCTTGATTGTTTTCTAATGCTCTAATTGCTCCAGTACCACTTTTATTAGGATCTAATATTCCTCCATTTTTTAATATTTCTCTAGCATTCTTTCTACTAGTACTATGACTTTCTAATCTAACTCCTAATGCTCTTGGTACACCACTTCTAACGGCTTGCTGTCCTACTAATCCTCCAGCTACTAATTGAGCAGTTCCTTTTACTTTGTTAGATTTATCTTTCTTTTTCTTAGCAAAGTTATTTAGTTTATTACTTACTACTAATAAGTACATGTTTTATATTTAACTTATAATTTCTTAAGTATACTATTTTAGCTAACTCTACTAAACTAATTAACTTAAATACATCTTCACTAAGTAAACTAAAATTACTATTCTTACTTTGTTTTAAATTACAACTATTACAACTTAAGTAAAAATTGTTATAGTTAATTACTAAATCTTTTCTATCAATTAACACTAAATCATTAAGACTTAACAGATGATAACAATGTGTGTATTTGTTTAACGCAATAACTTTTTTGCAGTTAATACATAAGCTTAATTGTTTAGTAATTAAGTAACTTTGCAGTTCTTTGTATTGTAGTGATTTCTTAAAGTTATTAAAGTAATTACGATATTCAGTTAGTCTAATGTTCTTAGTCACTTAAGTCTACTAGTTCCTCTTTTTAGTTCACTAATTGCTATTGCTAATTTCTGTTTCTTATCTGTTACTTGTTTACCTGACTTATCTCTTATACCCTTGGTTAGTATTTTCTTGAAGAACTTACCTTCGTATTTGTTAGACTTGTTACTATAAGTACCAAATTGATTTAAAAAACGAGTTTTTACGAGTAGTAGATACATAGTTATATTTATTGTTATTTAATTAAATTATATGCAACTAATCGAAACTAGGTGGACTTTTTATTCAATTTTTTACATTAGATTATTAAAAAGGTCACCTTAGAATTAATCCTTTTAGTCCAAATCATCTAATGGAGTACGAGTAAATCTGTTAGGTGTGCTAAATCTATCTTCTACTTTATTATGTTCAGTTAATTTAGCTTCTAATTCTTTAATCTTATTAGCTAGTTCTAAATTAGTATTTAACAATTTAGTATTTTCTTGTTTACTAAGTTCTAATTCTTCTTTCTGTTTATTAGCTAACTTAGTATGTTCATCTAAAAGTAGGTTTAACCTTGTTACCCTTGTTCTCTCCTCTTGTAGTAAGGCTTCTAGGTCGATCAAGGGGGTTGTTCTACCTTGTTCCACCTTGATCCATGCTCTGTATTTACCAGTTTCATTCTTAAGTAACTTAGACACATAACCTAGTTGCTTAAGTGATTTAGCTACCTTTTGTTCTTCAGATTTATAAAGTATTTTAGATATGTTTAATTGTTCTAGTATTTCTTTAATTTGTATTTCTTCTTTATTATTTAATTTATTACTCTGAAGGATTTGTAACACACTTAATGTATAACTATCTAATACATTATCTTCTTTAGGTGTTAAATGCTTACATACTCGTTGTAGTGCATAATTAAAGTTTTCACCATTAAGAAATACAGTATCAGCTTTGTATTGTAGTTCTGTTCTAAATACTTGAATATCAATGTCTTGGTTTAAGTATAAACATCTATTATCCGCATAGTCATAACTTAAATCTTTAGCATACTTAGATTTAATAAGGAAATCAAATATTTCATGTTCTTCTTTTAATTTGTTATAATTACTCATATATCTCTGGAGTTAGCATTTACTTGTGTTGACTCTTTTATGTTAACATATAAATATATAAACATTGAGAGTATTATGAATACTAAGAAGAAAGATTTTACTAAAAAGTTACATGTTGAAATTACAGAAGAGCAATACGACATATTACAGCAACACTGTTTAACTTATAAACTAACTAAAGCTGAAGTAGTTAGAAAGTTAATTGAAGGTATTAGTGCATGTAAGGTAGCTCAATATGATTAAACAACAGCAGATTTTAAGCAATAATATATATCATGTAATTTTTCCTATTATTAATAGAATCAATGAATATGAAGATAATTATGTAAATCAACAAACTACTTTAGTTATTGAAGCTATTAATAAGTATAATTATTTAACTGCATTAAATATACTAAATAAATTAAAACAATATACAAATAAAGTTTCTGTGATAGAAGATATTGATTATGTTATTAAATTTGTAAGTTATTACGAATCAGTTGCTAACATGAACAACTACTTAAACAACCGCTAAAATGTATCTATATCATTAGGTGCATCATGTATAAACAACAACTACTACAACTACAACAGTTAGTTACCGATAAACAATATGATCTAGCATTACAACAGTTAAAGGTATTAAGACAAAGTACTAATGATAGAACAGCATTAGTACAACTACAACAAATAGAACTAAATATAAATAGACTACTAAGATTAGGTTATAATTAATAGAATTTACTAAATTATTACTATGTCTAAATTTAAATTAAATTTAACCAAACAACAGATTAGATTATTACTAGGTAGTAGTTATCCTTTAATTAAAGTTGATGATACTGAAGTTACTACCACTAACTATTTAGAGACATTTGAGTATTACACTAACATTACTGAGTTAGGTGATATGGAAACTATTAGTACTGTACTTAACGATATTAAATTAGTAGTAGACTTTAAGAATTTACTAATTAAAGAATATACTAACTAAGTAATAATTATACTTATCATGAATACAGTTATATTAATACCTTATGAGTTTATAGATAATTACGTTAAGAATGATAGATTAGTACTAAAAGATAAAAGTTACACAATAATTAAAACAGTTGGTAAAGACACTTATATTGAAGTAACTTATAGGTTAGAATAATGCTTTAGTAAATAAGGTATTATGTTAACTCAACAAGATCTAACACAGATTAGATTTATTTGTGTTTCATTAGGAGCTACTACACAAGAAGAAATAACAGATATAGTTAATCGTTATATTGCAGCTAAGAAGTTACATAAGATTAATGTAAATAAAGTTATTACAACTATTACTGATGAGTTAGATAAGGATAATTAAATGAACTTAAATGAATTTGTCAAACAGATAATAGCAATAGAACAAGATTTAATACAGCAAGGACTTAACACTAATAAGATAGAAGTATGTAAAGGTATTTACGGCGATCCTATAGGTATAGAAGAAATATATTTAGAGGATGATTTAGTAAAAGATACTATGACAACTCGTTATATTGTTATTAATTAATTAGAAGTATATGAATCTACCAGAACTAATTACTAAGTTATTAATAATTGAAAGAGACTTAATACAACAAGGTATTGAAGTTAATGAATTAAAAGTTAGTTACTTTAGTGAGTACTGCGATCCAATAGTTACAGATATTCAAGTAGAAGATAACTTAATTAGATTAATTTAATAACATGAATCTTGAAGAAGTTGTAAAACAAATAGAAGCTTACTTAGATAAATATTACAAAGGTAAAGAAATTGAAATTAGCTGGTTAGATATAGGTGGAGGTAACTTAGGTGATGGTGGATGCAAGGACTTTGAAGTTAAATTTATAATTGATATTAAAGAGGATACTAATGAACCTTAAACAATTTAAACAACAGCTACAACAATTAGAAGAAGTAGCACTAAAGAATCATAATTTAACTGAAGAAGAGATTGAAGTACAAATAGCAGAAAGAGCATTTAGAGATTATGCAGAAAAACATTTAATATGTAAATCTATTGTATTAAATACTGATGACAATACAATTACATTTAAAGCCAGTAACTATTAACAAAAGTATTGAAGTAACCTAGTATCTTATTAATACTACTACTCTGATAGTTACTAGTTAATATTGCATCTACTTCTGTTTCTGTATTTAACTTGTTAACTAACTTATTTAAGTAGGCTTTACTATCTTCTTTGTTATGAGTTAGTAAATAATCTATAATTAATTCAGTAACTACAAATGCAAACATATCTCCACTAAGTGCATAAGTTAACTCCACTAAATTACCTTCATTAAAGGTTGGTTTTAATATCAATCTAGTAGAACAGTTAGGACTAGCTATTCTAACAACATTATTACTATAATCAAATTCAATTGCATTACTGTAATACTTTTTATTGTTATAACGATTAACTAATAAATTTTTATAAATTTCTTTAATACTCATTAAATTAACTAAACTATAATTATTACTATTATGAAATATAAATTAGTAGCTAACAAAGAGGACATTAACACCCTTAAGTCTAAGTACATTATTACTAATAGATTTTTTATTAAATACATTAATTTAAATGATTATAATGATTTTAGTAAAATACAAGAACTCTTAGATAAGCAAGTAATAGTAAATAATGAAACTAACACTATTACAGTACTAGCTTAATATAATTATCTTAAACATTTAAGAACATGAATATTACTGAGTTAAATATTGAGATTAATAAGTTAGAAGATAAAGGACAAATTAGTGATGGGTATCATACATTTGAAGAACTATATGATCATAGATGTTTATTGTATTTAGCATTATGTATTAAGTACAAGGATTACTGCTATTACACTTATACAAATAGTGATGGGAGTACCTGGGATGGTTGGTTCTTATTAGTATTAAATCATCCTGATATTAAACAGATTAGTTATCATTTGCCTATTGAGTTAGTTGATTATTGTAGTTTAGTAGATATAAAGTTTAAAGATAAAAGTGATGATTATGATGGACATAGCAGTAAAAATGTAGTTGATGGATTACAAGATCTAATAGAGTTAGAAATTATTAATTATATTAATACTTTACCTAAACCTAAAAAACCTGAATTAAAAAAAGTTGAAGGAGCTGCATTAGCTATTGGTAAAACTTTAGATGGTAGAAGTATTACTAAAGAAATGATTGAGTCTTGGAATAAATAAAATGAATAATACTAAGTTTTACATAGATGAAATTTGTAAGTATCAAAAACACCTATTAACAGCTCAAGATAGATATCTACATTTATCACAAATAGAGCAAATAAAATCATATTTACATTACATTGATTTTAGTGGTAGTGTATTTGTATTTAGTGCAGAAGTAGTTAGGCAATTAACTATTAGAGGAATTGATGTAGAACTTGTGATTAAATATTTATCTACATTCTCCTTAAAATGACCTATAACAGCTAGAAACTATCTTCAGGTCACATAGTACATTCAGCAACTACAACGTCTTACAACTCAATATAAAAGGAGCAGAACATTACTACTCCTTAATTTTCTGTTGTATAATTATTAACTTAATTAGACGTAGTACATTAAGTAGGTAGCTGTAATAGTTTCATTAGATACTAATCTACAGCTATCTTTCCTGTTAATTAAACCACTGTAATCACTAAAATCAGTAACTACTAAATTAGTGTTAACTGGAATATCTACTATCCAATTACTATCTACCCACTTATTATCAACATAAGCTAACTGTAAATTAACAGTTAAGTTCTTATCACTTTTAGCTGTAATTAATAATGCATTAGTACTAGGTAATGTAAATACATCACTAACATTACTATTATTAAATTTAATTTCTAATGTCTTATTAGTTAATGCATTAGTGTTAGAAGCATTAGTAGCTGTTGGTGTTAACTTATTAATATCTTCAGCTATTTCTAATACTAAAATAAATAACTTATCAAATTGACTTAATTGATATAACTCTTTCTTTTTAAATTCTTTGTAGTACTCGTTATACTTATCTTTTAATGCTTTTCTTTCCATTAATTTATACCCAAAACTTCAAATAGTCTAACACAGTAGTTAATATAATTTTAGTAAAAGTAATGTCTTCTTTCTAAATCTCTAGCTCTAGGTGCATACTTATCTCTAGTAGTATAATCATCAACACCAAAGTTAATTCCTTCTCTACCAGCTAATGTGTTATAACTATTAACACTAATTTGTTTTTCATTAATTACATTGTTTCTACTAGTAACTAATGTTTCGTTAGGTAATATAATTGCTTGATTGTAAACATAAGGATTAGTACTACTTTCATTAGGTAAATCTAGTGAAATATTTAATCCAAATGTTAACTGTTTAATTATCTGTATTGCTTGATTTCTATTGCCAACACCATATTTACTACCATCAGTATTTTCACTAAAATTAGTAAAATGTATTGACATTAAATCAGCAATTACTAAGCTATCAACGCAAGTTTGTAATATCCTGTGTTTATGAAGTAGTGGCAGTACATAAACTAAGCTTAAGAAGTAATCCAAGTAAGCTTCATTATCTTCTATTACATCTAAGATTGTTTCATCATCGATACTTTTAGTAGCTATTTCTTGATTAGTATACGGCGAAGGTATACCTAAAAAGTCTACTTTAAGTCGGCTTCTTAATCGTCTTCTAATTGAATCAATGCTAGTATACTTAATCTGATACATTAGGTATCTCCTTCAAATAACCAATATCTAGTACCTTCAATTTGTTTAGCTCCATAACGTTTATAAAGTGGGATAGCATTTTCATCTGGATCACCTACAATTCTACCTTTGTAACCTAGCTTTCTACTAACTTCTCTAGTATGCTCTAATACTTCTTTAACTCCTTTAACATCACTACCTTCTGGAGTTAATATAGTACCTAAGTTTAATGCATTATATTCTTTATTAGGTTTTAATAAAGTAAAAGCACTAAGTTTACCTGTTTTCTTATTTTTGTAACTTCTGAACATTAAATCCGGATAAGTATTTTCTTCTAATTTACTAAAGTCAAAAGCATCAGAAATAAGTCTATTTTGTAATTCTATTTTTCTTTGTTTTCTAGCAGGAATATTTAAATTATCTAATAAGGATATATTTGTTTTTTTAATTTCTTCTAAATCTTTGAGTATTTCCAACTTATTAGTAGATACCTTAAAAGATTTAGTAGTTTTAGGAGTTAAATTATTTAGAAGAGTTTTTAAAGTTTTAGCCCCTTTTTTCTCAATAAAATCTAAATCGTTTGCCTTAATTTTTTTCTTTAATAAAATTCTAGGAGTTCTAAAATCTATATTTTTAAATATACTTTTTCTAACAGTAGGATGTAAAGTACTAGCTGCTCCAGCAATAAGTATTGTACTAATACTACCTACAGCAGCTCCTTTAATAAACGATTTTTTATCTCTATTTTTTCTATCAAATTGTTTTACTAAATAAGTACCTTTCTTACTTTTTCTAAGATGACTTTTAACTATACCAAAATTAATTAAATTAGGTTTTTGTAGTAAATACATATCTATTTTTTCTTATTTTTACGACGTTCTTGTAATCCTTTTTTAAGACCATAAACTGCACTACTACCCACAGCACCTTTAATAGCTCCATCAACAGCCCCTAAACTAGCAGCAGCAGGTATTAAAGCAGGAATAGGGCTAGCAGCTAACCCAGCTAATGTACCACCAGCTAATGCTCCTCCGGCAATTCCTTTAGCTAAATGACCTGCATAACTAGCTTTACGTTTTAAACTTAATAATCCAGGTTTCCTTTTAACTCCTTTATCTTTACGTTGTTTCTTGTTTTTATCACCTTTCTTTTTTTTAAACTCAGCATTTAGTAAATACATAATTAACCTCTTAATAATTTTCTAGTTTTTCGAGTTAGTGGCATATCATTCTTTCTATCTATTAGATAATCAGCACCTACTGTAGTTGCACCAATAGTAGTAGCTGGAATAATTGCAGCAGTAGTTTTAGTAGCTCCTTCATGCATACTAGATTTTAGTGCATCTCTACTTCTTTTAACTAAGGGATCATCAGCTTTACCAATTAGTTTAGGTAAATACCCAGTATTAACTAACTTTTTAGTTGCATATAATCCACCACCTAATAATGCAGCTCCAGTAGCTAATTGTCCTGCTTTTTTAGCCACACCTAATGCTTTATTATAAGTACCTCTTTTCTTACCTTTATCTTTTCTACTTCTTCTAAATTGTATTAATTTATTATTACTAAATCTCCCTAAATCTTTCACTAAACCTACTGCATTTCTAGCTGTTCTTACTGTACTACCTACATTACCTTTAGACTTAGTAGACTTAGTTTTAGTCATTTCATGTCCTAATGCTGTCCAATGTCTTACTTCTCTAGCTGCATCTACTATTGGAGCAGTAAGACTTCGTACTGTTCTAGCTTTTAAATAATTGTGATGTACTTTAGTACTAACTGTTTTAGCTGCTTTATTATTAGTAGTTCGTTTTAGTCCTTTGTCTTTTCTAGTTCGTTTATTTTTATCACCTTTCTTACGTTTAAATGTAGTTAATAAGTACATATTAAATGCTTTACTATAATTTATATAAATAATAACAGATTACTATGTTTGGTAAGAAAGAGAACTTTATTGACAGGTATAAAAGAAAAAGAAGAAATAAAGTAATTAAAAATGCATTATTAGGTAAAAAGAAAGATATTAAGACTGTACTAAATGCAATAAACTTAAAAGATAGTAAGATTAGTAAAAATTTAACTAAAAGTATTAAAGCAGTTAATAATACTATTGAGGATAGTGTTGATAAACAGACAGTAAAAACTAAATTAGTAGCATTAGAAGGAGCATTACAACAACAAGCTAAAGTAGATAATGGATCTTCAGTATTAAAGAAAATATTTGTTAAAGGATTTGATAGGAATAAAAGTGGCAAGCAGCAAAGTGTTAAAGGCTTCTATAGAACAATTAAAGGTAAATTAGATAGTAGTTTATCCAGTGTAGAAATTAAAACTAACTTAGATGATATTAAATTATTACCAGGTAGTGTTACTAAGAGTGCTAATGCTACTAGAATTGTGAGTGATGGTAATAATAAATATGTAATGAAAAGTTCTATACCTTGGTATTTAACAGAACAAATATCTACTAAATTAGGTATGGACTATGACAGAAAATTTGGTTTTCCAGTAATGGAAGCTGTTATGAGTGACTTTGGTAGTAAGTTAGGAGTAAATATACAAGAAACTAAATTAGTACCTAGTGGAGTTAAAAGTGTATTAACCGACAGTAATTCAATTTATACCTTACATAAATTCTTACCGGGTAAAAGCTTAAAAGATAGTGTTGAAGAAGGTTTATTAGATAAGAGTTTTAATGTAAGTTTTAAATTTAATCCTAAAGAAGATAGAAGAACTGGATTATATTTTACCGAACGACAAAAATTAAACGTGGCACTTAAACATAAGGATTTAGCTAAAATTTATGCATTTGGTAAAAGTTTCAGTAATTATGATATGCATAATGAAAATATTTGGTATGACAAAAATAAGAACAAATTTAGCTTAATTGATAATGGAGAAAGCTTGCAATTTGTTAGTGATTTTAGTTCATTGAAAAGTGCAATAAAAAATAGTTACAGAGATTTAGATAATGATCAGAAGAATAATTTAAAAGAAATGAAAAATATGTTTAAAAATATAGAAGACAATGCAGATCCAGAGAAAGTTAGTAGTAGTATTAATAATTACTTAAATAAAGCTATGGGAACTAATACACCTAAAGCTGAAGCTACTAAAGCTAAGTTAAATGCTAAACGTAAACAGTTAGTTTATAAGTATAACTATAAACAACTACAACAATTAAACAGTTACTTACAAGATTATGATTAATATTAAATATACAAGAGATAATAAAATAGTCGGTATTTATGTAGTAACTAATAACACAGTAACTAGAAATAAACTAACTAAAGAAGAATTACCTAAGATACCTAGATACACTGACAACTTAGAGATAGATTTATTGAAATATGTTGATAGTATAAGTAATCAAATGAATTTAGTTAATAATAATACAGGTATTGAACTTATTTGAATCTTTTCTTACCTTTATCTTTCCTAGGTTTCCTAATACCAACAGCAGCACCTATACTACTACCTAATAAAGCTCCTGCAACGCCTATTTTCTTACTTCTAAGATTTCCTAATAATCCTCCAGCAGCACTACCTATAGCTCCTCCTAGTACTCCTCTATTGAATCTTTTACGTTCTTCTTTGTCTTTACGTTTACTTTTACCTGTAATACTATCACCAATTATAGCCGCTGAACCTTTAATACCTACTTTGAATTGATTTAATAAATACATTATTTCTTTCCTGTTTTTAAGTAATTAATTGTTTTTTTAACTGTACGAATATCTTTTCTAGCTTTACTTCCACTACCTTTTAAGAAAGCACTAGCTAATGCAACTACTTTCTTTTGTTTAACTTTAGATTTAGGTATGTCACTAATATTAATAGCTTTACCTAAGGTTTCTCTAGTATTCAATTGTTGACCACTAACTTTACTATTTTTAGCTTTATTAATTCCTTCAGTAGTTAAGGATTTAGCCTTGTTGATATATTTATCTGATTTTAGTTTCTTACTAGCTCTTAGTGTAGTTTTAATACCAGCAGCTCCATATCTAGCAGCTAATATTCCACCTGTTGTTATTGCTAATGCTTCTACTGGATTTTCTTTAATATTCTGAATTAATCCACTAACACCTTTACGTTTTTTACCTTTATCACTTCTTCCTGGTAAGTTGTCTAATAATCTGAATTCTGCTAAATTGTTATTTGAATATAATTTGTTATTAATATATTTCTTTAATGGATTGTTTTCTTTTCTTCTATTCTTCCTTGTCCTGTAAGTCTTGTAAGCTCCACCAGCACTTCCGGCTACTAATCCTCTAACTATGTTTTTAGGTATGTTAGAAGGGTTTCTAGCAGCTAGTAGTGAACCAATTGCACCGCCTACACTAGCTCCTGCAACAGTGTTTAATGCATATTCTTTAGTTCTACGTTTCTTCTGTCCAATACTTCTTTTACTAAAACTACTAAGTAAATACATTGTAATTATCTTTTACATATACTTGTAATTCTAATAATAACTCTTTAGTAGTATCATAAGTAATTTGTAAATAACCTAATAAGTACTTATCATTACAACAGTTACCGTCATTATTTATATCTGTTACTGGTAAGTCAATAGTATCTAAATAAGGTATTACTAATTTATACTTCTTGTTAAACAGGTTGCTATAATTAAGTGTTTCCAACAATACTATTTTGTTATTAACAGTACTTGCATAAACTAAATCTTCACTAGTTAAAGTTTCTCTTATACCAAATTCTACTAGTGGATTTACATTAGTAGTTAGTGTAATATCAAATTCTGCATTAAGACTATTACCTCTAACTAGTAATAACTTATCTTGTTTGATAATATTGTTGTTTAACATTAAAATTATTTAAATAACTATTATTGTATATTTTATAGCTATTTAATTTAGGATAATTAATAACTACTAAATTACTAGTAGCTAAGGTTAATTTATTCATATTAGTTAAGTAATATCTAATCTAAAATTAAGTTAATAAATGATAGTATATTTATCCCATTTAACAGTAGGAGCTATTTTAGTTAATTGTTCTACTGTTTCAAATCTATTATCTTTTCTATTATTGATTAACTTAGTAGCTGCTTTTTCTCCAATACCTTGAATCTTGATTAAATCATCAAAACTAATTTCATTAATAAGAATAGTAGTATCTACAATATCTTCTTTTTCTTTAAGCTCAATTGTACTAAAACTTCTAATCTGTTCTTTGTTTAATGTCTTAATAGTATCTGTAGTATCTTCTAAACTAACTTTACTACTAGCCACTAAGTATTCATCAGTAATACTAAAATCTTTAAATAATGTAGGTACTTTTTCTTTAAGATAATGTTCTGGAAACTTTTCACCTACAAAATACATATTACCAGTTGGTGTAATATATGATTTTTTAAAGTAGTATTCTGTCATTAATTAACCTTCCAGCTATAGAACAATCTAGGCTCAAGAAATACAGGTGCAGCAGTCATTTTGCCGTAAGTAACATCACGTTTAGGTTGTACTTGACGTTCATAAGTTTTGATGAAAAGACCTGGCTTAGGACGTACTACTGTGTTTCCTTCTTCAACTAAATTAGTAACACTATCAATAGTAGGTGCAACCCATCTCTGACCCATACCAGGATACATAAACACGATAGTATCTTCATTTAAGAAACGTACTCTTTGTGTTCTACCTTTAACATCACGTACTTGATAACGATCTTCAATGATCTTAATTTCAGCATCAATCATGTTGTTCTTAAGTACTTCAATTAATCTTTCAGCACTTACAATACCGCTGGATAAAGTATTAGCAGCAGCTCGTTGAGTACTTTTTTGACTCTTAAGATGATTGAATAATTTACGAGACATACAAATATACTTAGGCATAAAACCGTTAGTATCTTGATATGTATCAATAGCATCATAAAGATTAGCAATACCATCAGCATTTTCATAATCACTCCAACGATTTAGTTTAGATACAGAATTACCAGTATCAACTAATGCATTAGGAAAATGATTATAATCAGCGTTAGGATCTTTGTAATTAATACTCTTAATATCAATATTAGTATTAATACTAGTAGTACTTACTGCACCAGTCTGTAATGCTTCCCAAGTTAATACATCTAATTTATCTACAATACCTCGTGTTAAGGATGCAATACTACCAAAAATTAATTGAGCAATATCATCATTAGTGCCAGGTTTAGTTGTATTACCTTTCTCATCTCGGTAGCTCATAACTGAAGTGCCTTGTAATTTAGCATCAGTCATAGCTTTATACATTTCTTTCATTGTAGTTTCATCATACATATATGAATCTGCAATGTTGAATCCACTAGCAATTACTTCTTCAAACTTACCGAAACTACGAATAGGAATTTCTTGGTCATCCGCAACAAGTGTAGCTACTGGAGCTTCTTCTTTAAACAGTAAACCTTTCCAATCAAAACTCTGAGTTTCTTTAATAGGTACACATTCAGCTAATACCGCACTACGTTCATACAAGTAACGTAATGTTTCATTAACCATTGTGTCAGCAGCTTTAGCTACTACTTTGTCATTTAAGAATTGTTGAATAAATGCCATTTGTTTATATTATTTCCTTGTATTAATATCTATCTTGTGCATCTACATGAGGTAGATACGTAGTTTTAATATAGTTAGACCAATAAGGTAAACGTGACTTTTTAAGTTGTCCTTGATGACCAACAGCAATATCTAAAGTACCATCACTAAATGCACCAAATACAATTGAATGTACATAAAAACCATAAATGTCATCAACTCTAGCACCAATACAAAAGCCAACAGGTAATGCTACAGCAGCATTAGCACTTAATACAATCTCTTCAGTAGTAGAATCAATACTAGCAATAGTACCAATTGCAGTTGTATTAGGAGCAGTAGTAGCAGCAGTAGTACCTAATCCACCAGTAGGTGTTAATGTACTTGTTTTATTTAAGTTAGCTTCAAAAATATGTAGATTAGCAGCATCAGCTACAAAGGTAAAATCATTAGCTAAGGCAGTGCTATTTAAGTATTCAGCCCATTTAGTAGCAGCTTCAGCAGGTGTACTAGCTCCAGTAGGTGTGTAGCTATAAACTTGACTATTGTAGGTTAATGTTCCTAATGCTGTACTAGCAACTGTAATAGATGCAGTAGGAGCAACAATATAAAGAACATCACCCGGTACGAACATATACGGCATTTCAACTTTAAATCTTGGAGATGCAGTAGTAGCAGCAACAGTTACTTTTGCATGAGGTAATGGACGAAAAGTAGAATTACCATTACTATCTTTAGTTTTAGCAATAAACATACCAGCAGGTAGTTCATTTAAACCTTGCTTATTAGTACTTACCCATTTGCGTTCAATTTGAGCAGATCTAGCAGTACGATAACCATGAGGTACATGTAGTACATCATTAATACCACTATTTGAGTATTCTCGTGTTCTTGTAAAATGAGCCATTATTTATTATCCTTAGTGTAGTAATTGTGATTGGATACGTTTGAAGAAATCTTTACCAGTAAATTCACCTACAGCTTCTTCTTGTTTTTCTTGTTTTGAAAAATTAGCATTAGTACTTAAATACTCTTTTTCTTGTTCTCTACTAACCTGTTCAAATAATGGTAACTTACCACGTTGCTTGAACAAACTTAAACCAAATTCAATTAGTTTAAATCCATTCATGTAAGCACCATATTCAGTACTAAATTGATTTAATTCATTTTTAGTACAAAACTGTTTAAATGCAGCTACTTTTTCATTATCATCTACTTCTTCAACACCATTAAATAATGCAGAGAATTCAGATGGTAAGATTTCACCGTTATCTAGCATTTCAGTAGCTTCACGAATATAACGATTTAAAGTAGTTTTAATAGCATCAGCAGCTTTAAATTCTGTTAATTGTTGTTCTAATGCAGAATAACGAGCATCAACTATTTCAGTTTCCTCATCTTCTTCATCTTCTGTTTCTTCCTCGTCATCATTAGAATCTTCTTCATCCTCATCAGAATAAAGTTCTTCTAATTCTGCAATTAAATCATCTTCTGTTTCTTCATCTTCATCTTCTTCCTGTGCTAATAAATTACGATCAGCTAGTCCATACATTTGTAATTCAAGATAAGCTTGTTCATCAGTAGAAGTTAAATCAAACATACTAGCTAATTTATCAATACCAGCAACAGTTGGTACTTGATCTCCAGTAAAAATAGCTTCAATTTCTTTACGTTTAAAACCTAACTGTTTCATTACAGCAACAGCATCATCTTCAGATTCATATTCTTCTTCAATTAATCCAGCAAGAATATTAGGAAGTTGATACTGATATTTTTCTAATGTACTATTTGCAAATTCGGCTAATGTTGACATAATTGGTTCTTGATTATTATAAGTATACTCAATAATTTTATTATTAAAATCAGCTAATGCATTTTGATATAATTGTTTAGCTTCTTTTTTGTTTAACTTACCTAATTCTAATTGATTATTTAAGTTATTACTAAATTCTTCAAATACTTTTGTGTAATACGTAATTGGATCTTTCTCTTTATCTAAAGCATTCGTTTTACTCATGGTTATATTCATAGCATATTCTTTTTCTTTCTCTTCATTAATGACTTAGCAGCACTAGCTCCAGCATATAAACCTGCACCTGCTAAAGCTACTTTACGTTGAAATGTACCTGTATTAGGCTTAGCAATTAAACCAACTAAAGCTCCAGTACCTCCACCAGCAATTGCAGCATTAGTTAATTTACCAGCTCCAGATGCTGCATTTTTAATCTTTTGTTTTCTTGGTTTAGTAAGTAATTGCATTATTTACCTCGACGTAAAATCTTACCTAATACTTTTTTACCAATTGCTGTAGCAGCAGTTTTAACTTTACCAGCATCAGCTTTAGCAATACCTACGGCTCTTTTACCAATACCACCTTTTTTAGCAAAATCATCAGCAGCAGCTACGGCTTGTTTTTGTAAGTTCTTAGCTGTCTTTTTTTGAAATGCTTTCTTACCAGCAGTTCTAGTACTATTTTTATAAGTATCAGAAGCATCCGCAGCTTTACCTAATGTTTCTTTTAATACAGCTCTATCTGCTCCCATTTGTTTGTTGGCTCTAATACCTGCATTAATGCCATAACCACCAACAGCAGTTGTACCTACTCCAGCAGCAGCTAATCCAGCTCCTCTACTTTTACGTTTTTGTTTATCTTTACTGCCAGCTTTACGAGCAAAACTATCTAACTCTTGCATTACTGATTGAAATTGATTTAATGTTTGTGACTTCATTTTAGTTATTTATATTATTTATTATTATATTAAATTAATTATTTTATAAATTTACTTAATTTAGAACTACTATTAAATCCACCTCTAGCTCTACCTCTGGATACTGCTCGGTTTGCAGCAGCTAATGGTTTACCAATCACACCTAATTTATTAGCACCTTTATTTAAAGCAGATTGTACTTTATTAGTTAATTTAGTAGCTAGTCCTTTTTTCTTTAATGCAGTACCAGCTCCTCCAAATGCTGACTTAATCTTACCAAAACCTTTACCATTATTAAATCCACTTTTTAATCCACTACCTGCTGTTTTAACACTTTGACCAATTAAACTACCTCCTATCTTCTTACCAATACCTTTAGCTAAACTACCTAATCCATACTCACTAATATATTGATCCATCTCATCAAATGTAGTAATAGCTAATGGAACACTGTACTGAGACTGTTGCTGCATTCTAGGATCTGTTTGAGATTGTTGTTGATCTAACATTTCAGCATTAGCAAATGGATTAATTTTTTCATCTAACATCATCATAAAGCTTTCTAATTGTGCTTGATACAATTCTTCTTTACTAGCTACTTGATAATTACCTAAATCTTCATCACTCATAGCTGCAATATTATTAATTACAGTTAAGAATGTACATAACAACTCAATAGCTTCACTTTTTAATTGTTCATCATCATCTTCAGTTTGTAATGCTTCTTCTAATGTTACTGCTGTAGTATCACTCGCAAAGCTCGGCAACTTGTTGTCCATATTAAAGTTACTTATATTTAATTTGTTATTAAATAAAGCACTACCTACTGCTGCTGGAGTAGCTGTAATAGATAATTCTTTAACAATTTTACGTGCCATATCTGCACCAATACTAACACTTTTACTTAATCCTTTACTAACTTTATCAATAATATTTTCTTCTACTAATCGAACATTATTACAGAACAATCCCCATCTACCTTTTAATGTTCCTAATTTAGGATGTTTTTGTACTAACTCATCATTAATTTCTTTAGCTTCAAAACATCCACTATCTGTAATTAATCCATAAGCTTTTGCAGGATCTCTATCATGATCTGGAAATACATAAATATCAGTAAACTTTAAATATTCATTAGTATTATTAGCTAATGCTACAATATCTTCTGGTTTAACAATATGAGAATTACCTGCACTATCAATTAAAGGTTCTTGTTCAGTACTACTATAAAAAAGTAATCCTTCTTTAACTAATTCTTTTGGTTCACTAAATGTTGTTATTTTCATTATTTTATTTATTGTAATTATTATATATTAACCACCAAGTAATCTAATTATTTTACCTCCCATATTTAGTTTCTTATCAGTACTTGATTCATAATATGCTGCTGGATCTCCTAATGCTGCTCTAGCTTTCTTAGCTTGTTTAACAATAGTTGCACTCTGACGTTTAATTGTTCTATTAGTTCTACCTGCTTTACCTGGTAATGTAGCTATATCTATTACTTGATCTAATCCTTCTGTATTTTTCTTTAATTCATAACCAGCTTTATTTACTAATTTACTTTTAGCTTTAGTTAGTACTTTTCTTCTCTTATAAGTATTTTTACCTTTTTTACCTATTTCTTGAATATTATCATCTATCCATTTAGCATCACCGATAGTATCCATTAAACCTTTCTTAGCTTTATCTGCTATTTGTTGTGGAGCTTTTTGTATTGCTTGTTTACTACCAAATAACAATCCTCTAAGTACAGTTCTTCTGCTAGTAACTATATCTGTACTAGATTTTTCAGGTACACTTGGTATTTTAGTAGTTTGACTGATTGGAGGTTCTGATTTTAATTCAGCTTTAGTTACCTTTATTTCTTCTTTTTTTTTAACTTTACGTTTAATACCAGTAGCTCTAACAGTATTTTTATTATTTCCTCTAGTAGTTACTAATCCTGTTTGTGTTCTACTAGGACTACGAGAACTTATTACTGTTAATCTTTCAGTAGCTCTTTTTTTATAACTTTCACCAGTAGTTCGTAATGCAGGACTATCACTAGCTAAATATCTATCAGCTAATTCTAGTTTCTTATTAGCTTCTACTATATCTTTAGGTTCTCTAGCTATTAATGTTCTTTGACTTCTAATCTCACCAGCTAAATCTTTATCTCTTCGATTACTAATTCTGCTAGGTACTGTTGGAG